TGGGAGAATTGGTTAATGAGTACGGAGACGACCACACCATGACTGCTTTTCAAATTGACACACTTTTACGACAAAGACTTAAGAAGAAGTATAATATCGAGTAAAGGAGATATAATATGTCTGATACCTTAGCAACCCCAACCCACGACGCAATTATTCCTCACATGTTTGAGGGAGTTAAGTGGGCTATCCCCAATGTAGGGGACAACAAAGAAACTCACAACCTAGCGCTAGGCAGGTTGTTTGACAAGGTTGGCGAGCATCTACAGGCGTTCTCAGTTAGAACAGACTGTTTTGTTCCCGGCCCTCCGACTCTTGGAGCCGTTAAGCACCATCATAACATGTTTGTTCGTCTGAACGACCTTATTGATGTTAATACCAAGAGAGACAATGTGGAGCGTCTTGAAGCTCATCATATTACGCATGAGCGTAGAGCATTCAAGGTTTATCCCATTAGATATTTTGATGTCAAAAACGACTACTGCCGTCGATGGATCGAGCTTTGCTTGCAGGGCATGAGCAATATTGTTCAGCTTAGCGAGAATACTTGGTCGAACGACTGGAGTGAGTCTACTGCCATCGAAATCAAGAAGCTATTCCGTGAAGCGTATCGCCTTATGTGCGTAGAACTCTTTAGGGTTCCTTATGCCGATGCGGAAAAGGTTTTTGACAATGTGGCTCCGTTCTTCTTGACATCAGAGCATTTTAACAACTATGATGTCTCTCATATCCCCACTATCGAATGGATTAAACATCCTGCTCTCGGTAGCGAGTTTACAGAAGATGAGCTTAGACCTATTTCCACCAACAATGTTCCAGTCGCTCCCGGCGTTGTCGAGAACGATGGAAACTCTCCGCAGCGTGAACTTGAAAGACGTATGCAGGGTGGTGGCGAAGTAGTTAACTAACTGCTATATATACTAAGACCCAAAGGAAGGATTCCGATGAAGAAGGCTGTGTGGATCGCTACACTAGTTGTGGCTATGTTTGCTGCAACTGTGAATGCTCAGGACAACCAACTCTATCAACATCTGCAAGACGTTTCTGTTACCGTAAAGGCGGCAGGTGGGGAAGGCTCTGGCATTATCGTAACGCGAGAAGTCGAAGTCTCCCCAAACGTCAAGCAGAAGGTTAATTTTGTTTGGACGGCTGCTCATGTTGTTGATGGTCTTAGATCGGTTAGAGTTGTCATCAAAGATGGGAAGCCTCAAACAGTTGTTGAGTTCAAGGACGCTCAAATTGTTAAAGAATTGGTCGAGGATGGTCGCCGTGTTGGCGAGTTCAAGATGGAAGCCAAAGTAATTAAATACTCCGACGCTGAAAACGGAGAAGACTTGGCTCTCTTGATGGTTAGAAAGAAGGGTTTTATTGACAAGACCACTACTTTCTATAAAGACTCTGGTAAGCCAGTCGCTATTGGTACTGAGCTATATCATGTCGGCTCTTTACTAGGCCAAGTAGGCAGCAACTCGATGACGCGAGGAATTTGTTCTCAAGTTGGTAGAGTTCTTGATCTTGGCACTGGAGACGGGGTGGTCTTCGACCAAACCACAGTAACAGCATTTCCGGGGTCTAGCGGCGGTGGAGTATTCCTTAGCGAACGCAGCAAGGAAAAAGCCGGGCAGTATGTTGGCATGCTTGTTCGTGGAGCCGGAGAGACTTTTAATCTGATCGTTCCGGTAAGGCGAATGAGAGCCTATGCCAAGGCAGAGGGTGTTTTGTGGGCTATTGACACAGACGTTAAAGTCCCCTCTATTAAAGAGCTTGCGACCTTATCAGCAGAAGGGCCAAAGTCTAAGACTACGCCCGGCGCTAAGGCCACTAAAGACGCTGTAAAATTTCCAGTGCTTCCCCTAATTAGAGAAGATAATGACTCTAAGACCATCAGCGCTCCTCGTACTTAAAGTAGCGTGCGCGGCAGTCATACTCATTGTTCTAGATATTATTATAATTGACTACTATATGGCTCCTAAAAAAACCGAGCCTACTCCTGAAGTTCAAAACGTATCTATAACCAATCAAGACGTAGCCGCTCTTGCGGCGGGCCTACAGAACATGAACAGGCAAGCCGTTATGAGGGACACGATATTATTGCAACAGCTTCTAAATACTCAACATCAACTCGGTATGCATAATCAGAAAATCCCTATGTGTCCCGAATGCAACAATAGTGCTAATACGGGATATAGAATCACTAAGGATGGACCTCTCTGAAATGGATTTCGTATTACTTTTTTTATGGAGAATAGACGATGACTGAAAAACTATCACTATTAATCAAGTCTCGACGATTTTGGGTCGCTGTTGGCGGTGTCCTAGTGACGACCACTAACATTCTCGGTCTCGACCTAGATCCAGAGCAGGTTAGCAACATCGTGCTAATAGGCGGCGCTTGGATTGTTGGAGACAGTCTAAGGTCTGCGTAAGGAATATAAATGGGCATAAAAGCTAAAAGTAAGATTTTAGTTACGGGTGGAAAAGGATTTCTAGGTCGTGTTGTATGTAGAAAATTAAAAGCTTCTGGATACAGCAACGTAATAGACCTTCCGGGTTCTCGCGCGCCAATGTCTCTTGACCTTACTAGGTATGTAGATGTAGCGCATTTATTTAACTATCATAAGCCTGATATAGTAGTACATTTAGCTGCTAGGGTTGGTGGTATTGGAGCGAATAAAGAGAACCCCGGAAGGTTTTTTTACGACAACATGGCTATGGGTCTTAATCTCATAGAAGAAGCAAGAAAACATAACTGTGAAAAGTTTTTGCTAACTAGCACAGTTTGTTCTTACCCAAAATTCACTCCCGTCCCGTTTAAAGAATCTGATATATGGAATGGATATCCAGAAGAGACCAATGCGCCTTATGGGGTTGCCAAAAAAGCTCTTATGGAAATGCTTCAAGCCTATAGAAATCAATACGGAATGAATGGTGTTACATTAATACCAGTCAATATGTATGGCCCCGGAGACAATTTTGATCCCAACAGTAGCCATGTCATTCCAGCCCTAATTTTAAAATTCAAACAGGCAATCGCCAATAATGACAAAGAGGTCGTAGTCTGGGGTAGTGGCAAAGCCAGTAGAGAATTCCTGTATGTAGATGACTGTGCGGAAGCTATAGTCACGGCTGTGGAAAAATATAATGATCCATATCCAGTTAATATAGGAACCGGCAAAGAAATTACAATTGAGAAACTAGTTGGACTGATCGCTGAACTTGTTGGCTTTAATGGGTCTATAGTTTTTGACACGTCCAAACCAGATGGTCAGCCTAGAAGGTGTCTCGACACTCAGATGGCAGAATCCTATTTCGGCTTTGAGGCTTCTACAGATTTACACGACGGGCTGAAAAGGACTATAGAGTGGTTTGATGAAAGTAATTTGCTCAACAGTTATACGGGCTGCTGAACAAGGGTCTGTGCACGGAGGATTATATGTCATTGATATTAACAATGATGAAATCCTCAAGTATATTCCATACGCTGGAGATTTCGACAATGAGAATACTAGGGGTGGAGAGAGAGGGTTAAGAGGCATAGCTGTCTTAGAAGACAAAATAATAGTTGCTGATTCCAGCGGATTGTTAGAACTAGACAAACAAACATACGAAATAACTAACCAAAAACAAGATAAAGATTTTTTCAAATCTATACACGAAATCTGCTACTTCGATAATCATATATGGGTGACATCTACTGGGTATGATGCAATAGTCAAGCTTGACCTAGACCTCAACATCACTGAGTTTTGGGAAATCTTAGGAGAAAGCAAAGAAGACCACAAGGTATTCACAGGTAAAAGACAAATAGATCCTGAAGAAGCTGTGCCAGATGACAAATATCATATTAACTCAATTTCTTCCTTTTCTGGCAGACTGGTATTCTCTGCCCTGATTACTCACCTGTATGATTTTCACACCATGAAAGTCGCAGAATCCATGCCATCCATAAACGGAGTCAAAAGTTTTCAACACAACTTTTATGAATACAACGACTGCACCATGATTAACATGACCAGCTTAAAACATTTAGGAATTATTAAGAACGGACAATCAAGCTTCTTTCCCATTCCAGCTACTGATTATGCTAAATTTTCAGTAGATAAGATAGCAGAAAATAACTGGAATAGAGGCTTGACTAGAAACAAGGATTATGCTATAATAGGGTCTTCCCCTGCCCGTCTGCTCGTGTTTGACATAGAGAGGCAAGAATTTGTCAAGCAATTGCAAATAGAGGAAGACATTAAACACTGTGTTCACGGTTTAGAAATTTTAGAGGTGTGATCATGCTACGTAGAGAGTTTTTAAAGATCGGCGCTATGGCTGCTGCAACTATTCCATTCATTGGTACTGACACTTCGGAAGCCGCCGATGTTCAAATCTTTGTGCGTAACATCGAACATTCTATCGATACCCATAGACTTAACAAGTCTTCTCATTTATATATTAATCAGTTTTATCAACCCCGTCCAATGATTTGGGTGTGGACTCCGCATGGATGGACTATCCAAGCTCAGCCTGTTTATTACAGAAGCAATTTGAGTTTCCAAGGGCACTTACAGGGATACCGACAGTTGGTTCAACGCCGAGACAATATTAAACAAATTTCAATACATGACGCTGACTGTGTTTATATTCTAGAAGATGGAACTATTAAAATTTATGACAAAAGACAAAAGGCAGTTACATCATCTTCTAAAATTCCTAATTATGCTGCCGGTCTTGGGAGGATAGATGCACACTACAGAAGTAGAGCTAGGTAACTGGGACAAACCAGTAAATAGAATAGTAAATCACTTTGGATTTCAAGGTGGTAAAAAACAGGCTTTGTTAAAAGACATAGTCTTATTCAAAAAACTCGATGCCAAATACGGCTGCTTTGGTTTCAATGGAATCAAAAAGATTCTAGAAATCAATAAAAGTGATGTAAACACTTTGTCAATAGCTGCAAAAATTTTGGGCTTCAGAGGAGAGTACACAGTGTGTAAACCAGACAATGTAGCAAGATTACCCGAAGAAGAATTTGATATCTGTGTAATTAGAAATAATGGACACTCTAGTCTTATCAAGGATGTTAGAGCTAAATACTCTTTGAAGGCTTTCTAATGGGTAAAACGATACGCAAACAAACTAAAAAAGATAAGCGTCAACAGAAGCTGAAAAGACAGGCAAGGCAGAAAAGACGTGTCGCACAACCGGCCAAGCTGGGATGAGTATTTTATGGGTATGGCGTGTTATGCGTCCATACGTAGCCATGATTCACAAACCAAGGTGGGTTGTGTCATAGTCGGCAGCCCCAATGTGGTTGTTGGAATTGGATATAATGGATTCTGCTCGGGAGTCAAAGAAGACGATCTCCCCATCACAAGACCTGACAAGTATCCATTTATTGTACACGCGGAAGCCAACGCTATAAGCAATTTAGCGATTAAACAGATCGACTGGTACAAGGCTTATATAACACACCTGCCCTGTGCTAGTTGTGCAAAATTACTATGGCAAAGCGGCGTGATGGAGTGGTATGTACCAAAAGGAGCTAAGGCCCACGGAGAAACAGAGGAAGATAAAATCGTTTACGACCATCTTATAGATAACGGTCTAGAAATCACGTATCTTGACTCTGATAAAGTGTATAATATCTTAGATGGCCTCAAGAATAATTCATAATGGTCCACCTCTGTGGGCGAGAAAGAAAGTCATGCAAGAGCCACCAAAAGGCATAACGACCGACTGCAAAGTCGTAAGAGTTATTGATGGAGACACGGTAGATGTAGAAATAACGAGAACAGTTCGTGTTAGATTGATTGACTGCTGGGCGCCAGAAACTCGCACGTTAGATCCGGTAGAAAAAACCAAGGGATATGAATCTAAAAAACACCTTCACAATTTGTTGAAACAGGTTTTTTACAATGATCTTGCGGCTAGAAAACAAAAAAAGATTACTCTCTTCATCCCAGCAGACGAGCAAGGAGAGCTTAAAGACAATTTTACTTTCAGCAGGGTTTTAGGAAGGCTATTTGTAAGCGGGGAAGACGTGTCGGAACTTATGGTAAAGGCTGGAAAGGCCACTAAGAACAAATGAATCTTAGAGGAAATAAGAGAGATAAACCATTTACGCTTAAATTGGCTAACGGAAAAGAAAAATCTTTCCAAGACGGCGACGCCATGCATGCTTGGTATATGAAAAACAGAGACAATCAGTACAAAACTAAAAAAAATAAAAGGCCCCGCAGGGACTCCAAAAATAAACAGTAGGAACAATGTCTGTAAAAGAACTAGAGAGTTATACGTTTGTTTCTAAATATGCAAGATGGATACCAGAAAAAAAAAGAAGGGAAACTTGGAAAGAGTCGGTTGATCGTGTCAAACAAATGATGCTCGGTCAGTATCCTGAAGCTAAAAAGGATATTGAGTGGGCTTATGATATGATGCACACCAAAAGGGTGTTAGGCTCTCAACGTGCACTACAATTTGGCGGCTCGCCAATTGTAAAACATAATGCTAGGGTTTATAACTGTATAGCATCCTTTATAGACCGCCCAAGGTTCTTTCAGGAGTGCATGTATCTTCTCTTGTGCGGCTGCGGCACTGGATTCTCTGTTCAGAAGCACCATGTAGAAAAGCTACCCAAGCTGGTCCATAAGAAAGAAGGCAGCAAGAAATTCACCATTCCAGATACAATAGAGGGATGGTCTGATGCTGTTGGTGTTTTAGTCAGCAGCTATTTTGAAAAATGTGATCTGTTTTCAGAGTATGAAGGAAAAAATGTAACCTTTGATTACTCCGAGATCAGACCAGCCGGATCATATCTAAGCTCAAGCTCTGGCAAGGCTCCCGGCGCAGAACCTCTGAAAAAAGCCCTAACGAATATTAAGAAAGTTTTAGACAAGGCGTTAAAGGATGCTCTATTTTCAAATAGAAAGCTGAGACCTATAGATGTCTACGATGTTGTTATGCATGCTGCTGACGCTGTTATATCTGGCGGTGTACGCAGAAGTGCTACGATTTGTCTTTTTTCGCCAGACGATGAAGAGATGGCATTGGCAAAGACTGGTAATTGGTTTCACGATAATCCTCAACGTGGCCGGTCTAATAATTCTGCTCTCTTACTACGGGATTCAACGACTCCTGAACAATTTTCTGAATTGATGCAATCGGTCAAGGAGTTTGGAGAACCGGGGTTTGTATGGTCGGATTCCACAGAGTTCGTAGTTAACCCCTGCGTTGAAATTGGACTATATCCTGTTGATGATGAGAGCGGTGAAACAGGATGGCAAGCGTGCAATCTAAGCACAATCAATTGCGCTAAAATTAAAACCAAAGACGAGTTCTTAGAATCTTGTAGAGCGGCCTCCATTATTGGAACTTTGCAGGCTGGCTTTACGTCCATGCCATATCTGGGGAAAACCACAGAGAAGATTCTTCGACGCGAGGCTTTGCTGGGCGTTTCTATGACAGGCATCATGGAGCGTCACGATATTTGTCTTGATCCCGATGTACAAAAAGAGGGAGCGAGAGAAGTAAAGAGAACCAATAAGAATATAGCTAAAAAGATTGGTATCAACCAAGCTGCCAGAGCCACCTGTGTCAAGCCAGAAGGTACTGCTTCTTGTATTCTTGGAACTAGCTCAGGTATTCATCCGCATCACGCTAAGAGATATATCCGGCGTGTACAGGCCAATAAGATGGAAGACATCTACCAACATTTTAAGAAGACGAATCCGCGAGCCTGTGAAGAGTCTGTGTGGTCTGCAAATGACAGCGACGATGTTGTATCGTTTTGTATAGAAGTTCCCGATGGGTCCAAACTCAAGAATCAAGTTGGGGCTACTGGCCTTCTGGATTATGTAAAAAGTACTCAACAAAATTGGGTAATGATAGGTAGAACCGATAGCCTTTGTGCACAACCTTATTTACAGCACAACGTGTCTAATACCATTAATGTTAAGCCAGAAGAATGGGATGTGGTAGAAAAGTTTATTTATAAGAATAGAAAGTATTTCTGTGGGGTTTCCCTTCTTCCCCTTAGCGGAGATAAGGACTATCCTCAAGCTCCCTTTACAACTGTGTATCTCCCTAGCGAGATGGTGTCTCATTATGGAGATGGCGCAATGTTTGTAAGTGGCCTTATTGAAGTGGCGCTTAATTTATGGGAAGACAACCTTTGGACCGCTTGCGATTCGCTGTTAGGCTTTGGACAGAAAGTAAAAGGCAACGGTAAGAAGACTTGGGCAGACAGATGTCAAAGGTTTGCCGATAAATATATGGATGGAGACATCAAGAAGCTAACCTACTGTATGAAAGATGTGTACAATTGGAAAGAGTGGGTTGATATTAAAAGATCTTATTCTGCTGTTGATTATACCGAGTGCATAGAGGAGCAAGATAATACTACCCCAGAGCAAGAACTAGCTTGCGCAGGAGGCGTTTGTGAAATTATTTAATTGGACAACAGGAGGAAACGAAATGGGAGGTAACCCGGAGATCGGATCAATACGAGTTAAAAAAGTAAACTCTAACGCTAAACTTCCGTCGAAAGCCCATGACACAGACGCTGGATTTGATCTTTATGCTGAAAAGTATAGTTCAATTCCAGTTGGCGAAACCAGATTGATTGGAACTGGAATAGCCATGGCTATTCCAAGGGGGCATGCTGGCCTTATATGGGACAGGTCTTCCATGGGAGTAAAGGGTTTGCACAGGTTTGCTGGCGTAATAGATTCTGACTATAGAGGCGAAATTAAAGTGTGTATACATAACGCCTCTCAAGAAAGTTATACTATAAGTGAAGGAGACAAGATAGCTCAGCTTATTATACAAGAGGTGCCATCTTTCTTCTTAAGAGAAGTGGATTCATTGGAGGACACTGAGCGTGGTGGCAAAGGTTTTGGTAGTTCCGGTATATAGAAAAAATACTTATGAAAAGAGGCCCGAAAAGAACCCTTAAACCAAAAACTCCTAATCAAGCTGAATACATTAGAACAATAGCAGAAAATGACATTACGTTTTGCGAAGGTCCAGCAGGGTCTGGCAAAACTAGCGTAGCTGTTGGGCTGGCTTGTCAATATTTAAAAGAAGGCAGGGTACATAAAATAATAATAACTAGACCTGTTGTTGAGTCTGGAAGAACAGGTCTGGGATTTTTGCCGGGAAGTTTCAAAGAAAAGATACACCCGTATCTGATACCTATTCTAGAAGAAATGAAATTATATCTGACACAAGCGCAGATAAAAAAGTTTCTTGATGACGACACGATAGAAGTTGTTCCTCTGGAGTACATGAGGGGTAGAAACTTTCACAACTGCTTTATGATCTTGGATGAAGCCCAAAATACAACGTATGAACAAATTAAAATGTTCATCACCCGCATAGGCAGAAAATCCAAGGCGGTCGTCAACGGAGATATAGACCAAAGCGACTTACCTCCAAATGCTAGAGGAGCACTGGAGCGATGTTTGGACAGGTTGGAAGACACAAACTTAGTGGGAATTGTAGAGTTAACAGAAGATGATATTGTTAGAAATAGAATTATATCTGCAATATTATCTAAGTTATAAGCCCTTGTAGCTCAACAGGACAGAGCAACGGTCTTCTAAACCGTAGGTTGCAGGTTCGAGTCCTGCCGAGGGTACGTGCATCCACGTCGATTGGACGGTATAACATAAAAGGAGGGATACAATGGCCGATTCACTTAAGACACTAATAGTGGACTGTGATGGTGTAATAGCGGATAAAAACCACGGTGGAGACTATAGCAAGGCTGGTCCTTTACAACACGGCATAGATCAAGTCAATAAGCTATATGACATGGGTTTTGTTATTACGTTATATACCGCTAGGTATGGAGACAGAGAGAAGGGAAACATCCATCGTCAATATGGACGCGGATATAGGGAGTGGACAGACTGGCTGGAGGACCACGGCGTTAAATATCATCACGCCTACATGGGCAAACCCGCTGGCGTCATCTATATAGACGACAAAGCCGCTAGGGTTCGTTCAGACGACGAATCTGGCTGGTCAGACGTTTGGGAAGAAGTGTCTAATCTAGAAGGTAAAGACAGATATGGCAATCCAATACAATCATGAAAACTTTCACGAGGCTGTTTAACAAATACGCCTACACAGCAGCATACGCCCAACTGTGGCTTTTTATTGGGGTTGCTTCTGCTGTTGATATATACACGTCTATAAAGACACAAGAATATTTGTTAGAGCTTGAGCTTAATCCAGTGGGCAGATGGCTCATACGAGAAGACGGTGGGGATATAGCCTTGTTTATGGGGGTGAAGACTGTTGGGACGACGCTTGCTCTTGGAATCCTTGTTATATTATATCACTGGAAAAAACTCTGGGCTTGGGCTTCCATTATTGGGGTGGCACTCATGCAAATCTTTGTTTTATGGAGTCTGCAACGATGAAGTTATTTGGCTTAGAGCTAGGATCTTTATCCGAAAAAATATTTTCACCTTTGAACAAAGAGTATAGCTTAACGACTGAAGATGGCAAACCATTTCGACTAATGAAACAAGAACAATATTACGAAATTATTACACTGTCTAAAAAAGCTCCTATGATAAGTGGCAATATCGTGGAGCATCTGTGCGAGCAACTAATAAATATAAGACTCCTGTCTTTACAACTAGTAGACTCACAAAAAAAGAACAATTCTAGAGCGACTAAGACTATCATTGAAGATCTGGAAAAGATTGTCTAATGCCAACATATGAATATAAGTGTTCCTCTTGTGGGCATGGTTTTGAAATAGTTCAATCGATGAAAGACAGAGCAAAAAGAAAATGCCCAAAGTGTGAGAAAAATAAACTGGCTCGTGTTTTTGGAACTCCGTTTATTTTTACGAAAGGAGAGCCTCAAACAATTGGACACTGGGCTGAAAGAAACACAGCACAGATGGGAAGATACGAACTGGGAGACAAAAAGGGAGCACAGGAGGAGGCCAAGAAGAAAGCCGCTGGAAGTACACCGAAGGGGGCTACAAAAAAAGAAATCAGAAAAATGACGCCCGAACAAAAAAAGAGATACATAGAAAAAGGAACTAAATAATGGCTGGAGATGCGCCATATAAAGCCATTGTAACAATGGATATAGCTATTCACGAAGTTCTCAAAACGGGAGAATGCGCCGGAGACAAAATGTCTTTGGAGGAAATGAGTAGATATGGAATTAAATCCGAAAAAGTTCCTGTGGTTGTTAAGGGTAATAATAAATACGAGTGCGTAAAAAATTTAATCAATAAAATCAAAGAATTTCACGACGGACAATAATCATGGTAGATTTTTTTCATAAAGAGCCTGAAGAAGCTAAACCTCCGGTGGAGGTAAAATCCATCCAGCTAGATTGTTCTAGTTGTGGCAAGGCCCTAGTTAAAGTAATGCGTGTCAAAGAAGCTCCAACCTCGGTTAATATACGAGCCAACTGTTGCTTTTGCGGAGACTCTAGTTTTGTAAAAGAGGTTTCGGGTTCATTCTATATGGTCCCCTTGGAAGGAGTCCAACTTAGCGAAGCGCCAAGCGCGGCCGATAATAAAAACTTTATCATTGAAACGAAAGAATTATCTAATGGCTAGACACGAAAATGAGAAGTTGGATTTTCAAGCCCCAAGTCCAGTTGTTACTGAGGTTACATATTTTACAGAAGGTGGAAATTCTGTAAAAAAAGACAGTAATAAAAGCTATGCTAAACTAGTAAATAAAACCAACGTAGGTACGGAAGACAACACCAAGTCGACTACGTACTATATTAAATTTGGACGCGGAAGAATATTTGACCCTTGGGGGACTTATGCCGATAGAACAAGAACCGGGGATTGGGACTGGAGAAAGGTTAGCTCTATAGTATTTGAACAGTATTGCAAATATCTCAAAACGAGGTCTACTAGACATTTAACTCAGGCAGAAAGGATGATAATAGATGGTAACCAAAAATAAAGGACCGCTGACCAAAGTAGAAAAGTTTTATATCGACAATAATCAGAATCAACCGGTTAAAGAACTGGCTACAGATCTGTCGAGAACAGAAAAAACTATTCAGAAATATCTTGATGCGCTCAGTCCTGACGACACCGAACATATTGCAAAATCTAAATCTGACACTCCAAGCGTTGGAGATATGATGATTAAAAATGAGAAATATGGCGTGTCTGTTATGACACAAGAAGCCTCCATGGCGGGAGAGACGCCATCGCAGCAAAAGAATAAGTTTGACCCAAACGTGGTGCATAAAATAAAGGACGATTGATGGTCTTTATATGTACAGAGCCAGATTTGTATACAGCTAGCTTATTTGAGAAGGGCACCGTTTGGGTGGCCACTTTGTCGGATGGTTTAATTGTATACCAAGACGACGAAAGAGAAGGGGTAGAGCCAGAAAGCGCTTGGGAGCGCTTGGGTATCCACTGTGAAAAAACCGGCGTTTATGTTGTGGATATGTATATACAGAACGGGACAAACAAAGTAGAGATTGGTAAGAATTACGACGGATATTATTTTTGCAAAGGCGCTGGGGGTTTCTTGTATGGTGGAGGACTAACTCATCATTCATATATTTGCGGAGTTTTGGAAAAAGATATTTTACTTATTTCCGCTTACAATGTTCCAGAATTAACAACGCAATTCACAGAGACTAGAGATCCAGACGAAAACACAATTTGCTTGATAGCCAGACAGGGTGTACTAAGTGACGAGAAAAAGAAGTGACAAAAGCAAATATAAATCCCCGTCCACTGGAGAATATTGCACGGCAGCACAGTACATAGCTGAAATAGTCTGCCAAAGACAGGCAGAGAAGGACAATGTTGGAACCCCTGCCTATAAATTTTGGAACACAGAAAAATGGAAAAAATCCTACACTCATCAAATCATTCTGGCCAACCGCCTTGTCAAAAAACATGACGAGAGAGCAATCATAAAGGCTCTGAACAGCGGCAGAGGGAAGTCTATATATTCTCTAAGATTCCCCGGACTAGAAGATCTAATCATAAAAGAAGAACAAGTTCTACAACGATCAGACGCACAAGGCTCTATTAGCGTAGAAGATATAGAAACAGATAGTAAGCCAAGAAAGCCCTTTGGAAGCAAGAGCACTATTTCCAAACTAAGAGACTTAGACCAATGAATGAATATTACGACAAGGTAGAAAAAGATATCGTTAAAAAGTATGGCGAGATTATGATTGATTCTAATCTTGTTATAGAAGAAGATATTTTCACCATCCCTGTCAGTCCTGCAATAGACATTGGGTTGAACGGAGGAATCCCAGAAGGTAGCTGGGTTATTCTGTCTGGCGCGCCAAAATGCGGGAAGACCACGACGGCTTTGCAAATAGCTGCGAACTGCCAAACCGAAGAAGCTGGCGGGAGGATGGTATACTATTTAAACGCCGAGGGCAGATTCAAAAAAATGAACCTAAGCGGTGTAGAGGGGTTAAATCCTGACAAGTTAAAACTAATACAGTCCACTCAGGGCAACATCTTAACAGCAGAAGACTTCTTGACTATCGCAACCAACATCATCAAGGACCATCCGGGCTGCGTAGTAATAATAGATTCCGCCTCTGCTTTGTCTCCAGAAAAAGAGATGCTCAACGAGATCAACGGTCAAACCAGAGCGGGTACTCCCAAACTATTATCTTCGTTTTGCAAACAAATGGGAACCGTTGTTCCTATTCAAAACACCATCATTATTATTATCCAACACTTAATCGCCAATACCAGTGGATATGGAAAAGCTTATATTGAAGATGGTGGACAGAAAATCAAATACCAGTCTGACATCAAGCTAAGAGCCAAGGGGGTCAAGAAATGGAATGTTGGAAACTCCGACGCTCCAATTGGACAGATAATTTCTTGGACCGTAGAGCATTCTGCCTTGGGTCCACCGGGAGCAGTAGTAGATAGCTATCTTAGATATGGCAAAGGTATTGATAGTGTTTGTGAGTGGATCAATTTAGGAGCAGATTTTGGGCTGATTTCTAAAGCTGGAGCTTGGTTTACGTGTAACTTTATGGAGAACCACGAAGAAGAAGCCAAGGCTATGGACTTTGATCCCACTACTAAATTTCAAGGACAGGAGAAGTTATATCAATTCCTGCAAAGAAATCCCGATCTGTTAAAATTACTAGAATCTGACATTAAAGCCATGCTATGAAAATAACTGGATTAGACGGCAAAACTTACACATGGAACCTTGCCAATCATGTTCCATACAAAGACGACAGTAGGCCACGCTCACAACATCATGTACGCGCAAAAGCCCTCTTGACTCGGGAGTTTCCCTACGATAGAATATTGGAGGAGGTTCCCCTGCCGGGGTGCGGCCTTTTCGCGGATTTCTATATCCCCAAGAGAACACTAATGATTGAGGTTCATGGATCTCAGCATTATGAGTTCAATTCGTTTTTCTTTAAGAGCAAGGCCGACTTTTATAAAGCTCAGGCGAGAGACAGACAAAAGGCTAATTGGGCTAGCATAAACAACATCACGTTCATAGAACTACCACACACAGAGAGTGACGATGAGTGGAGAACCAGAATCTTCGATGACAGCTAAAGACAAGCTATCTCGCTTTGAACAACTAATTGATGACTATTTAGCCAAGCGCGGAATACATAAGGTTGAATATAATGAAGAAGCCCTCAGAGTATTACAAATGAAAAGCTTTGAGCTTAAGGCTCTTACGAGTGCGGAGTGTGGAGAGCTAGCTTTTTCCCTAGCTCAATATTCTCTATATATGCAGCAACAAATAAATGAACAGACGGCCAGAATAAATTGGGCTAAAAACAACATTAAGAATATTATAGCACAAAACTCAGGACAGTTTGATCGTTATATGAAATACGAAGAGAAAGAGCACGCAGTTGTTATTAGTAATGAACACGCACTTAAGCTAAACGAAATACTATCTTATGCCCAAGCAGTGTCAGACAGATTGTCATATATGTCTGGTAGGATACAATCAATGAGCAACGCTCTTATAGAACTACAAAGAAGCAAACGGAGGGTAGATAATGCCACCTAAGTGGATGGACGCCATAAAGACATTTACAGACGGTGTGAAACAAGGAGTGCTAACAAACGATATTGAATTAATCAAAGACAGTCTTGAGGAATTTATGGGGGAAGAATTGGCGGGAATGAGCGTAAAGGAGATTGAGAAAGAGTCTGACGGCGAAAAAGAGGTAGGCGAGACGATAAAAAAAGATACGGATGATTTTACCATGCCGGTGTCAGACGATGTTGAAAACTCCAGACAGCGCCTCACAAAAGGAGAGCCTCTAAATTTGAAAAGTAGAAAAAACCAGTTTAATGATGATGGCACTATAGGAGTGGAAGAAGCTGGAGCAAGCCTGATTGATGACTCGGCAACAAAGCCCGTTGAGCGGTCGAGAAAACCATCCGAAGGGCTAATGAGCATCACCTGCCATCTGTGCGGTAAATCAGATATGATTCCGCCATCCCTCAAAAGAGAGCACTATAGATGCAGCGCTTGTTGCAAAGGTTAAAAAAAGTATGAATCAAATACTCAGTGACACTGCGGCGGAAAGGGCCGTGTTATCAGGAGTATGTCAATATGGCTCACAAGCGTTTGTAGATGTAGACGACGTAATAACAGCTAATACTTTTGTTCATGAGTCTAACCAAATAATCTACAAATGCCTTAGTAAGATTCTTGAAAGTAGCGATCAGGTTGACATATCGTCCATTCTTTCTAGCGCAACAGAACTGAACTTTCATGAGATTTTGAACTCTAAAAAAGAGCTTGAATATCTAAGATCTGTTTTTAATTTTCCGATACATCTTGAAAACGTGCGAAAGCACGCAGTCAAGATAAGAAAACTAGAATTTGCCAGAACCGTACAAAAAAATATAAAGCAAGCATATACTAGCCTGTCTGAAATTACTGGAGAAGAAACAGTAAATGAAATTATTTCGCTTGCTGAAAATCCCATCTTTGAGCTTTCTAACTCCATAAAACAGGGAGGGGATGATCGCCCAGCCGCCCTTGGAGACGACGTTGAGGATTACATTCAACATCTAGAAGATAACCCAGTGGATATACTGGGCATCAGCAGTGGATATCAACGATATGATACTGCTATAGGAGGAGGATTTAGAAGAAAGTGTGTCGACCTTATAGCCGCTAGGCCAAAGGTGGGAAAAAGCATGTTTGGAGATAATGTTGCCCTGCATGTCTCCAAAGAGCTTAATATACCAGTTCTTATGTTAGACACAGAAATGTCTAAAGAGGATCATGTCAATCGTATTATTTCAAATATAAGTAAAGTTCCCATAAATACAATATCCACGGGAAAATTTGCCAATAGCGCTATAGAAAAAGAAAAAATACACAAGGCCTCTGAAGCTTTAAAAGATGTGCCTTATGACTACATCAGCATCGCCGGAAAACCTTTTGAAGAAACCCTCTCCGTGATGAGAAGGTGGATTGCTCAAAAAGTAGGGTTTGATGAAAATGGAAGAACTAACGACTGCCTGATTGTGTATGATTATTTGAAGCTGATGACCTCGGATAATATGTCTTCTGGCCTACAAGAATTCCAAGTTCTTGGTTTTCAAATTACCTCTCTACACAACTTCTGTGTTCAATATGATTGTCCGTGTCTGTCGTTTGTGCAGCTAAACAGAGACGGCATAACTAAAGAATCGACTGATGTCGTTAGCGGCTCCGATAGGCTTATATGGCTGTGTACCAGCTTCTCCATTTTCAAAAATAAATCAGAAGAAGAAGTTGCAGAAGACGGAGAAGACAATGGAAATAAAAAATTAGTCCCATTGGTTTCTAGACACGGGGCGGGTTTGAGCGATGGAGATTATATAAATATGTCCATGAAAGGGGATGTGTCCAAGATAGATGAAGGTTGCACTAGAAACGAATTGAAAAAAGGCAATAAGAAGCAAGACCAAGGGTTTATTGTAGATGAAAACGACAACGAACAAATTCCATTCGCAACATAATACTGACAGAAGAAAAATAACGGCTATTTCAAATGGCTTGGTAGAACGTATAACCGACCTATTGTCGTATTTTGAGATAGAATACGAACAATTTGATAATAGAGTTACATTTGCCTGTCCTGTACACGGTGGGGACAACCCCACAGCCGTAAGCATATTCACGACCGGGGATTCGATTATTGGAAATTGGCAATGCTTTACTCACCATTGCGAAACTGAATACAAGCAAGACATACTAGGATTCTTGCAGGGTGTATTAAGTTCTACTACAGAAGAAGATGTAACCTTTGGTCAAACAATTAAATTCGCCTGTGACTTTCTACAGTCTTCTTTCGATAATCTTGAGAAGTATGAAGCCAATATTGTTACTTTTACAGAATTGGCAAATAAAGTTTTTGAGAAAAAAATAGAGTATAGAGAAGGTATAAGCAGAGAGGAAATAAGGAGTAGGATACAAATACCAGCGCCTTATTACATTAGTAGAGGCTTTTTATCTGAAACATTAGAAAAGTTTGACGTTGGGTTATGTACAACACCAAACAAGCCAATGTCCAACAGGATCGTTGTCCCTGTGTATGATAACAATCATCAACACATGATAGGATGTGTGGGCAGGGCTACAAGCCCTAATATTAATCCCAAGTGGTTAAATAGCAAGGGTTTCAATTCTGGCGCTTCTCTATATAATTATTGGCATGCTAAAGATCACATTCTGGAAAGCAGTACGGCTATTTTGGTTGAGGGACAAGGAGATGTGTGGAGATTGGACGAGGCTGGTATATATAATGTAGTGGGAATGTTTGGCTGCTCATTAGCAGAACAACAGCGACTTATTCTAGAGAGGTCTGGAGCCTTGAAGCTGGTCATTATGACCGATTCGGACGAGGCCGGTACGCACGCGAGAGAGAAAATCGCTAAGCAGTGTGAAAGAATGTACAATATTCAATTCGTTGATCTCCCACAAAAAGACGTAGGCGATATGAGTGTAGAAGAAATCAAGACTTACGTAAGGCCGCAGTTATAAAAAAGTAAATGGCTACGAAAATAAATCATATATGCAATGAGTATTACCTTAGAGACCAAACTCTAGAATGGTTGGGGTTTGACAGTTATAAACAGTACCTACGAAGCTCCTTGTGGAAAGATATAAGATCCCGGCTGATTAAAGATGAAGGTAACGAATGTGTTGCTTGTGGTGCAAAACCTTTAAAGAGCAAACAAGCCCAAATACACCACTACCACTACGATGAATCAAACCTATCTGGAAAAAGCTTAGATGGCTTATTAGTCCTGTGTAAAAGCTGTCATGTCAGGATCGAATTTTTCGGAAAAGGGGTGAAAAGAACTTTAGCCCAAGCGAATGGTGTTCTTAGTTCTATAATAGCAGATCGAGCTACGGAAAAGAAGCACAAGAGAAGACCTCACAGAACCAGACAACAACAAGACGAAATAAAAGCACGCAACAAGAAAAAAAATAAACGGGAACGGAGAAAAAAAGGAAAGGGATACAACAATCCAAAAAAACTTGAGGAATATAAGAACAGTGAAAGAAGAGCGGTACAGGCCGCGCGTCACGAAGCTTTGAATGAAGAAATGCAACAGAAAATTGACTTGGAAGATTTTAAAGAAGAAACCCGAAAAAAGTAAAACATATGTCTAGGCTTGACATGGGGCTACAATTCACGGCTAGAACTGCCGCGCTAGTGTTTATGTGGGCGGCATTGATTTCAGCTATCATAGAGGGCTTTAAACCAGCGTTTTTAACCGAGCTTCTGCTATGGGTGTCTCTCAATTGCTTTATCTGGTACGACATCCGAAAAGGAAGATAAAATGTCTCAAAAAATCCTAGCCATCAGCGGTCATAAAAGAGCCGGTAAAACCACATGTATAAACTTCCTGCATGGCTATGAGTTGCAGAGAAATCAAGTAATTGAAAAGTTTCTCTTAGATGACAGAGGCCAGTTGTCTGTAAACGCTACGTTTATGGATGAGAAGGGCGAAGAAATTCAACAGATGGGAGTACTAGATCTCAACAATAGAGAACCCAGATTTGTTCAATACTGCTCTATGAATGTGTGGCCTTTTGTTAAAGCCTATAACTTTGCTGATTCTCTAAAGTCTATAGCCATTAATTTTTTCGGACTAAAATACGAACAATGCTATGGGTCTGAAAAACAAAAGAATACTCCATCTCCGATTAAAGATTTTACAGCCAGAGAGTTTCTTCAATACTTTGGTACTGATGTTTGCAGATCGCTCAAAGAAGACGTATGGGTGGATTTTTGCATCAATCAAATTCAATCAGAACAGAGCGCTCTGGCTCTTGTGGGAGACTGTAGGTTTCCAGACGAGGTAGAAGCGATACAAGAGGCTGGCGGCAAAGTAATTCGCCTTACCAGAGCGCCCCATGACGATTCTCACGCTAGTGAAATTGCTCTCGATACTTACGAGGGGTTTGACGCCGTAATCGATAACCAAGACATGGCCATTGAAGAACAGTCAAAGGAGCTACTAAACATTCTCGCAGGATGGGGATGGCTAGAGCCTGTATGAAAGTTAAGCTTATTTCCATTACTCCTGACGCAGAAGAAACCATTGGTTACTGCGCCAGAGTGAGCAACCCTAAAAATCAAGACAACCCAGAGGTGTCTGGTTTACTTAAGTTCTGTATCAAACATGGACACTGGTCTATTTTTGAAATGGCAAACATGGTTGTTGAAATCAACACAACTAGAGGAATAGCTGCTCAAATCCTCAGACATCGCAGCTTCTCTTTTCAGGAATTCAGTCAAAGATACGCAAAGGCGCAGGGGTTTGAATATGTCAAGCCAAGAAGACAAGACACCAAGAACAGGCAAAACTCTTTTGACGATCTGTCTGAAAATACCAAGACTTGGTTTGAATACACACATCAAAGAATACAAGATGCAACACACGACTTGTACGAAGAAGCATTAGAGAGAGGGATAGCCAAAGAAAGCGCTAGATTTTTATTGCCGTTGAGCACCAAGACTCGCATGTATATGAATGGAACAGTTAGAAGCTGGATTCATTATATAAAACTGCGAACAGACCTATCAACTCAGAAAGAGCATCAGGACATTGCAAATGAAATCAAGGGCCTCTTTAGGGAAGAATTCCCAATCATATCAGAAGCCTTGGAGTGGAATAAATGCTCGTAGCTTATATACGAAGTTCGTCATATAATAGTTATGATTACTGTCAGCAGCAGTATTACATAAATTATGTCTTGGGTTTCCCCTCAACGTCAGGTAAAAAAGCCCAGCAGGGAACCATCGTCCATAAGGTGATGGAGTGTCTGGCGTCGTGCAAAAAAAGGCTCCAGAGCCTTCCAGAGTCTGGGCTTATGAGCGTCACAGACGACGCACTTGGAAGGATTACATTCACTAGTAGCAAACTATACTCAGAAGAGTTTGTTAACAAAATAGTAGATAAAAGTTTCGAACACTACACCTCCAACTGCGTCCATGAATATACAGACAAAGAAAAAAACGAATGCCGCAAATGGACGTGGCTGGGTCTGCATTATAATGATGGTCAGTTTGACCCCAGAAACAGAAAGATTGTAGACACTGAGCCTCACTTCGACATAGAGATAGATGAGCCTTGGGCAGAGTACGACTACACTCTTGATGACGGCACAAAGTTAAAGGGTAAGCTGGCCATAAAAGGAACTATAGATTTAGTTACAGAAGCCGAAGACGGAGTTATAGAAGTTGTAGATTGGAAGACTGGTAGAAGAATTAATTGGGCCACAGGCGAAGAAAAGGACTATAATAAATTAGAGAGTGACCCGCAATTGCTTCTCTATTACTACGCCATATCCAAGCTGTATCCTGATTACGATCAGGCGATAATGACCATTTTCTATGTAAAAGATGGAGGACCATTTTCTCTGTGCTTTGATGATGGGTCTAAAGAATTATTTCTTAAGATGCTCAGAAAAAGATTTAACGAAATCAAGAACAATAAAAGCCCTAAATTATTGTCACAGAGCCAGTCGCATTGGAAGTGCACTAAGCTTTGCGATTATTATAAGAATAACTGGGAAGGTACAGATACCAACATCTGTAGATATGTGCAAGATCATATCAAAAAGAATGGTATTGAAAGGACAAGCGCAGAGTGTACCAAACCAGACTTCAATATAGGGTATTATGATGCTCCCGGTTAAATACTTTACAAACGACGAAGTAGCGCAGATACTATCAGTTCCAGAATGCATAGAAGTTGTTGAAGACTTATTTATAAACATTGAAAACACACAGATGCCGCCAAAAGTGTATATGGACATACCTAATGGCGATTTCAGATCTATGCCAGCGGTTGTAGGAGATACGGCGGGGATTAAATGGTGTGGAGTACACCTAGACGAAACAGGAACAAAGCGCAAAATTAACATATTCGCTAAGGTTCTTATAAACGATGTGGCTTCTGGAAAACTATTAGCAATCTTAGACGGAGAAACTCTTACCGCCATTCGTACCGCCGCAGTGACTGGAGTGGCAACCAGATACTTATCCCCCAAGTATTCCAAAAAAGCAGCGTTTATCGGCTGCGGAAATCAAACACTCAGGCAGATAGAAGCGGTCCTTGCCGTAAGAGACATTGAGGTTGTTCGATTATTTGACCTCAGTGAAGAACGAGCAAATAAGTTAAAAGATGAATTGAATTATTTAGAAGTTAGGCAGGGAAGCCCTGTAGAAATAGAAGTTCATAATGATCTTGAAAATTGTTTGTGGGACGTGGATATAATTACAACGCTAACCCCTTCACGTCAACCATTTATTGAGTATAGATATCTCAAACCTGTAGTTCATATTAATGCTGTTGGAGCAGACGCAGAAGGAAAAAGAGAACTGCATCCGTGCGTTCTTGAAAATGTTGATCTAGTTGCGTATGATGAGTGGGCACAGTGCTCCCATTCTGGAGAAATACAGTATGCTAAAAAGAATAAGATTTCTCAAATATGGTGTCCGATAGCAGAAGTGATTCAGGGCAGGGTAGAAACTAGCGGATGTAGGACAACACTATTCGACGCCACAGGACTAGCGATAGAGGACGTTGCGACAGCACGATACATTTATGAAAAGTTCAACAAAAAAAAGTAATATTGTTCAAGTCTACTTTACCGATGAAATGGTAGAGAGTTGTAAGGTTAAGGCTGATAATTTAGGTGTGATAAATAATTCCATCCTTGAGGGCAAGGGGAATTTTGCTGGCTATCTCGGGGAGGAGATCGTTGCCGATTACATCCAAGCCGAGATAATCAGCAATAATGAGGGTGAGGAGAAGTACAATCATGATTTGATAAAGGACGGTAAAAAAATTGAAGTCAAATCTAAAAGAAGGTCTGTGCCTCCTCTAGATCATTACGATGCTTCTGTAGCAGAAACCAGCGCGCATCAAAAACCGGATATATACATCTTTACCAGTATACAATTTAAGAACAACAAGCCTGTCAGGGCTTGGATTTGTGGACAAAAGGACGCAAAGGAATACTTTGAACAGGCCCGCTTTTGGGTAAAGGATGACATGGATCATTCTAATAGGTGGAAACCTTCCACAGATTGTTACAACATGCCATACAAGGATCTTGACCCAGTAGGACGCTGAAATGCCAATTTGGACTCCTCTACACTTGCACACCCACTACAGTTTGCTGGACGGTCTCTCGAAGCCCTCACAGGTCGCAGAACGCTGCTCGAACCTTGGGTACGATGCATGCGCCGTGACCGATCATGGGACGATCTCAGGGGCCGTCTCGTTTGTCAGGGCGATGAAAGAAAAAAATATAAAACCCATTTTAGGTTGCGAGTTTTATTTATGTGACCAAGACCCCTGCGTAAAAGATAAAACCAATAGGAAGCTTAGTCATCTGGTAGTTCTGGCTAAGAATCTAGAGGGTTGGACAAAGCTGATAGAAGCTACCTCTGCCAGCAATGACGAGGAAGTCTTTTACCACAAGCCACGATTAGATCTGGACACACTGGCCGAATACTGTGACGGAAATTTAATTAGCTTTTCTGGACATATAGGAAGCCAACTTGCAGATATCATATTTGCTGACAAAAAGTCTGCCTATGGTGCGGCTACTTACGAAGAGGCGAAACAATATATTGATGTAGACTGGCTTAGCAAAACTACTCTGCTGGCTGAAAAATATAGAGACATTTTCGGCAAGGACAATTTCTTTTTAGAAATACAATTGATAGATCAAGACCAGTGTCCCTCCCAAAGAATAACCGCTGAAGCCTTAAGGTATATCAGCAAGAAAACCGGCATACCCTGTATAGCTACGGCAGACTCTCACTATTGCTCCTCTGAAGACGCCCCAGACCAAAGAGTGCTCTTGTGTTCTGCGATGCGGACAACTCTAAAGAAGGTAGAGCAAAAGCTTAACAATTCTGAAGACGTTGGCTTAGGCGGTTTCTTTTGCTCAAACAAATATCACATCCCCTCAGAAGAAGAAATTCAAGTTATAAATACTGACGAGGAAATCTACAACACCAAGCTAATTGCTGATATGTGCGAAGAATACAACATATTAGGCAAACCCATGCTCCCTAAATTTTCTTGCCCGGACAATATGTCTGAAGATGAATATTTACGATCTTTATGCAGACATGGCTGGCAAAGTAAAATAGCCGACACTGGCAAGGCGTCAGAAGAAACTAATTCGAAATTATATGCCGAAAGAATCAAAGAGGAACTCTCGGTTATACAGGATGCAAATTTGTCAGGATATTTTCTTATAGTTCAAGACATAGTAAACCATGTAAGGGAGCAGGGCTGGCTGCCGGGACCGGGAAGAGGTTCTGCCGCAGGTTGCCTTATTTCACACTTGATTGGTATAACAGAGGTAGACCCAATAGAGTACGGTCTAATCTTTGAAAGATTTTACAATGCTGGGCGTAATACCGAAGACCATGTTTCTCTTCCAGATATTGATATTGATGTCCCCACCGAAAAAAGAGCGCGCGTTATTGAGTATATGCGTCAAAAATACGGCAAAGAGAATGTGGGGCAAATGGTGACGCTTGGGCGAATGCAAGGTCGCACATCTCTGAAAGAAGTTCTGCGCGTACACGACGCTTGCAGTTTTGAAGAGATGAACTATATCACCAAAAATATTCCATCTGAAGCAGAAATTTCAGACCAATTACAAGAAATGGAAGACCCTTCTATTATAAGATGGGCTTTGATAAACCAACCAGAACAACTTAAAGAATGGTGTCGTATAGAAGACGATGGCAGTCTTAGCGGGGAATTAAGCAGATTGTTTGGGCAAGCTATTAGGCTTGAAGGAACATATAAATCTCAAGGTAAGCATGCGGCTGGCGTAGTGATTTCTTCTAAAAACTTAAGCGAAGTGTGTCCAATGGTTAGGGAAAAAAGAGGATCTGAAAAGATCGCGGGTTTGGAGATGCAAGATTTGGAGGCGATGGGCCATGTTAAATTTGATATTCTTGGCATCAGTTTTCTGGATAAAATCATGGGAGTATCTAATCAATTATCTACCGGAATAATCAAATGACCAAAACAGATATTTATACAAGAGTGCTAGAAGATGGATCATCAGTTGAGTGCAATAGACTGTCATTGTGCTGCATAAATGACTACTTGCGCAATTCAGGCGCCCGAGGCGCCCGATATCAAGTGGACTGCGACGATTATAGATTTAAGTTCAGTCAATTATACGAAGATCTTAACAAAGCTGTAGAACAGTACGTAGATATAAAAAGGAAGCTATATAGATGAGATTGGATCATATAGCCTATAGAGTTTCAGATAGACAAAAAACCGCTAGCTTTCTCAGCGCAATACTCCAGTATAAAATTGGAACTGAGTTCGATATCGTTTTCGATGACGGCTCCAAGGCTGAATGTATTGCGATGACCCCTAAAGAAAAAATGAACAATGTTCCCACCATAGAGGCTGGAGGACACAGACATGTTGCTCCAGAAGTGTTTATATCAGACGGGGACGAGAACTCGATTGTGGGGCAATGGGTGGCCGACAGGGGAGGCGTTGGAGGAGTGCACCATTTTGCATATCAAGTGTTTGGAATAGACCGCGTAGTAAAAGACTGGCGAGATAATGGGGTAGAATTTCTCACGGAAGAAATTATTGACTGTCCTGAAGATGAACTCAGGCAAATATTTACAAAACCTCTGCCACATCTAGGCGGGGTAATCATAGAGCTAATAGAGCGAGGCCAAAAGGGCTTCTGTCAAAACTCAGTGAAAAATTTAATGGAATCTACAAAGGACTCAAAATGACAACTTATCAAATCGTAAAGGGATTACATTACATTGATGGTCAATTCATTGATGGAGACGAAGAGTCTCTTTTTGACAGTATTAATCCGGCCACAGGAACAATCGTGGGGGCTTTTCCGCAAGCATCTCTGCTGGACGTAGAAACCGCTTATATGTCCGCTAAGAAGGCCTTTGGTGAATGGAGAAGTCTTAGCAGATTTCAACGAGCAGAATATTTTCTTAAGGTTGCAAAGTTAATCGAAGAAAACAAAGACCATATTGCAGAAATTATAAGCACAGAAACAGGAAAAGTTTTTAACGAGTCTGTTGCCGAAGTTAACGAAGCGTTGCACATGGCTCAGTATGCCTTTAGTACAGGGAGGATGCCTTATGGTGAAGCGATTGCTTCGGAGTTGCCAGAAAAAGATGCGTTTATGCTTAGGAAGCCAAAAGGGGTCGTTGCGATCATTGCGCCTTTTAATTTTCCTTTTGCGATTGGTGGTTTTTGGTGCGCTGCTCCTGCTCTTGTTGAAGGGAATACTGTAATTCTTAAGCCGAGCGAGGATGTACCTTGGGTTGGCCAGATTACTGCGGAGCTTTACAGAGAAGCTGGTTTTCCGCCGGGCGTTTTCAATATGATTCATGGGGATGGACAAGTCGGAGATGATCTAATTCACGAAGACGTGGATCATATTTGCTTCACTGGAAGCGCCGACGTAGGAATGCATGTTCGTAAAGTCTGTGCGGAAAGCTGGCACAAAACCTGTTCTTGTGAGATGGGAAGTAAATCGGCAGTAATTGTTCATGAAGATGCGAATTATGACATGGCAATGGCCGCGTGCTTGGCTAGTGCTTACAAACTATCTGGTCAACGTTGTGTGTCTGCTAGCAGGCTAATTGTTCATCGTTCTCTATACAACAAATTTGCAGACGAATTTGCCAATAGAAGTGGTGATCTACAGACTGGAGACCCATTCGACGACAACACCTTCTACGGCCCTCTTATTAATGAAAAGCAACTCGAAAGAGTCATAGAGTTTAACAAGATGGTCGAAGCGGACCCAGAGGCGGATGTTCTGCTAATGGGAGAGAGAGATGGCGATAGCTTGTTTTTAACACCCACGGTATATCAAACGGAGTGGAGAGATGTTCCATATCTTAAGCAAGAAGTATTCGGGCCGCATGTGTCAATTATTCCTTACGATACAATTGATAATGCTATTAGGATTTACAATGACACTGACTATGGGCTTGCTCTTGGCGTAGTAACAGAAAGTTTTAAGGTTGCTCGACGCATTCGCAACGAATGTGATTTTGGTCTTGGCTACTGGAATGGCGGCAGTATTGCTGCTGAATCTCATCTTGGATTTGGAGGGGTGAAAAAGTCTGGAAACGGACAGCCCAGCGCCGCTCGTACATTCAGGTCCGTTACTCATGAAGTGGCTTGGACGGTCAATCATGGAGACTCTCTGAACTTTCCACAAGGTATGAGCACCGGGAGCAAATGACAGATCTTTTACTGTGTAAACCAACATATTTTAATATAGACTACGAAATCAATCCTTGGATGGATATTGATAATGATATCGATCCCGCCCTAGCTCTTTCCCAGTGGGAGAAAATGGTTGATCTTTTGTCTAAAACGGGAGCCAGACTGAGCTTTATTGAGCCTGAGCGTGGATACCCCGACATGGTATTTACCGCAAACGCAGGACTAGTATACCGAGACACAGTGATATTATCAAATTTTAGACATCAGGAAAGACGAGACGAGAAGTGGTTCTTTAAAGATTGGTTTCTAAAACACGGCTATAGAGTAATTGAAATCCCAGACCACATTTGCTTTGAGGGAGAGGGAGACGCCCTATTTTTTGAAAATACCCTGTTCATGGGCTATGGATTTAGAACTGACCCGGAAGCCCACGAAATTATCTCAAAAACTCTCAAAGTTGATGTCGTGTCCTGTGAATTAGTTGATCCAAGATTCTATCATTTGGACACATGTTTTCTTCCTTTGAAAAATAGAGTTGTTTATCATCAACAAGCCTTTTCTAGGTTCAGCCAAGAAAGAATTTTGGAAAAGCTAATGGAGATCGGCCATGAAATAGGAGTTCTTGACGTATTAAATGTTCATGAAGAGCAAGCGCAAGACTTTCTTTGTAACAGTATTGAAATAAATAAGACGGTTGTGACCCCATCAGATATGTTTTCCTTATCGTTTTCTGGTAAAAAGACATCTATATGCGATATGTCAGAATTTATGAAATCGGGAGGAGCGGTTAAATGCCTGACATTAAAGCTATAGACACGCTAAAGAACCACATACTTGTTGACGGTTTTCATGTAGTCGTAGACCAACAGAAGAGCCTTGGTTCTTATATTATAGACTTAAACACAGGAAAGAAATACTTAGACTGCTATTCACAATTTGCCAGTCAGCCATTGGGGTGGGGACATTCTGCATTAATAAAAGCACAAAACGAAATGGGCGTGGCTGGAAGAGTTAAGCTTGCTAATAGTGATATGTATTCCAGTACTTATGCTGAATTTGTAGAGAAATTCTCTGAAATTACTCCTGATTTTAAACACTACTTTTTCATTGATGGTGGCGCTCTTGGGGTAGAAAACGCCCTCAAAGCCGCATTTGACTGGAAGGCCAAGAAACTAAAATATATCCATACGGTTGATATTAACAACCTAGATGTGTTCCATCTCAAGAACGCTTTTCATGGCAGGACAGGCTACACACTCTCTTTGACCAATACAACCCCAGAAAAGACCGCCCTGTTCCCAAAGTTTAGATGGACTACCGTAGAGCCTGATTGGGAAGACATCGAACGCCGTGTCCACGAAGAAGTTGCTGCGATTATCATAGAGCCGATACAGGGTGAGGGTGGAGATAATCATTTTCCGGTAGCGTTTTTCAAAAATCTAAGACGCATAGCTGATGAGCGCGAGTGTCTTCTTATATTTGACGAAGTGCAGACTGGCATGGGGCTAACTGGCAAGATGTGGGCCTACGAACATTTCGACGTTGTTCCTGACATGATGTGCTTTGGCAAAAAGACTCAGGTGTGTGGTTTCTGCTCTACTGAACGAATTGATGAAGTAAAACACAACGTCTTCAATACTAGTGGCAGAATAAATTCTACATGGGGTGGCAATATAGTTGATATGGTTAGATTTAACTATATAGTAGATGCCATCAACAGGGAAGATTTGATTGCTGATGTTAGCGATGTAGGCTCTCATTTATTATGGTGTCTTAGAAGTATAAGCGAAATAGACAATGTAAGGGGGCGAGGACTCATGATAGCGTTTGATCTGCCATCCTCAGAACTTCGAGATAGAATGGTAGAGTTGTTACAAGAAAATATGCTCGTATTAAAATGCGGCAGTAGATCAATTAGACTTAGACCCGCTCTTACATTCTCTAAAGAGGACGCGGATGTAGCGTGTCAATATATAAAAGAGGCTGTAGAAAATCTATGAAAATAAGAGCAATAGGAATAATAGGACAGGGGTTTGTAGGGTCGGCGCTGACCGAAGTCTTCTCTTGTTACAATAAGGTATACACTTATGATAAAGCACATGCAGATCTATCAACGCATAAAACAATAACAGACTTATCCCATGATTGCGACGTGGTGTTTGTATGTGTTCCAACACCAATGAAGCTAGATGGATCGTGCGATACCTCAATCGTAAAAACTGTTTGTTTGGAAGCGTGTGGAACTGGCAGACAAAATATCATAGTTATTAAATCTACAGTTCCTCCGGGCACCACCTCCTTTATTAATGAGATGTGCCAAGACTCTCAAGTAGTATTCAACCCAGAATTCTTACTAGAAAGAAACGCGGCGGAAGATTTTCGTAACACTACCCGTGTTATTCTGGGTGGCCCTAGACCAGCCACCACAAGACTAAAGCAATTTTACGCCAACATCTTTCCGAAGGCTTCTATTATAAAAACAGACTCAACTATAGCAGAGTATGTTAAGTATCTTACCAATTGCTTCTTAGCGGCTAAAGTGTCGCTAGCAAACGAATTCTCCGCTATGTGCGAAGCGAACGGAGTTGACTACGACAAGGTGATTGAGTATGCTATACACGACGAGAGACTGGGAGGCTCTCACTGGTCGGTTCCCGGCCCAGATGGAAGTCTGGGGTTCGGCGGAAGTTGTTTTCCAAAAGATCTCAACGCTATCATAAAACACGCAGCAGACTTTGGAATATCTCCCAACACTCTAATTGGGGCGTGGGACACCAACTTGGTGGTTAGGCCAGAAAAAGATTGGGAAGAACTTAAGGGGAGAGCGGTACAATGAGAGCTATTATTTTTGGTGCTGGAAGAATGGGTCAATCTACGGCTTGGGCTATGGAAAGACTTGGCTACGAGCTAGAACTAGTAGACCTATCTCAAGAAGCATTGGACAAATGCAATTCTTTTTTAAGCCAATCGGCAAAAACACATTGTATCCCAAAATTAGAAGGCCACATATCAAAATCAATATCCCGACCCTTTCCAGACGTTGTGATTTCTGCTCTCCCATATTACAACAACAAAGATGTTGCTAGATATTGCATAAAGAATGGAATTAGATATTGTGATCTTGGTGGCAATGAAGAAGTAAGCGAATATATTAATAGCTTTGCTGTCAGCAACGGATCTAAACCAGTAATGACAGATTTAGGCTTGGCCCCCGGATTAGCAAACATACTTACAGAAAATCTATACAAGCAGATTGCCGAAGAAGATGAAAAAAAACCAAAAACAGTAAATATAATGGTTGGAGGACTACCTCGAAGAGCTTCTAAAGACGATCATTTTAATTATTTTTGTAGCTGGTCTCTTGATGGCCTTATTAATGAATACACAGAAAACTCTACAATCTTAAATAACGGAGAGATAACTTCTGTTAAGTCTCTAGAAGGCTATGAAACTGTTTCCACTCAGAGCTTGGGGGTTTTAGAAGCTTTTTATACAAGCGGGGGATCATCTTATAGCGTCCACAGCCTTAAAAACTTGGGAGCTACTCATGTTTCATATAAGACTCTTAGGTGGCCGGGACATCTCAAAACCATTAAGTTGCTAATCGAAGAATGCGAACTGGATCGACCAACTCTTAAAAAGATCTTCACAAAAAGTTGTGCAAAACATCAAGTAGAAGACTGTGTTATTATCTACATATCTATTGATGAAAAAATTCAAGAACTACTCGTTCCGCCAGACGAAAACTTTTCAGCCATGCAGCGTTGCACAGGATATGGCGCTGCTTGTGCGGCCTCGCTTATTGCAGAAGGAAAATATGACAAATTATTTTCTCGCCAAACACTAAGATATGGAGATCTATCGTTTGAAGATTTCAATAATAAGATGGAATTTTTAGTTGAAAAAGAAGAGGACTCTGTAGATGAATTATAATGATATCTGTGTGTTTGATTTTGAAACAGGCAGTAGAAACCCACTGACAACTCAACCAGTACAAATTGCCGCCGTAATGATACACGGTCGTAGACTGTCTGTACAACCTAATGGATATTTTGAATCTCTGATCAAGCCACTAGGGGATGAAAAAGCGGTAGCTGCTGGATTAGACCCCTTAGAAGAAGAGGCCCTAGCTGTAAATGGAAAAACTAGAGCCGAATTAGCAAAAGCCCCACATTTAAAAACGGTGTGGGATAGATTTACTAAATTCGTAGACAGGTTTAATTATAAAAAGGGTAGTTGGACGGCTCCAATACCCGCCGGACACAATATAAATAATTTCGATATGATTATCGCAAATCGTTTATGTAGAGAATACGGTCCTATGAATAAAAAAAGAAACCAGCAGGGGTTGTTTCACACTATCCATAGTATGGACTTAATGAATAATGTATTCATGTGGACTGAAAACAATCCAGATATAAGAAGCGTCAGCATGGATTCTATTAGAGATTGGATGGGAATGCCTAAAGACAATGCGCACGACGCTCTGCAAGACGTGAAAGATACCGCGTCTGTCCTGATAAAATTTCTTAAGCTGTATAGACATTTTGCTCCCAAGGTAAAATTTGAAAAGGCTCTGGCCGATGAAAAACTACGAATTTGATTGCGGGTGTTCTTTTGAAGTTCTAGACCCAGATCACCCGACCACGTTGTCGCAAACCGGATTGCCGTCTACTCGCTTTGACATCAGCCAATGCGGTTACGATTGTGACAAGACTTGGGATTTGATATCTACCGGGAGAACCAAAGGTGTATTTCAACTAGAAAGTAATTTGGGAAAATCTTGGGCAAAAAGAATCCGCCCTAAAAACATTGAGGAGTTAGCCGCTCTTATTGCTCTTATTAGACCGGGATGTCTAAAAGCTATTATTGACGGCAAGTCAATGACACAGCACTATGTAGACAGAAAAAATGGATCGGAAGAGGTTTCATATTTACACGATTCCTTGGAGCCTATCCTAAAGTCTACTCAAGGGGTGCTAGTATATCAAGAACAAAGCATGCAAATAGCTCAGGTTATAGCGGGCTTTGATTTGCAACAAGCAGACGGCTTGAGAAAAGCTATCGGCAAAAAACAAGCTGGCCTCATGTCAGAAGTAAAGGAGTCTTTCCTAGAAGGAGCCTCTAGTAAAGGAATCGTTACTAGCGAAGTGACCGAAGAAATTTTTGGATGGATTGAAAAGTCCAACCGGTATGCTTTTAACAAAAGCCACGCAGTTTCTTATGCTGTTTGCGCCTACTGGTCAGCCTACGCCAAGGCCCATTTTCCTATAAATTTCTACTGTAACTATTTATTTTACGCTAATGGAAAACAAGATCCCCAGTCTGAAGTCAGAGATCTAATAAGGGATGCTAAAATATCAGGCATACAAGTTTCCCCTCCTTCTGTCGTCAATATGGATTCCAAGTTTAGCATTAGAAATAAAGTCATAAACTTTGGATTCAACGATATAAAATCTGTTGGAGAAAAACATGTGGAAAAATTGATACAAGTAATAGACTCCGTGGAGAGCAGTCTATCAAAACCAATAGCAGACTGGTCATGGTATCAATTTTTAGTCAATACGTCTCATAAAATCAATAAAAACATAATGGTTTCTCTTGTGTCTGTGGGGTCCATGTCCCATTTTGGCATGAGTAGGAGCAGGATGTTGTACGAATTTGAAACATGGCAGAAACTAACAGATAAGGAGAAAGAGTGGGTGGTTGAGAGACAGGAGGAGTGGGAGTGTCTAGCCGACGCTTTGTCTAAACTGTCTCCCACCAAAAAGAATGGAGGTGGAACATTTAACACCACAAGAAACTCTATTGTTGAAAGTCTAGTTCTGCTATTGAAAAATCCTCCTTATTCCTTGGAAGATAGTCCGGGGTGGGTGTCCAATATAGAAAAAGAAACTTTGGGAATAGCGCTAAGCTACAGCGAAGTAGACTCTTGTGATGCGAGCGGGTCAAATTCCACATGTAAAGAGTTTTTTGACGGCAAACGTGGTAATATAATTTTAGCAGTGCAAGTTTCTAATGTTAATGAGTATGTTGTAAAAAATGGACGGTCAAAAGGAAGCCCTATGGGGTTCTTGGTTGTGGAGGACAATACCGGATGTCTAGAAACAGTGACTGTGTTTTGCGACGAATGGAAAAAACACAAAGGGCTTTTGTATGAGGGCAATACAGTTTTGCTTTACGGAAAGTCCTCCGGGGAATTGTCTCGTGGTAAGAGGCGATACCAGATCGACGACGGTTTTATTGTGCAAAAAGTTTCCCAAATATAGTGCAAAAAACGCCCCTTGCGCGTTTTATAGGTTACAGGATGGATAATCAGGCGCTCGTAAATTTCTTCAAAGAACACGACTATGTTGTCAAAGTCGTCGCCTCTGATTTTGATGGCATTGGGTGCGCTGTTACTTTCCCTCTTAAAAAAACTGTTGATCAAGACGAACAAGAAACTATTTGCATATATCAGATTCAAGAAGACCCTCTGCCTTCAGGCGTACATTATTATTCTTCAGAAAGCACCAAGCCAGTATTCATCGACTGTCCTGCCTATGCCTCTAGAATAATTATTTTTCAAGACATTCTGATGAAAACAGAGAGATTAAAACTCTCGACGAAGTTTATTATCTACTACAATGTAGAAGGAGAAGAACTTGGTCCTGACTCAACTTTTATTGATTTAATCAAACCACCAAATGACGAAAAACAAGTGTTGCTGGAGGAAAAATTAGTAGACATATTTTATGCGGCTTACCCAGAGTTTACGAATGAGTTTTTAGATCTAGCAGACAAAGAGAATGTATCTAAGGGTTACGAGTTAATCCACTTGGCTTTTTTAATGGAAGGACTTTAGAGAATGAATAATTGTCACTTTATAGGTCGCTTGGTTCAAGACCCAGAGCTTACCGATGTTAATGAAACTTCGGTAGTTAGGTTCACCCTCGCTGTTAACGAGTATCGTAAATCAAAAGATGGAGAAAAGAGCAAGAAAGTCGATTATCTTGATTTTGAGGCTTGGGATAGCGGAGCGACTACAATTGATAGATACTGCTCAAAGGGAGACGAAATAGCTGTAATGGCTTGCGCTCGCCAAGACAAGTGGACGGATAAGGATGGAAATCGTAGATCTAAGATTAAGTTTCGAGTAAATAAATTCAAGCTTTTCAATAATAGATTTCAAAACGATAATGAAGAGCGAGAACCAGTAACTTCACAAGCGCGATCTGACGCCGCCCCATTTTAAATGACATATGAAAATCCAGTCGAAGATCCTGAGAGTCAGCTAGTCAATAAGCATTATGGGCTGGTTGTTTCTCAGGCTATTCGATTGGCTTCTCACAAAAACGATCTAGAAGACTACATGCAAGTGGGCTTCATAGGTCTTATAAAAGCCATAAGAAATTATGATTCCGAAAAAAGCCAATTTTCTACTTTTGCCACTGTTTGCGTAAGGAATGAAATCTTTAGGTATATGAGGAAAAACAAAAAGAAGTCTGTAAATGCCTCATTCAAAAAAGATAACTGGTATACAACAAAAGAAGAGTTGTGGGAATTAATACCAGATTGCCTGAGCGAAAAAGAAAAATTGGTACTAAAAATGAAGTCCGAAAACTATACACACAAAGAGATAGCCGAAAAACTGTCTTGTCCAAAAGGACAAATTAAGCATATTGTTCGAAAAATCATACAAAGAACGAGAAAATATTATCGTGAGGAAAAAGAGGATACTTCTATGTAACGAAGCCTCGTTTTTAAACACAGGCTACGCTACGTATGGCCGAGAGGTTATGAAAAGATTGTATAGCTCCGACAAGTACGAGCTTGCGGAGCTATCTATATATGCGCATCCAAAAGAACCTCGCCTACAAGAGATTCCTTGGACAACATATCCCAACGCTCCACTTCCCGACAACCGTGAAGCTACCAATAAGTATAACTCAAACGGAGTATACCAATTTGGCGAATGGCGATTTGAAGAAGTTCTTTTAGACTTTAAGCCGGATATTGTTTTTGACATAAGAGACTTCTGGATGTTAGAATTTGAGGAAAGATCTCCTTTCCGCAATTTGTTTCATTGGGCCATAATGCCAACGGTAGACGCGGAAGGCCAAAATGAACAATGGCTAACTACTTATGCTAATGCCGACGCGGTATTTACATATTCTGATTGGGCGGTGAAAACTCTAGCTAAAGAAGGAGGGGGTTCCATCAGTTGCTTAGGTAGCGCTCCACCTTCTGCTGACGAAGTGTACAAGCCTACTGTAGACAAAATCCAAAATAGGCAATCTCTGGATTTAAGCCCAGACGCAAAAATAATAGGCACTATAATGAGGAATCAGCGACGAAAGCTGTTTCCAGATTTGTTTGATGCCTTTAGGAAGTTTCTAGATTCGTACAACAATAGCGACGTTTTTCTATATTGTCACACTAGCTATCCTGACGTTGGCTGGGATATTCCCAAGCTATTAAAACAATATGGTCTTTGTAGCAAAGTAATTTTTACTTACGTTTGTGAGGCCTGTGGGCATATTTTTCCATCGTTTTTCCACGACGCGGTTTCTAAATGCTCACGGTGTGGAGAATTCAAATCTGGATTGGCTAATGTACAAAGAGGGGCATCTCCAGAGTTTTTGGCTAAGATAATAAATACGTTTGATTTATACGTACAGTATGCGAACAGCGAAGGGTTCGGTCTTCCCCAAGTAGAAGCTGCCGCTTGCGGAGTCCCAGTGATGTCTGTGGATTATTCCGCAATGCATAGTGTCATAAGAAAGCTCGGAGGAGAACCTCTTAAACTAAAAACAAAATATCTGGAATTAGAAACTGGTTGCATAAGGGCTATTCCAGACAATGACTATACTGCTAAAAAGTTCCAAGAATTTTTTGAATTAACGGATGAAAAGCAATCCTCGCTTGGGAAAAAAACCAGAAAACGATTCATAAAACATTATCAATACGATGATACAGCAAAAAAATGGGCAGACCATTTTGACTCAGTCCCAATTAAAGAAGGTATCTGGGAATCTCCACCCAGACTGCACTCTCCGTCTAACTCGGTCCCAAGTGATCTGAATAATAGAGATTTAGCTAAATGGCTCATTATCAATGTTTTAGGAGAGCCAGAACAACTTGATACTTATCTTGAAGCAAGATTGATTAGAGATCTGAATTATGGAGTATTTATAGAAGGAACCAGTAGTTTGTACTTTAACGAAGATTCTTATGCATACGGACGACCGGCGTTTAGGGAATTCAACTTGCAAGAGGCCTATAATCAATTATCAGAAATTCGTGATCGCAAAAATTATTGGGAACAAAGACGAACAGGAATGATTCAAGAGCCAAGACCACCATGGATGCCCAACAATGTTTCAAGTGTTTAAAGACAAGACCGGATTTGAAATAACGTTTGACAACGAAGTAACAGTTTCTGTAGAATGGAATTCTTTCAGTAGCGATCTTGCTTCTGCAAGAGCTTCTCACTCCAAAACTGGAGATTTACACGTCACAAGTTTTGAGAAAAAGTATACTGAAGGTAGCTACATCATTAAAGGTTTATCGCCCGAAGAGCTTCTTAAATTCATGAACAAGTCTTGCAGTATGCGGTTCACAGAAGAAGGCGAACAGTGCGTAGCTTTTTTTGACTTTTAGATAGATAGAAGAAATGAAAGTATTATTTATAGGCTGTTATAGAGATGGCACTGGCTGGGGTCAAGCAGCGATTGATTACATTCTAGCAATGGATCATGTGGGTCTAGATGTGGTGTGTCGCCCCATAAAACTTAACGAGAATAATTACGAAATCCCCGAAAGAATAATTGAGCTTGAACAGAAGCCGCTCAGAGGGGCTAATATTTGCATACAAAATGTTCTCCCGCACTACCTTGATTATAACGGCCATTTTGATAAAAACATAGCGATGTACTTCACTGAAACAGACTCGTTTACTAACTCTGTTTGGCCACAGAGAATTAATATGATGGATGAAGCTTGGGTCGCCTGCGACCAAATGGCTCAGGCCTCACGAAATAGTGGTGTCTCAATACCCATCAAAACCATTCCGTGTGCCTCCGACACTAGTAAATTTGATCAAGCTCGCCCAGTTTTCAATATCCCAGATTTAAATAATACGTTTTCATTTTATTTTATTGGAGATCTGGTCAGAAGAAAAAATCTGGTCGCTTTAATTAAAGCCTTCCACCTAGAATTTGATATATCAGAAGACGTTTCCCTGATGATCAAGGCTACAAAATACAACACAGAGCCAACAGAAACTATGGAACATGTTAAAAGCATGTGTAACAGGATAAAAGAAAATCTCAAGCTATACCCGTCTATTGATAAGTATAAGTATGAATTAATAGTAACAGACCATATAACAGAAGAAGAACTTCTTAGCCTGCACAATACGTGCGACTGCTTCGTGATGCCTAGCTATGGAGAGGCTTGGTGCATACCCGCCTTTGACGCCATGGGCTTTGGCAATACTCCTATATGCTCAGACGTAGGAGGTCCGTCAGAGTTTATGAAAAATGGTGGTGGCTCCTTGGTTCCGACTAGAAAAGAACCAGTTTTTGGTATGCTAGAAACTTTTTCAGACATCTATACAGGACATGAAAACTGGTGGGGGATTGATATTAGGGCTTTACAAAAGGAAATGAGAGGCGTGTTTGAAATGTGGAAAAATGACAAAGCCGCCTATTCGGAAGCTAAAAAACAAGGAAGATTGTCAGCGGAGCAGTACTCTTATAAAAACGTAGGACTTCTCATTAAAAAAGAATTAGAAAATGCCGGTTAGCCCTTTATCTACTATCACGAGAGCCGCAACCAGACAAGATGGCGAGCCTCTCAATATATTAACTTTTGTTACCCATGAAAGATATGAGCCAAACTTGTGCAAGACCGGACACGAGTTTTATTCCTTGTCTGGAGAGGGGATCAGGAGTTGGAAGACACAATACGCCAAAATACCAGACAACTACCATATTTTAAATTCGGATGTCAACGAGAATCCCATCCCTCTCCACATCGATATTGATCTGGTTCTTTGTCAAAATGTTATGGCTCAATATTCCCTAGCCAGCCAATTGGCTGGGTTCTTTCGAGTGCCTTTGATTAACTTGTGGCACACTTTACCTCCCACCGTTTGGGCACCAGAAGAGATTAATTTTTATAGCAACCTACCCTGCGACTTAAGCGTTTTTATATCTGACTACAATCAAGACGCTTGGGGTGACAGTGTAAACAATGCGACAACAGTATATCACGGGGTAGATGTTGATTTTTGGAAACCTACAGATTCTGAACGACAACAAAGAATGATGTCTGTTGTCAATGATTGGGTGAATAGAGATTGGTGTTGCGGTTATAAAATTTGGGAAAGAACGGCAAATGGGCTGCCATGTCATGTGGTTGGAGACACCCCCGGATTGTCTGTACCGGCTGAGTCACTAGAGGCTCTCAGGCAAGATTATTCTGAATCCCAAATATTTGTTAATACATCTACTCATTCTCCAGTTCCTTGCTCTCTGTTAGAAGCTATGGCTTGTGGGTGCGCCATAGTGTCTACCGCCACCTGCCTCATACCAGAAATTATTGAAAATGGCGTAAATGGTTTTTGCACAAACGATGAAAATGAAATGCGCGAATACATGGTCTTATTGCTTAATGATCCTGATCTTTGTAGAAAACTAGGACAGGCCGCAAGACAAACCATAAAAGAAAAATTCAGTATGGATAGATTCGTTTCTGAATGGAACAATGTATTCTGGAACATAGTAGATGCATGAAGATAAAATTTTTACTTTGATCTATCAGTTCAAGAGATTTGGAATACTTTCTCATTGGATGCCTAATGCTATTGGCCTGTGGCCTAATGAACAGGAGTGTCTTTTATGGCTGACTTTAAACTCCAGCCCACGAGCCGACTGGATGGAAATTGGGTCGTTCTGCGGAGGATCAGCGGTTCTAATGTGCCTAGCAAGACGGATGCTTGTTGAAAACCACCCAACTGTATATTCTGTAGATTGTGATTTTGACAAGTATGGAATGTTTGATAAGAATGTATATAAAATGGGCGGGTTTTCAATGGTCTCTAAAAAGATTGAATGCGACAGCAATAATCTAGAAGAACATTATAATGGAAATCCGCTAAGTTTTGTTTTTATAGATGGGTTTCATTCTTTCAAACAGGTTGTAAATGATTTTAATAAAGTCCTGCCTTGGTTAACAGAAGATGCGACAATTGCGTTTCACGATGTCTCACCCCGTTTAACAGATAGCATATCCGAAAAACACGATTATGATGAATTATTTCAAAACGATCATGAAGACTTTAGATTAGACGAAGCGGTATCTTACATACTAGAAAACAATCAAGATTTTAGTCTGGTTAATATACCAGTCAAGAAGGATATTCTACATTTTAAAGAAACAAATTTAAAGACGTGGGTTAGAGGTAAAACGAGTCCATTTAACGCGCTGGCTGCGATAAGGAGAAATCAATGAGGATAAATTTGATGTGGGGCAATGGAAGTCCTCTTTCTGGTTATACCAATGTAGATCCGCACAGCTATGACAAAGAGGATGTTGTTAATGGCGATATCACCGATCTAAATGATATAGTGGGAGATGCAGAAGCTACTGAAATTTTAGCGGGAGATGTTATCGACTATCTTCCTAAAGAGGTGGTTGCTAAAGCTATTGGCCACTGGGTTACAAAATTGAGACACAAGGGGAGAATAGCCATAGGTGGTCATGATATTTATGAAATAGCTAAAATCATATCTCAACAGGGAATTAGCGCAGAAGAAATCTCTAACGTCCTACACGGGAAACAAAATAACCCTTGGGAGTTTAAGGCGAGCCACACCACCGCTACTGACTTGGCAAAAACTCTAGAAGAACACGGTTTAAAGATTCTGAAAAAGAGAGTCAGCGGGTTCAAAATGATAGTAGAGGCGGTTAGACCATGACAGATATTAGCGATAATAAAATGATATCGTCCTGTAAAGGATGTTTTTTTGCTCAAAAAATTGGTATCACGCAGATTGGTTGTGAATTGAATAAGCTTGAGGTTTTTAAGAACGCGGGGGCGATAGTAAAAGAAGCAGAAGACGAATCTGAAGAATTCTACATTATAGATAGGTTTTGTCAGTGCTACAGGGATTCCCAGTGGGGCGACAGTGTTGATGATCCAAAACAGCAAATATTGTTAGAAACTTCTATTCCAGTCAATTTCATAGTCCTACATCTAGTAGAATCGACTATGGAAGATCTAGAAAAAACGCTGACCGACATCGCGTCCCAATCCAACAAGCCAGCTTCTGTAATCGTAGTAGTGCAAGACCCAGAGATTAAAGACGGATTTGATGTTAGACATAAAACACATGAATATCTTGACAGGGTTGATGTTTCGTTTTATATTGTGACAATGATTGAAAGTAAGAGCGAAGAACTAGCCATGATAGACGAAGCTTTTATAAAGTGTACAAATGGATATTACTCAGTATTCAGATCTGGGTCGAGCATTCCCCATAATTTTATACTCAAACTAAATGAAGCAGTAAATTTCAACCTTGAAGCAATCAGTATGATTAAGCCTAAAGACGATTTAAATGGCTTAACAATACAGTGCGTAGTTCATAAATTCCTACGTGGCAGTAACAGTAAGATGTCTATACTAGAAAAGATAGAGATGTTCGCAAAAGATACAGATCGCGAATCATTCGTAAAGTCTTGGAATGAATACTATGAATGAAAACGATCTACCCGTTATAACAATCGTAATTGCAAATTATAATTACGGCAACCACGTAGAGACAGCTATAAATAGCGCCGCTGGTCAAAATTATCCCGGCAAACTACAAATATGTATAGTTAATGATGGCTCCACAGATGATTCTTGGGAAATCATACAAAAAAGAGTTGGTGGAGAAGTAAAAACTGTAGACGATATGCTGGTAATAGAGTCTGAAGGAGACCATCCGAATCAAAAGTTTATTGCTATCCATCAAGAAAATAAAGGGGCTAGCTCGGCAAGAAACACGGGGATACAATATGCTTGGGAAGAAACGCATGCATTTGCAATACTTGACGCTGATGACGAATATTATCCAAACAAAGTCAGCCGTATGGCGCAAAAGCTTTTAGAAGATCCTGTAAAAATTGGAGTGGTCTATGCAGACTACGATATACACGACCTAAGTACTGGAAAAATTGTAAGGGAGTATAAACAGCCCTACAACAAAGATGTTCTTATGAGTGAATGTATTGTTCACAGCAATGCTCTCATAAATAAGTTGGCGCTTGCCGCTACAAACGAAGCAACGGGATTTTACGATGTTAATCTTCATGGGCCAGCAACAGGAGAATTCATAGGTTGTTCAGAAGACTACGATTTATGGATTAGAATAAGCGAACAATTTATGATTGTCCACATACCGGAATCTTTGGCTAAGGCAACTATCACAGGGTATAACCAAACCACAAACGTCACGCCCGAGGTGTTCTATAATAATTTCCAGTATATGATGTCTAAAATGAACAAGAGGATGAATGGTTAAAAAAAATTCTCGATTCATAGCTCCCGCTAGAGCGTTAGACGCTGGAAAATCAGAACACAAGCTTGTAAGTGTAATAATACCCGCCGCCGGGCTAGGGAGTAGGATGAAATCCTATGGGCCAAAGTGTTTGCTTCCTACATCAAACGGATCCACCATTCTAAACAAGATAATTAGCAACGTTAAAAAGGTATATCCTCATTGTGAAATAATTGTAGCTACCGGCTTTGAATCTGACAGAGTGGTAAAGGCTGTTTCAAAAGAGGTTAGAATTGTTGAAAACCAGCTTTATTCTGAAACAAATATGGTAGAAAGCATAAGGCTATCATTAAATAATGCCGTGAATAACGATATTATAATTATCAATGGGGATTTGATATTCAATGTTTTTACTTTGCAAAATCTTACACAATGTGGGTCTTGCGCTTTAATAGACACACAAAGCAGATTTCAAAAAAACGAGATAGGAGTCACGATTGTCGAAGACAGCGTCGTGCATTTTTCATACGGGCTGCCTGCCAAATGGGCGCAAATAGTCTACCTAACGGGTAAAGAACTGGATCTTTTTACGACATTTTGCAACGATAGGGAAAATAATAAAAGGTATACATTCGAAATATTAAACATGGTAATTGAAAATGGTGGACGCATACTGGCGGATGAACCAAAGGGAATGCAAATAACAGAAGTGGATTCTATAAAAGATATTCCGCGCTGGGATAAATAAAATGAAAGTAATGATTTCAAGCGATGGCCCTCACGCACACTACCATATTAGAATGGGGTGGGGCAAGGTTTTTGACTCCATGGGGTATGAGGCAACTTTATGGGACATACATAAAAAAAATGCTTTTGATGCTTTTGACGAATTCGAACCAGACATGTTCTTTGGGCAGACATACAATTTAGATGACGCCTTATATAAATGCATAAAAGAAAGGCCGCACCTAAAAGTCATGATGAAAGGCTCTGACTGGGGTGATATGCAAAACGAAATAAATCCTGACCAATATGGCGTTTTGTTTGCTAATGAAGAAGAGAAAAAGCTTGTAGAAAAACTGAAAACGGAAACGGGAAAGCCCGACTTCTTACACATCTATTATCACGACAACTGGGTGGGAAAAACACACAATGGGTGGGAGGAAGCTGGCTGTAGGACAGTATCCATAATGAATGGCGCTGATATATTTATGTATACCAGAGGCGTATTCAAGCCAGAATATGAATGCGACGTGTCGTTTGTTGGTGGGTATTGGCCCTACAAAGCGCAGAACATAGACAGGTATCTGATGCCTTTAACCCACCCGGTCGGCAAGTACAATGTAAAGTTTTTTGGAAACCAAGGATGGCCCGGTGCCCACTATATGGGTTGGATTAATGATGATCAGGTCAAACATCTTTTGTCTTCTTCTAAAATCTGTCCAAACGTCAGTGAGCCACATGCCACAGACTTCGGCTTTGATATAAACGAAAGAACTTTCAAGATTTTGTCTAATAGGTCTTTTTGTATTTCTGACCATGTTCAATCAATGAAGGATGATATTTTCACCAACGACGAAATTGTTTTTGCAGACACCGCCGAAGAATTTCACGAGCTTGTTGACCATTTTGTGAGATATCCCGATGAAAGACTTCCTTATATCAGAAGAGGATATAAAACCGTTATGAATGATCACACATATTTTCACAGGGTGTCCAAGATGCTTCGCGAGTTTGGCCTAGAAGATGAATCAGAGAGATGTCTGGCGGTATACGAACAGGTAAAAAAGATGATGGGGATTGAAGTATGAAACTAACATTCGGGATTGTTACATACAGCGGTCACGATGGAACAGACAATGTCCCGAAAGTAAACCAAATCATTGACGCTATCGAAGAAGAAAATATACCCGAATATGAGATTATTATTGTTGGCGATTTTGCATGGGAGAGAAAAAATACCCGCGTAATAAAATTTGATGAAACTGTTAAGAAGGGTTGGATCACTCGCAAAAAAAATATAATCACAGAAGAAGCCAAGCATGATATTATTGTATACACACATGACTATATCAGGCCGGTGCGAGGATTCTACAAAGGGTGGCTAAAATTTGGTGACGACTGGGACATCGCTATGAACGTCGTCAAAAATTACAATGGGGCTAGATACAGAGACTGGGTGGTGCTAGACGATCCAAGAGTTAAGCCCGGATGGGTTCAAAAGGAGCCGTGGTGTCCACCGGGAGGAAAAATAAGAGAAGGGCGATCATTTTTTCCGCCGTATGATTATAAAGATACTAAATACATGTATATTTCTGGCGGATATTGGGTTGCTAAGAAACATGTAATGCAAGAAGAACCTCTAAACGAGGACGTGGTGTGGGGTCAGGCAGAGGATGTCGAGTGGTCTGACAGAATAAGAGAAAAGTACAAGTACGTAATGAATACTCATTCCGCCGTAGAACTAACACATTATAAAGATCCGATTCTTCCTGCGATTGCTCATTATTTGATGAGCAATACTTATATTAGAAGAGATCTATCTACATGATTAAACTGGTTATTTTCGATTTGGATGGTGTTCTAGTAGAAGCTAGAGATATACACTATCACGCTTTCAATAGAGCGCTAGCTTCCATCGATGACCAATATATCATTAGTAGAGAAGAACACCTCTCCACCTATGATGGTCTACCCACAAGAAAAAAACTAGAGATATTGACTAAAGAGAAAGGTTTGCCAAAAGAAACTTATAAAGAAATATGGCAAAGAAAACAAGAATGTACCGCCGATGTTATAAAGGAAAAAGTTGAAATAAGCGACCACAAGCGTATTACTAAAGTATTAGAGGTATTAAAAAGAAAAGGCTATCAGATATACTGCGCCTCTAATTCTATCAGACATAGTGTAAAGCTTATGCTTCTATGCGCCGGATACATGGAGCATATCGATGAATACTTCTCAAACGAAGATGTGCAGTCTCCTAAGCCCCACTCAGAGATTTACTTGCTCTGTATGGTAAAAGCGGGAGTCAACCCAAAAGAATGCCTGATTATAGAAGATTCTCATGTCGGCAGAAAAGCGGCTAGCGAATCTGGTGCCCATGTTATGGGTGTGAAGGGTTTAGAAGATGTAACGCAGGAAAATATTAACAACAGCATAGCGAAGGCTAACAAAACAAATAAATCTAGATTCCTAAAACCTAAATGGCAGGGGGGCAATATGAAGGTTCTAATCCCAATGGCGGGGGCTGGTTCGAGATTTGAACAGGCAGGATACACCTTTCCAAAACCACTCATAGAGGTGGGCGGAAAACCAATGATCCAGCTTGTGGTAGAAAACATCAACGTAGACGCCGAGCACATATTTATTGTGCAAAAAGAACACTACGAAAAATATAATTTGCAATATTTGTTACACCTAATTTCTCCAAGTTGCCAAATTGTACAGGTGGATGGTATAACAGAGGGGGCAGCGTGCACTACGTTGCTCGCCAAAGAGTTTATTGACAATGATGAGCCTCTCTTGACAGCCAATTCAGACCAATTCGTAGACTGGGACAGTAATGAGTTTTTGTATGCTATGCAAGCAGACGGCGTGGACGGCGGAATACTTACGTTCGACTCCGTGCATCCCAAATGGAGCTTTGCCAAAGTTGACGACAGCGGATTCGTAACAGAGGTGGCAGAGAAGAAGCCTATCAGCAATAACGCAACGGTTGGAATATACTACTGGGCCAAGGGTAGCGACTACGTTAAATATGCAGAGCAGATGATAGCAGCAGACAGGCGTGTGAATAACGAATTCTACGTTTGCCCTGTTTTCAATGAGGCTATAAAGGACGATAAAAAGGTTAGAATATTCCCAATAGAAAATATGTGGGGTTTGGGAACCCCGGAAGATCTGGAAATTTTTCTAAAGAAGTAGAATGAAGCTTATATCACATCGCGGAAATCTGATTGGCGCAGACCCCGGAAAAGAAAATAGACCATCCTACATCAAGAACGCCCTTAAATTGGGATACCATGTTGAGATTGATGTTTGGAACCTGAATGGAGCTTGGATACTAGGTCACGACGACCCACAGTTCGAAGTCGATATTGACTTTCTTATGAACAACAAGCTTCTCTGTCACGCAAAAAATTTAGCCGCCCTAGACAAGATGCTTATCCACACAAACATACACTGTTTTTGGCATCAAGAAGATCACTACAGTGTAACCAGCAACGGATACATAGTTAGTTATCCCGGCTATGACATAACCTCTAGAACCATTTGTATGAAGCCTGAGCTAGCTTCTCCAGACTCCCTACAAAATTGCTACGGTATATGCTCCGACTATATTCAAAAGTGGGGATCACATGTCTGAGATTAGCATAACCTTTTTACAACACAGGCGTGATTACATAGATCTGTTCATACACTTCATCAATAAGATTAAGCCAGAGAACAGAAAACTTCTCAGTATAAACTTTATGATGACAGACAATCTAGATCTTAGCTATCTAGAAACAGATGTTCCATACAAGCTAATGTATTTTAGTGGCAGGAAACCTACAAATAACTACAAGGCCAAAATGTGGGGAATGCTTGAAGAAAATTGTAAGTACACGGTCAAGTTTGATGAAGACATTATCATGAGCAATCATGTGTGGGATTATATGATTGAAAACAGAGAATTGCTATATGAAGACCCCAACGTATTGTTACTTACCCCAGTAGTAAATATTGGTGTTCCCACCTGCGATATGTTTATAGATGATTTTTGCTCCGAAGAGGACAAGAGCACTCTTCATAAAATGTTTCTATCTCAGGATATGGAAAAGACGGCTGGAGAAAGGTGGGGTAAAAAAGGCTATGACGTTTTAAATAAACACACTCTAGAAGCAGACGTTTGGAATCCAGACGCATACTGGAAAACAGTAGGCGAAATAGAGTCTGAGCTAAAAGGCGTACATCCGGTTAGAGTTGATTTTGAGGCGCAGAAAATGTTGGCCGACGTTGTAACAAATAATGTGCCATCCTTTCTTGAAAAGAATGACTATAGTATAGATAAGACTTGGAGGCCATATTTGTGCAATGACACTTGTATGATGAGAACTGATATGTATAGACACATTGAAGATGTTCGTCCGTTTGAGCCATACGATGAAGTCCCCATGAATATTTATGCGCAAGAAAACGATCTTCGTTTTGGGTTTATTAGAAAAGGCTTAGCCCTACACACCTTATACGGATATGTTTCAACTGGGCATGAAGACAGGCTGGAGTTAGAGAACGAAATTTATCGATCTATTAAAAGCTCAGTACAATGAATCCAGAAGACGTAAAAAAGTATATGGATAAAATCCATCCACTACCACATATAGAATACCACAAACACGATCCTAAAATTATTATTCCAAAGCCAAAGGAAGAAACAGATGAAGAGCCTGAAGGAGATAGCTCTGGACACCCCCGATCACACGATGCTTGAAGCCCCCGTACTGCATTATACGGAGGTTTACGATAAATTCTTTGCGGAAGTTAGACAAGAGAAGATCAGATTCTTGTTGATCGGGATCGGCAAGGGCGGCTGTGTCAAGATGTGGAAAGAGTACTTTCCCAATGCTGAGATCTTTGCCATGGATATTAGACCAGAGTGCAAGGAGTTCGAAGAAGAGAGGGTTGAGGTTCACATTGGGGATCAAGGTGATCCAGATTTTATCGCCTCTTTTCTAGAAGAAACCGGAGGTGGATTCGATATTATTATCGATAGCGGTGGCCACCAGATGTATCAACAAATCAACTCAGTTCTCTTGCTGTGGAACTCTGTCAACCCAGAGGGCCAGTACATTATTGAAGACACTCATACTTCTTATTGGGCACACTTTGGTGGAAGCATCCATGGTCCCAACATGAAGGTTCAATCGCCCGGTCAGATCCAGATCACCACCGTGGATCTATTAAAGTCGTTTATTGATAACCTACACGCAATACACACGGGCAGGGATACAATGTGGGACGCTGACTATGCGGAATACATGGAACTTAAGAATTCCGACAATCCTTATATTCATGCTAAAGTAATTGAACCTATCGATGGAATTAACGCTAGCTTAGAGTCAATGCATTTTTATGATTCTGTAGTTGTTATGGTTAAGGCATGATACTAATATCTAATAATCTTAGAAACTACATGAAGATACCTGATCACTACGTGATACGGGTAAATCTAGCATGGACATTTTCCCTTGATGATCTAATAGAAAATCTTGACAGTTACCCCAACGACTTTTTTATTGATATCCCGTCTGGAAGAACAAAACCCCCAAGCAACAAGTACAGCTTAGAAAAGCTATATCCCCTCTTTACCGAAAGGGTAAATGTAAGATATCTTGCTATTTCGAACGTGGAAAAATCTTCCCAGCTAGATAACTACCAGATGTTTGGCGCCCGGCCAATTCTTGTTCCCAAAATTGAAAGTATTGCTGGAGTAGAAAACATTGACGAAATAATGTCTGGTATAAAGACAGAAAAAATCATTATGATAGATCACGACGATTTGCACACATCGCTGATAAATAACGGAGTGTCTCCTTCTAAATTGTATTCAGACTATGTAGACCCTCTATTGGAACACTGCGATAACAACAATATAAAAGCTCTAAGAACCAGAGGGATAGTCTTTAGTGATGAGTGAATTACCCAAAATTTTAGTATCTTCAGTGATAAGGTCTACCAACAGGGGGGATAGCCACGGGGGTTTGTATGTCGTAGACCTAGAACAAGGATCATACGAACAAGTCCTTGATTGGAAGTACGACCACATCAATTGGGATAGCGGCGGGGGAGACAGGGGGCTGAGAGGACTGGCCTTTTATGGGGGTGAGCTTTACGCCGCTGGAGCAAGGGCTATATTTGTCTTCAATAAAGATTACGAGCTTGTCAGACAATATAGACACAACTTGCTTGCGGGAACACATGAAATATGCATATACAAAGATATGCTCTTTAGTATATCAAATGAATATGACGTAATTATGATTTTTGACCTGAAGACCAGAGAGTGGCTGTTTGGTCTCAAAACTACTCTGAATAAGCCGGTGGGAGTTTTCGACACAGAGTCACCAATGGTTCCTGTGTTTGACGAGAGTGGAGATGTAATTGCAGACGAAAACGATCCTACTATACCCAAGTGGGAGATGCTCCCTAAAGATGACACGATGCACTTAGATAGCTTATCCATACATGATGACTGGCTGTACTATTCTGGATCTAAAGTGGATCATTTATACGCTTTAAATATAAAAAGCCTTCAACATCTAGCTCAAAAGTTGCATTTTCCCATGACCCATAATGCGCAACCTTGGAAAGATGGTGTTGTGTTTAATAGGTCTGTTGAAAGTGACACCTCCTATCAGGTAGATAACGAATTAGTAAAACACTGGAGGACTCCAGCATATCCGAAGCCGATCACAAACTTCTCTTATGACGATCATGCTAGAGTCGGGTATACCAGAGGCATGGTACTAACTAAGGATCATGTGATTGTAGGAACGTCACCGGCTTCTGTCCATGTTTATTCTTTGGATTATGACTTGCCGGTGCAATCGGTTTATCTGAGCTACGATGTAAGGAATAGCGTTTGTGGAATGTGCGCTATTGAAGCACCAAAAGAAACCTTTGTTAACTGGACTATGGCGGATAAAGTATGAAAAAATTCTTAAGCCTTGGCAAACAGCCGATAGCAAATGCATTTATCACCCCCGGCGAAGACCAAGATGAATTCTTCTACGATCTAAATGTTGGTTTCGATAAAGAAACTAAGCTTGTTTCTCACATGGATTTTGTTGATCCGATATTGATGTTTAATGATAGCTATGTATATAATACGTCTAGCTCTAAAACTATGATTAAACATTTTAAAGAAACGGCAAAAATGATACAGGAAAGATTTGGCCCTGATAGAGTTTTAGAGATTGGAAGCAATGACGGTACATTTCTAAGACACTTTGGTATAGCCCACGGAATGGGTATTGAGCCTTGTGAAAACTTTGCTGAATTTACTAGACAAATGGGATTTATGACCTATAGTGATTTCTGGAACAATAAGCTTTCTGTAGAAATAGTGGGTAGGCACGGAAGGTTCTATACAATATATTCTGCAAACTGCATCTGCCATATCCCAAATATCAAAGAAACTCTTGAAGCTATATATTTTGCCCTAGACGACAATGGCGTCTTTATCTTTGAAGACCCTTCTCTATTAGAAATGATTGAGAGAAATTCATACGATCAAATTTATGATGAACACGCCCACATATTTTCTGTAACGGCTTTAAACAATCTGTTAAAAGAAGCGGGAATGGAAATTTTTAGTATAGACAAAACGCAGGTCCACGGTGGGTCTAATAGAATCTACGCACAAAAGGAGGGAGGCCCACACCCACACGATGGAGCCTTAGAGTTAGAGCTAGAACAGGAAAACTTGGCCGGTCTAAACGAGGTGAAAACTTACACCGCCTTTGCCAAGAGAGTAAAAAACTCCAAAACAAAGCTGCTAGAGCTTCTACACGACATTAAGGATGGTGGAAATAAAATTATAAGTTATGGCGCTACCTCCAAGTCCACGTCTGTATTTAATTACTGTGGAGTTGGCCCGGACTTGATTGACTACATTACAGATACAACCCCGGACAAACAGGGTAAGCTGTCTCCCGGCGTACACATCCCAGTGGTATCTCCAGAGGAAGGGTTTGACGACTCCGTGGATTATGCTTTCTTAGGAGCGTGGAATTATCTGGAAGAGATCACAAAGAAGGAAAGCAAGTTCCTGAGACGTGGTGGGCAATTTATCACACACGTCCCAGAAGTGCGTGTTTGTAGAGGGGAACCGGCCAACGTATGAAAAACGTGCTTGTCACTGGCGGGTTAGGTCACATAGGATCTGCGCTGGTAAAAAAGCTGGCCCCGGACTACTCTGTCACCGTAGTAGACAATCTACTCACGCAGAGATATTGTTCTCTGTTTAGCTTTAATCAACCGGTTAAGTTTATAGAGGGTTCATTTAAGGATGTTAGTCTAGATGGAATAGACACCGTCATCCATTTGGCAGCAATCACAGACGCCGCCAGCAGCTTCGGGAACAGGAAGGAGATCGAGAAGGTCAACGTCAGGGACACTCAGAGCTTCATCAAGAGGTGCAAGGACTCTGGCGTAGGGCTATTCGTGTTCCCATCTTCTACGAGTGTGTATGGCGTGTCAGCAGACGTGGTGTTCGAGGACGACGATCAGTATCTGAACCCCCAAAGTCCCTATGCAGAATCAAAACTAGAGATTGAAGAAACCATTCAACAAAGATTGGGCGAATCTTGCAAATACCTAATACTCAGACTTGGCACTATCTTTGGTCCTAGTCCCGGTATGAGGTTCCATACGGCAGTTAATAAATTCTGCTATCAGGCGGCTTTAGGTCGGCCACTAACTGTATGGAAAGATAACTACGACAAAGCTAGACCGTATCTAGGAATTAACGATGCCTGTTGTGCTATTGACCATTTCCTAAAAAAGAGGGGTGTTCATGAAGATCGACACAGGAATAAAATATATAACGTCCTAACAGAGAATGTAAAAACTAGGGACATAGTAGACTTTCTTGACAAGATGGTGGGCGTGGAAATTGAGATGGTAGACACCCCCCTGCTTAATCAATGTTCGTATATTGTGAGCAACCAAAGACTTAAGGCGGGGGGTTTCTATCCGAAAGACAACATGCTTGACGAAATCTTTAAAACCCTGAAGCTTCTAGGGTGGATAAACAAATGACAAAAAAGAAATCAAGAAAAAGAAAACCAGCATGGATGCGTGTGGCTAGAGGGGGTAGGAAGAGAAAAAAACAAAACTGGGCCACAGCCCGCAAGGGAAGAAGGACAATATCTAGGAAGTTCTAATGAAGACAGTATTAGTATCAGGCGGTGACGGTAAGTTTGCCAGCAAGCTGAAAGAGTCAAAAGACTTTGATGTTCTCGCGCCCCCCAAGAACGTAATGGACGTACAGAACCTTGAACAGGTAGACTATCTTATTGAAATGGTCAAGCCAGACTATTTCATTCATGCTGCGGCCTTAACCAGACCCATGTCCCTTCACGAAGAAAATCCGCATACCAGTATTACCACAAATATTGTTGGAACTAGTAATGTTGTCTTGTCTTGTATGAAGCATAAGATAAAGCTTATTTACATTTCCACTGATTACGTCTACCCCGGAGACGATGGTGATTACTCTGAGGAAGATGCTCTACTTCCTTTCACAAAATACGGATGGTCTAAACTGGGAGGAGAGTGCGCTGTACACATCTACGACAACAGCCTAATATTGAGAATGTGCATGGCAAACAAGCCGTTCCCCCACAAGAACGCTCTAGCAGATGTAACCAAGAGTTTTATCTACGACGACGAAGCGGCGAAAATTACGTTGCAACTTTTGGACGAGACGGGTATAATAAACGTAGGAGGAAGGGCTGAGACAGTATACGAATTCGCGCAACGGGAGAACCCAAATGTTGGAAAAGCATTCCTCAAAGATGTCGAGGATGTTGCTATGGGCGTGGATTCTTCTATGGATATTAGTAAGTTAGAAAGCATAATATGACATGGGAACACCCCCAAATTCCTTCCTCTTACGAGGACGAAACAATTGGAAAAACCTTATATGAGTTAATTTTAAAAAACAAATCTAAAAAGATTATAGAGTTTGGAAGTTTTGGCGGGTGGACGGCTGTTTGCATGGCAATGGCACTAAGAGATTCTGGAGGAGAGGGGACAGTAACTAGTTATGATATTGGAAACCAAATTATAAGCGCTCCTTTGACAAAAAAAAGCGAACACATAGGACTGTATTCAGAGATAGATAGGATGGATGTTGAAAAATATATCAACTTTGAGATAGCAGATTATTACCAGTGGATGGAACAGCCCCTTAAAGGAGATGAGTTTGATTTCCTCTATGTGGATGTGGGAAACACACAACAAACAATAAAGCTGTTGAGGCAAAAATGTCAATCCCACATAGACAACGGAGCCGTAGTTTGCTTTGAGGGTGGGGGTGTGTATAGAGACGCTTTTGTTGGACGGGCGAATTCTGGGTATTGGCTTGATAATCACGACATAGCTGAGTTAAATCCAGTGAGAGAAGAAGTAAGATTTATCACCCTCTTTGAATTTGACAATATTATTACCGACTCTCTTTCAGTTCTTGACAGGGAATAGTTGGATGATTAGTTTCGACGACATTCAGTTTCATGAAGATGACCGCGCTCAACGGGCGATGAATGTCTTTAAATATCTCAATGGTGGGCAAATCAACATATCCTATGTCAACTCAACCCAACACGTTGTAGCGTGGCATAAACACAACATCCAGACAGACTATTGGTTCTGCATTAAAGGGTCATTCAAGGTTGGTCTGGCAGAAGAAATACCGGGAGTACCGGGAGAGGGTGGACAATACTTCGACACAAAGTTTGAGTATCTATCTGACAAGAACCCCAGAGTCTTGGTAATTCCGCCGGGAGTCTATCATGGGTACAAAGCCTTGGAACCCGGATCTATTATGTTGTACTACTTATCAGAACAGTACGACCCAAACGACGAGCTAAGAGCAGAGGTTGGTGCGTTTGGGGAGGACTGGGAAACAGAAAACAAATGATTCGCCTGTTCAACATTGAAGACTACAAAATAGACACAAGAGATTTTTCACATCTCTTACACGATAGAGTAGTCGCAGAATTTGAAGAGGAGTTTGCAAAGTATGTGGGCGCTGGCTACGCCTGTTCGGCCAACAGTGCCACCAGCCTAATCACTCTTGCCTTGTGGAACAAAGGAGAGACGGTTACAATACCTAGCGTGATACCTATAGTGGTTCCAAACGCTATCATTAGGTCAGGGAACTACCTAAACTTTCGCGATGACACACGCTGGGTCGGAAATGTATACAGGCTGCATATGTTTAAAGATTATTCCATTTATGATTCAGCCCAGCAGGTTGAAAAAGATCTATTCAAAAAAGAGGCAAGCCCGGAAGACTTAATGGTTTTTAGCTTCTACCCTACAAAGCCGGTTGGAAGTTGTGATGGTGGGATGGTCGTGTCTGACGATAGGGAGAAGATAGACTGGTTTCGCAAGGCGGTTATGAATGGTTCAACAGCCTCGAACGACTCTTGGGATCGCGAGTTGATATTCCCCGGATGGAAGATGAACATGAATTCTATCCAAGCTCACATCGCTCGAAAAAACCTGCACAGGCTAGAAGAAAAGAACGAAAGATTGGCGGAAATAAGAAAGGCTTACAATAAGGGATTTAACAAGGCTAATAAGAGCAGTCATTTATATAGAATAAACGTTAAGGATAGGGACAGCTTTATAGATGAGATGCGAGAGAAGCTCATATTCTGCGGAGTACATTACCAAGCATGTCACTTACGCCCTGTCTATAACGCCCATAAAGAACAAACCGCGTATAAGTATTTTAAGAAATCCAAGAAAGACGCCAAGACAACAGCGAGTATTCCTTTTCATGAAAACCTCACCAACGAAAATGTGGAGTATGTAATTGAGCAAGTCCGTAAAGCTAGACGGGTGCTTAAGGCAGTGCGTTGAAGATAACGGAACGCTAGTGCCCATAGACTTTTCGGAACTCACCTTTGCTCCGAAAAGAGTATTCTATGTGGCTGGAGTTCCAGCGGGAGATCAACGTGGACACCACGCGCATTATAAAACACAACAACTTTTGATTTGTGTGCAAGGGAAAATATCGGTTCATTTATACGATGGTTACAAAACAGAAACGCTTGTAATGAGGCAGCACGAAAGCGTTTTTGTTGATAGAATGATTTGGGATTCACAGACATACGAAACCGGAACAGACATAATGTTGTCCCTGTGTTCTACAGAATATGATAAATCAGATTATATAGAAGATATAAACGAATTCGAGAGGATGGTATGCAAAAAATAGGAGTCATGCTTAGTGATTTGGGAGCTTCCCAATTATCATTTAATGTGGTTACTAAGCTTAATGAAGAATGCGAAAAAAGCAATAACGATTTCGTAGCCTTTGTAGAAAATATTACCAATCATATTATTCCGCCAAGCTTTGCCATAATGGGAATAAATGAAATTTGGAGTTTCGATGGAACTCTGGTGGCTACGTCTGCCTCTACCGCGCTACACTTATCAAAAGCAGCAAACCCCGCCAAGAAGTTCTTTTATGTTTGGGATCTTGAATGGATGAGACCACACGGAAAAGATTTCCAATATATGGTGAAAGCGTTCAACAACCCCCAAGTTAAACTAATAGCTAGAAGCTCGGAGCACGCTCTGGCTATTAAAAATTACTGTAACAGGGATGTTTACGGGGTGGTAGAGGATTTTAATATGAAACAACTATACGAGGTGATTAATAATGTCTCTGACTAAAAATCAAGAAAAGTTTATTGTGGACGAGTATGTAAAAAAGAATAAGAGTACTTATGAAATATCTGAATCTCTGGGAACATACCCAAACAAAGTAAGAAGAACTCTCGTTAGGCTCGGAATAAAACTACGAGACAAAAGTAAGGCTCAGGCAACAGCTATCCAAAGTGGACGACATAAACATCCAACAAAAGGAACCGAGAGATCGGAAGCCGACAAAATCAAAATTAGCGAGGGGATGTTTTCTCATTGGAGCCATATGAGCGATGAGGAGCGGCTAAACCGCTCTGAAATGGCTAAAAAACAATGGGAGGGTATGTCGGAAGAAGAACGATCCAATCTCCGTAGAGCGGCAGCAGAGGCCGTCAGAAGGGCTGCTAAAGAGGGGTCGAAAATGGAAAAATTTCTCAGAAAGGGATTGACAAAAACCGGACGAAGTGTTATATTTCATAAAATGGGTCTCGTCGCAAACCAGAAGCTAGAAATTGATTTGTTCCTCCCAGATTCGAAAGTTGCCATCGAGGTCGACGGCCCGTCGCACTTCTTTCCAATATGGGGAGAAGAAAACCTTCAGAAGACAATTAAATCTGACGCTCATAAATCTGGACTACTGTTACAATCTGGATATGTAGTTTTAAGAATTAAGAATATAACAAAGAACTTTTCAGGGAAAAAGCAAAGAGATCTATTAGCAAGAGTTGTAGAAATTTTGGAAGACGTGGAAAAGCAATTTCCAGACAAATCAAAACGGTTTTTGGAGATTGAAGCCTAATGGTAAATTATTCTAAAATCAAAGTATTAGAACTAAAACAGGATCTGGTAGACATTGGTTTATCGAAAGAAGCAATTGATAGTCTCAGTAAAAAGGAACTAATAGATTTGCATAAACAAAATACTAGCATGTTAGATCGCGTAAACATGGACGAAGAGTTTGAAGAGGTTAAAAATGAAATCTATGAAAACGAAAGCCCCCTTCAAGCACAGTTAAATCCAGAGGCCCCATCTTACGTATCTGCTGAATGGGCAGACTACGTTATGTCTCACTTTCAGCCCAACGAACTAATAGACGGTAATCCTGTTTGCGCAGGACTGCGTCGAGTAGCAGAACTATTGCTTGGAACTATTGTGGAAACAGGGCCAGAGCAAGTATTCCCCGCTACTGAAAGTGGAAAGCCGGGAAGAGCAACCGTCGTTTACAAGATCATTATTGATTGGATGAACACCGGAGCCTACAAAGTCTTTCGAGAAGTAGCTGATGTTTGGCATGGAAATACAGATGATCTATTTTGTGCCCACCCAGTTGCTACCGCTAGTACTAGAGCAGAGGGGCGCGCGCTAAGAAAAGCCCTGAAGATTCGAGCTTTGGCGGCGGAAGAATTAGCCAAAAAGGATATTGTTAGTATTGTTCAATCCACAACCACAAATGCTGACTGGAACCCTGAAGATACTATTAGTAATCAACAAGTGACTTTTGTTAATAATAAGTGTAAACAGCTAGATATTGATGTCCGTAAGTTTGTTAATATGGGGTCTAAGAAATATGAAAGTGTGAGCGATGTAACAAGAGACACAGCACAGAAGATGCTACGACAGTTGAATGATTACCAACAGAATGGTAGTATTCCAGAGCAAATCCAAGGTTACGAATCTGATTGGAGAGAGTAGAGTAATGAAGATTAACTACACATCACGTAGTGGCAGAATTTCGGTAGAGCTTGATGCTGAAACTCAGAGAGATGCTTTTCAGCAATTGTCTGATTTTCAAGAAATCTTTGACGAGCTATCTTGTGGAAAGTGCGCGTCGGAGAACCTGAGATTTGTAGTGAGGACTGTTGATGAAAATCAATACTACGAAATCAGGTGTTTGGATTGTGGGGCCAGACTGGAGTTTGGCTCTATGAAACAGGGCGGGAAGCTGTTCCCGCGCAGGAAGGACAAGGAAGGTAACTGGCTCCCCGATAACGGATGGGTCAAGTGGGACAAAGAGAAGGGCGCTTTAGTTTAATCTAAGGCTCACTTCTTTAAGATAAAAGCCCCGGTAGCATTACGCCGCCGGGGCTTTTTTTTGTCACCTCCCAAGGCGATGGCAATTAAATTTGCCGTGGGTTTCCCTAGAGATATTCTAGACTAACGTACAGTCCGTACTGAGTCTTTGATCCAATGCTCTTTGGAGACGCGCTTAAGGCTAGATACCAGTCGTGTTGCACGCTCTGGAATGTACTTCCAGTCCCGTCCTTAGCATATTCACCGCTAGGACCGGGAGCTTTGGCTAGGTCGACTATAATACCACTTCCACCAACAGTAAATGAGTTGTTTGGAAGTCTTACATCTTGATTGCCAAGAGTAGGAGTGCTTGTGTGTAGAGCAGAACCCCACCAGAACTCATCTCCAGACCCTAGCCCTGCGGGAGTGGCAGCACTACCAAACGTGTTCCAAGGATGAATAAGTTGGGCTACCTTGGTCCAAACTCCACTAGCGGGATTGTTTGCAGCTACTCTATCAAAAATACGCAATTTAGTATTTTGAGTTTTAACAGCACTTCCATGACTAAAACGAATATTTAAAGAAGCCCTGTTATTTGGGATGAATTTTAAACCAGTAGCTGGGGTGATACTAGTAACATATCCACTACCATCATTAACATACTTTACGTTATCAGAAGATGTGCCCTCAGAAGTTCCGTTACTGTTAGTAATAAAAGTTGTGTCTTGATATTTATTTAATTCTACTGACTGACCAAAAGCTCCTCCGAAAAACCCTAGTCCAGACCCGGACAAGTTTTGGAGGGCTGTGCCATTGCCAGCATAGAAGGTAATAGTCGCCATATTAAAATCTCCCTCATAGGATATCTTCTACAGTATTATACACCATTAACGACCCGCTTTCGGCCATTTTCCTATTGGGCAGTCTGCTGAAGCCCAACCGGCCTTTCTGTCGATAAAACAGCCACATTTCATACATCTTCCGCCAGATCTCCACTCACAAGTATCGCATATGCGCATTCTTTCGGCATAGTCTTCTTCACCTATATTCTTCATTCCGCTTTTAACATAGGCCCCAACGGCCTTTGCAAAACTCCAACCCTGAGTCATCAAATTGGGAGCGTTAAGATTCTGTTCCGGCGTTTCAATAGAAGATACCCCGTCTGTTGTTTTAGAGGGAGGCTCTACGGACTTGTTTTTCCCACAACTTGAACACCCCTTTTTAGCTTCTTCTGCAACCTGATCTCTATTAACATATGAACGTGCGTTGCCTAAAGAAGAATCTAGCAAATTAGGTAGCTCTTCGTCTTTATCAATAGGAACAGGAGAACAGTCTTCATTCTGCCCTGCTCCTTGACAATTCTCCCACGCCACAAAGTTGGGAATTGATATCTGACACTGTCTAATTTCTATAGGGTTCTTATAGCATTGATGTCTTTGACACCACTGTTTAGGAGACCCATTAATGTCACACTGACATTTGGTTCTTTTTTGCATCATATTTGCACATCCTCCCGTACTATCATACCGTCCATCTACTTAAAATCCCCAGCGTATACTCCAGAAACCCACCAGTAATCATTTCTTCCACCCCTATTCCACCACCTAGGCTCATACATTTCAACTAACTTATTGTAAGTAGAACGCCCTATTGGCACAGCATCGTCTGCTGGGCCTGTTATTGGACCCATCACATCCTGTCCTGCTGGCAATCCCAACATATGCCCAATTTGTTTCATGAGAACCCTTTTAATACTGTAAGCTCCCGGCTTATCGTATTCTGGAACCCAGTCTGGGCGCCATTTTACAGAACTGTCAATATACAGATCTCCCGCTATGCCTTCTTTACCTTCTGTTATACATTTGCACGGCTCCCCACCAGTAGAAGGAGCGTCTGGAGGATCTCCTCCTCCGGGTTGCGCCGGAATAACATTGCCGCCAACCTGCGGGCGAAAACCTACGCAGTTTTTGCCCAATTCGGGATACATTAACTCAAGATCACGATCAACACCAATCATATTATTAGCTTTTCCATATGGCGCACCAGCCCTCGGTAAGCAACTTACCCAAACCCCATCTGGGAGTTGCCTCATACATTTCATCCCACCCATATACCCACAAGCAAATGGATTTCCACTTGCGGGAACTAGCGGGGGATCTCTATAATCCCAACAGTGTCCAGCATTATTACAAACGTCTTTATTAACATAAGCGCTCCACGTCCAAGTCGCCCATATTAGATTGTTGGATATACAATCTTCTTCAGTGGTATAAGTCGTAATCTCTTGATTTTGGCTATTTATGCACACGCCACCACAACTATTTAATGGCTGGTTGCAATTCAAATCAAGGCAATCGTCCTGAGAATCAGACGTAGAACCTATTAAGAGTTTATCATACCTGTCTTCATTATACCGTAGACATTCTCCATGTAGCTCCACACTGTTTGGCCCAAATTTAGTTTGGTTTCCAATAATAACCCCCGTATTACAATCATAACACTGCCCCTTGCCTTCATTGGCCCATCTTTCTCTCAGGGCGTCGTACCAATTTACCATCCCTACTCTTACCTGACCAATTCTCGGACAACAATCGTCTTTTTCTGGCCATTCTAAACACTCGCCTCCGGTCTTCCCATAGAAAGGTGTGTCGAGCGATATCTTAGCCTCCCAAATGTTGGCCGTCCAATCAAATTTAGGATACCATCGGGCACGACGCCATATAGAACCGGCTGGGTTAGTCGGCCCAGCGGTTCCGGTTCCGACCCATTCGTGTCGATAAGCAGTACCCATCAAATTATCTTCACATTGTCTGCAATCATTAATAACGTTGCCGTATTTTTTTCTTACCCATTTATTGGCATCATGATCGACTGCCGAAGTACCATCTTCTCCTCTTCTAACTGTTATCTCATAGAGAGACACAATCTTGTCTGGCCATTCTATGTCGCCAAGAGGCGCTCCGATGCAGTTTGACCAACCAATCGCCTGATCATGATCTTTTCTGTACCAATGTCTACAATCGGTCTGTCGATCACCCCCATCACAATCGATAAATTCGCATTCAGGAACACCGTTGGTTGGCGCTCCAAATAAACCGTTGAGTTTAACGTCAGCGGTACAATCACCTTTAACACTAGCGTGAAATTCAGAAGTTTTTCTAACCGCAACAACTTCCATGTTTTCAGCTTCAATTCTAATAATGTCGCCAATCTTCAGCTTAAATTTTTCCGGCGTAGCTATAATACTAGGATTATGAACATCATTCCCGTCGTCAACAAAAAGATTTCCAGTGTTGTCAATTTCTGTTATGGTTATTATCGTATCACTAGAAGAGACGCTATTATATAGGCTAGATATTCCAATGGGGACTCCTCTAGAAGATCCTGTTCCAGCTTCTCCCGCTATCCAACACGATCCCCCAGTACCACATGTATCAGAATATACTGACCGTCGATCTCCGTCTCGACAAAGATGATATAAGCTTCTATTATCTATCGGGAAATAACCAATTCCTTCGTTAGCGTCGCCAATTAGATAGCCGTCATTGTCTACACAGTGGGCAACATCATCGCAGTTTTCTGTGCCGGGGGTATCATTTAGCCAGAGATAAATGCTGTCTCCTGCCGAGTGTCCTGTTCGAAAGGATGACGACGGATCCGCGCCAAACCCACCAACACCCCTAGTCACAGACAGTTTGTTGGTGGTAAGATTAGAAGAAGTAACCTCCATATACTCATTGCCAATTTTTATAAAGTCCCCTACTGCAAACAGGAGTGAATCAGTAAGATCACAGTCAGTTCTCTCAAGGGGGTCTCCAATATTTGAACCGGGGAATCTTAATGCTATTTCGAAACTTCCCGCTGTGCCGATATCATTTTTAAGGACTCTCTGGGTCTGTTGCCATCGCAATGGTGCGCAAGTTTGAGCATCTGTTCCAACGGTTGTCGGTTTGCCATCGCCGCATACTGACAATGTTTCTGTGCATCCTCGACGGGCTAATCCGCTTCCTTTATCGCAAGCGTCTTTACCTCCGCAACCGGGACAACTTGCAGTAGACCAATATATGTTATTGGGGTCGTTTTTGTCGACACACCAGCCAGCGAGTCCAAACCCACAACAGTCGTAGTCACACCCCGCCATCTCATCCATAATGCCATCTAAATTATAGTCACCAAGACATTGGCCGTATTTCTGCTCATACTCTTTACAACATGAGGAGGGAACATAAGTGTTGGTCGGGGTGAGAAAATGATCTCCCGCTGGAGACACGCAAGAAACCGTGCCTTGACAACACTCTGCACTTTTCGGTATGCACGGAAATAATTCTGAAAAACCGGGATTAAATATCCCCTGTCCATTTCCAAAGTCAGAAGACCAGTCCCCTTCAATCTCCTCCCAATAACCATCTACGTGATTACAACAATCTTCGTCTCCGATATCTTCTCGCACATATTTTGGATCTAGATACCACCTCAAAGGTACGTCTGGAAACAAATCCGCAGCGCCATCGGCGTCGGAATCTACTGGATCCCCAAACGCTTCCCCTGAAATCCATCGCAGGACTTCTATTTTTGGGTGAGTAAGACATGCATAGTATTTTGTCGATAAGCAGTCTTTGGGGTTGTCGTAGGACGTTCCACTGGCGGCATGAGCCATTTCCTCGCACTTATTACTACTAGATAGCTGCACAGAGGTAGCTCTCATATCATTGGCAGAACAGCCTTTAGCATAACAATGCCCGTTTGTTATACAAGAAGCCATGTTTTCCCATCTTCTTTCTGGGACTACGCCACCCGCTGTATCTCCACCGGGAAGCCTTGTAACACACCTACCAACCAGTGGGTAGTTGGTCGCCCTGCTCCATTCTGCAACGTTATATCGATCTACTTTATTACTAGGAACCTCATTACTAATGGCTGGTTCATGGCCTAGATTTATAAATCTAGCTCTCAACTGGTGGCTGTTGGCTTGTGGTCCCGGCGATCCTTGGGGGGTCAGGCCGGGATTTATATTGTGACTACCGGGGAATGGATGTTGAGGATCCGAAGGTGACGAACCGCCACTGGCCCAACTACCATGTCTTCTACCTGTAGCGGTGTAATCTGCGCGAGGAGACCATAGGCTTTCTAAGATATTAGACCATTCAACAAACGCTTCCTCTACACACTCAATAAACAAAGCTTCGGGAAGTACTTTTGGAGAAGTCCCAACGTTTACACCACCCCGATCAAACTCAAAACTATACGCACATTGTTGATGTGGGCCAGTGCAACTAGCACCAGCATCATTGGGGTCGTAATAATGCCAAGTGCCACCATCCGTCCAATCGCCATCGCCTATTACCGGTCCACCACCGGGTAACGCTATAGTAAACTCATTTCCAGAAACAGCAAGAACTACAAATTGCCCATTAGCTGCATTATTGCCCCCCACCTTAGAGCCAAACGGCTTGCCTTGGGTGTCATTCATAATCCCTATAAAAACAGGATCCCCCGGAGCTAGGTTAATCTCTAGTTGACCAACCTGTATTCTGGAAGTAATTTTAACAGGTTGTCCCTTTCCAGTAACGCCAATAATTTCTCCTGTAGATTGATGATCGTGTATTTTTAAGGCTTCGCCTACTTCTGTAGAAGTCCCCTCTCTCATTAGGGTCACAGAAACTTTTATAGATCCTTTATCATACAAAACAGGCGGCTCTCCGGGGCCACCACCGGGTTGTTCACCCTCTCCAGATTCTCCCATCCCGCACGGCTCTAGTATACACACGGCTTCTTTAAGAGGATACCAAGCCATATCATACAGGACGGGTGCTCCTAACTTCCAACCAAGCTGGTTCGTTGTGGGGCCAATTCGCCTCGTGGCCGGTACGGCGAGCCAATGGCTCTTTTCTCTCAAGCATTGACAACAAAAATCGCCTTCATGGCAATATCCGCCTCCATATTTGTTGTACGGAATAAGACCCTCTGGACAGTAGATGGGGGCAGGACACGTTTCTGGTATGTCTCCCATCTCTTGCATAAATTGTCCACAACCCGCAACCTCTCCACCGCCGTCTTGGACAACCTGAATGCACTGTCCGGTGGGTTCGCCCCCACCGGCTGAAGAGGTGGCGGCTAAGGTTACACCCTGACACATAGAAAGAGAATGTTGAATTGCGTCCCCAGTGCCCCTCGCGGTAGATTTTCCAAATACACCACCGGTAACTGTTGCATAATTTTCAAGAGATCGTGCAGCCTCGTCTTCATCCTCGCCGGAGATAGGAATGAAAAGAATAGAGCTTATTATAACGCCCTGCTCTTTAGCGCGTTGAGCTTGCACATCTGCTGCTTCATAACCCTCATTCGGCTCAACATCTGTCATAACAATAATAATCTTACGATGATCTTCCTTCTCGATCCAACTTCCAACATCTCCATCAAGAATCGACCGAACACCATCGACATGAGCCTCTGCTAGAGAGCCGCTACCACCGGCAGGCTCAAGAGAATCTAGGGCTTGCTCAAAAGATATAGCGTTTTCATAACCCAAAGAGGTGTGCGTGATCGTATCGGCTGAGTCTTCTTTGAAAGTTACCAAGCCAAGCCTGTAATTACCATCGGAAGCCTCGTCAATAATATTTACATATCTGTCAACATCTGCTCTAATGGCTTCAACTTGGCTCACCATGCTGCCGGTGATATCAATAGCAAATACCACATCCATACCACTACTACACTGAATAGTCCCTGTTGTCAAAGAAGCAGGTGGCGCTGGCCAATCTGGTTGCTGGCAACCGTTTGGACAGTCGTTGGACATATAAACTTGATTAGCATTAATTCCCTCGGACTTACTATTATTACACATGCACTCCCAACAAATATCACAAATATTTCCACTAATTAAGTTTCTTATCCGACAGGTAGGATCGTAGGCTGGGTGTCCACACGGATAACAGCATTCACAGCCCGCTGGCTGATTACCACAACAAGAGGTCCACTTTTTAGTAATATTACCGGGATAATATAACTGTCCTGATTGACCAAGCATAGTAGCTGCTGGAGAATTGGGCACAGTAGGACAGCTTATAGCTGGAAAATATTCTCCATACGGACAAAATATATCTTCAGGTGGATGATAATACAAAAATGGGAAAATTCCGGGCCACTTTCCGTCACAGCCCCAGTCGCTAGAATGATCTCCTTCATCACAATGCCCACAACACCAAGGTTTGGCCCCTACTATCTTGGCGTCAGTCCAACAATCCCCCAAGCAGGCTTCGCACAAATCTAATGTCCACGCTCTGAAGCAATCTACTACAACTTCCCACCATCCCTCGCAATAGATATTACACTCTCCTATAGTCCCATGAATATTACCTATGTCGGCTACAAATCTGGTAACTTCTGGATGCTCAACACACTCAGCATCTCTGTCCGCTGGTTGATCACATGGCGGGGCGGGTTCTCCGGGGCCGGGTTTGTGGCAGATAGCCCAAAGATGTGGATGAGTAAATTGTGGTCTTAAGTGCCAACGTTCGGGGCGAGCATTAAGACAAAGGCCCGGCTTAACAGGAAAATCTGCACCCATTGCTCCATTGTTAGATCCACCCGGCAAAGTGCATTGATATCCATAAGTAGGTTGTTCCCACACTAATGAGTTAGGACATCTAACCCCTTCTCTTATGTCGGGGGGAGGAAGCGGAGTTTCACATGATGGATCTGGCCATTTTGTATACCGACATCCATCCGTATCAGGATGTTTAAGTGAAAGATCACAAATGGCATCCACCGCTCCACACTCATTTATTGTTTTTCCGGGTGTATCACTGCCTACTGGGGTAAAACCTAATCCCGTGCCTGAGTTTCCATTCTGATCTTCATAGTGAGAAAGCGTGGTAATGGTCGAGCCACGTTGCGCATTAGCCTGAATTGTAAGTTGTATTGTTCCTCCATTAGCCTCATCTTCCGAAAGACATCCACACTCATAATAACTTTCCCATATACAATCCGTATGGAGTGATGTCTCGCCTGTGGGAGTACCGTAGTGGTGATTACAACAGTCACCCTCTTTTGGAGTGCTAGTCGAGCCGGGGAAAGATGGCTTAGGGTCTTTAGAACACCCATGACCAGCAATATTTCTATTACTAAGGGTTTTTGTTCCGCAGATAGACGAAGGACCAACCTTGGCTTGTGCTTCTTCACATACACACTGGTCTTCGCAAAACTCATTGCAGGGTTTGCAACACGCCTGACATAGATTCTCGATCATCCCCATGAGTTCGGGTTTATTCCCTTTTCCATCATTACAATACTGATGTGGGGCTTGTAAACCCGCCCATAAAGCATTCGCCGCTGGGCAAGCGGGTATAGGCTCCAGACAACTAGCATCACAATCTGGAGGCTCTTTAGTACCATGAAGACATTCAAAACCATCAGTAACGCAATCTGGTTTGAAACAATCGCATTCCTCACCATCAAATACATTGGTAATTTGTTCTCGGCATGGGCATTCACAACCACAACTAGTTTTTATTTCGTCGGGCTGCACAGGAATATCCACGCTTATTGTCCATGAGCCATCCTTACACGCAGATCCCAGATCCAAAAAGCCATCGTCGCTTGCCACGCCGTGTTTATTGCCAAATGTCCACTGTCTACAAGGCTCAGTTCCCAGCACATTGTCTTCAACGGGCCTCCAAGCCACAACATGCAAAAGCCAAGAACCGTAATCTGGAGGATATTGAAGATGGCCATGAGCAGTCTTGGCTGGAGCGATACAAACTAAAGTTAGTTCCCAAGGAATAGTGACGCCATAACCAAGATTGTTCGGCTTTCTTTCCGGCCCGCAACTATCCTCGTCGCAATATAAAACGGGGGGACCACAAGTGTTCTCTGTGTGCCCTTGCCATACCACACAGTGGTTGGGGCAACTATCGCATATAGGACTATCACCGGAACAACAGCATCTATTCCCGTCTGCATCTATCGGGACAGGAGCTTGTAAACAGCCTTGACTGTATTCAAAGCCTAACCCAATTGAGTTTCCTATTTTATAAGGAGGGCAAGATGATACACATTTATTGCAAGTGTCTAATTCGTCCTGCGTCCATGCGTCACACCATGAACTCCAAGTACCCCCTCTACACGCGCATTCATCTTGGTTCAACCCCGTGCCAAAGCCGGTCTTGATATTGGGTTTTACTCCTGTGACAGGATCTTCGCAGCACCCCGTAACTGTCATATCCGGGTTTATGCAATGTCCTTGATCAAGGCAATCCTTTGTCTGCATATGCCCTTGAAAATTTGTGTTACCCGCCATATCTGTTCTCATGCACTTGCACTTTGGGTCTGGACATGAGCAATTACTGTGCTGACACCCTACGTTTATACGATCTAGCTCGCCCATGGCCCCGACCATCTCAAGGCTACCATGCCATCCGCCAATCTCAAAACTAAATGTTTCGGGCGGAATCTGACACTTTGGATGCGGCCCACGCCCGGAATCACCGGTAGTGGTCATGGGGTAGTCGGAATAGCCAACCGCTGTTTGCTCTACGGCGCCACCACCACAGCCATAGCCATAACATGTAGAAAAGCCTTTACAAGCCATTACTATCCTTTCCTATGGACACTGCACGCCAGAGAACGGGCAAGCCTCGGTTGTTACTGGACCCTCTGTCCATAAATCAGTAGTACATATCATCAAACTTGATTCACCGTCTGCATCAACCTTGCAATAAACGGATGTAACAAGAGAAACTTGTGTAAATTGAGCCTGCAAAACCCAATGTATAGGGAATTTTTTGTGCGTTACTGGGTCTGTAAATATACGACCGGTGTCGATAGTAAATATTGACCTACCAGCGGGCATTGGTTGATTTAACCAACCCCCCGATGTATATTGGGCGTCGCCTTCAACATCAAACCCTGTAATTTCTTCTAGTCTAATTTCAACAGCCCTATTTTTTCGAACAGTGGTTCCGCCAGCGGTAGTGGTCATGGGGTCTTCGCCAGCCCTAAACATGGCAATTGCGTCGTGAGTGCATCCACCACTGCAATAGCTATACATAGAACCTGCCGCTAAGCCAGAATAAGCTGCGCCCCTTGTTCCACCCACACTCCCCGACAGAGCTAAAGGACCAGTAGGATTAACCGTTGTGGATAGCCAAATATCCCCAGCCCCACCCCCGCCAGCGCCTGCAACCCAGACCTTTTTATCATCATCCCATCTTAAATCCACTGGACCGGCTTTCCATAAGTCCTGTCTTTTTTTATGGTTGGTTAAAAACTTAGTTTCATCGTTGGGATCAGAAGGAACCGGAAGACCATCGACATCATACCCCCAACCAACCACAACTAGCGGACCTCTTAAACCCATACTCCTGTATTCATTGCTGTATTCTTTATCGGTAAGATTCTCATGCTTCTGATTTGGTCCAGTAACAGTCTTCTTGTTTTTTCTTCTATTGAGATCTCTCTTGTGGGTCTTATATTCTACGTGCCCGCCGATAATCCCTTGTATATCATGCCCTTTCCCCAGCCCATCATCAGTAAACGGGTTAAGATCTGATACGTTTGGCACGGGTCCAGTACTACCATCTTCAAAACCGGGTATATCGTAATGCTTAGTATTAAATTTATCTTTTGTTGCATTCCCAGTGGCAGTATTTAACTCTTGCTGAGTCATATGATCATAAGAAGTACAAAACGGTCTAAATAAACCGTCCAATGTCACACCGGCCTTTAAAGAGTTTGTTCGATAAGCGCCAGCTACAACTTCTTTTGAAGACATAATAGCTACGTTGGAAAAGAACTCGCTAATTTGGGCGTCTCCCTTATCGTTGACATCCTGAAAGCCTTCTCCTACAATCCAATGGTGAGGTGTTCCAGCGTTTGGTCCTCCAAATCTATTTGGTCTAATAGTTGGGAACAGCCCGCCTTTCCATCCAATCTTAGAGGGGTCAAGTATTTGTGAGTGTGGCATTCGCGCCCTAAGATCTGACTTTACCTTTTGGATTCCCCTAACTACAGATTGTATTCTTTCTTCGTTGTATTTTAAAAGCTTTCCAAAATTGACAGTCCATGTTTTCATAGTATAAGCTGTGGATATATCGCTATCACTAATAGTAACATTAACATCTGTAACATAAGGGCCACCAGCCACTAGGACTTTTCCAAGCTGTGCCTTTGGAATGCCTGTAAATTTAACATCTCCAGATTCTTCATGCCCCATCCCAAAAGTGGCGGTGTGCCAAGCTAACGATTGGCCCATAACATTCATGTTAGCAATTCCACCAAAGTTTTCTGGCGTGAGATTGCTATCAAATTCTAGTTCCGTAGCTCCAAATTTATAACCTTCAGCCCAAGGCCCATATAAAAGACGATTGCTTCTTTGTGGCACGGCAATAATGACGGGCTTCATTAATGCTCCATCGATGGTTGCTCTAGCCAAAGAACTTCCCCAGCCAGTATTCCATCTTTGGTCCCTATTAACATCTCCGTCAACCTGACCTTCTCCAAATATCCATGCGGCAACAGTAGCAGATGCGTCACGATCTCCTTGTGGGCCTCTAATTACCTTATTAGCCGCAATAAGCATAGGGTCAACATATTTCACTGGATCACACCTAACCACTACAAACGGATAGCCATTCATCCAAGTAATGGTAGGAGAATCTGGAAGCCCGGAAGCAACCTTGGCTGGCTTTGCTTCTGGTGACGCAGTCATAAAAACAGTATTTAGGGCCGGTACAGCTTGATATTTTTCTGAGCTAGCAGAAGTAAAGTCGTGTGGTATCCCCCCCGCTCCACCGGCACTCATTGCATATGAAACAAAGCATTTAAGCTTTCCGCTGTCGTCATAAAATTTTGGATCGTTTGGAACCCCTAAAGTTCCCATCTCCACCCAAGCAGACTCGGCAACTTCCCAAGCCTCTGTGAACTGCATAGACGGAGTGCAGGCTCCCGTCCACGCCGCAGGTTCGTCCACACACTCCACTTTAATGTGCTCGGATAATGTTGGCGGGGTAAAGGGCAGCCCAGTCAAAAACACTCTACCCATGTATTCCGTTGCGACCGACTTAATCTTGTCAAAAACCTTACCAATTAACATTTCTAGATCACCATCATATAGACGGTCAGCTTTTAGCTGGGCAAAATAAGAAGTGTTGTGTGCGTCGAAAGGACTTGCGGCGTCAAAGCCCCCCTTGGTCTTTCCAAAAATAAAATCAGCAACAACGGACATGTCCCCCTCAACACCACCATCATCCCCAGACCCGCCCAAGTTTTTTGAAACGGGGATGTTGTAATTAGAAATATAATTTTCCCAAGCTGCTTGGTCACCGGTAGCCGCTATTCTTAGCTCGGTAATACTGGCGAGATGCATACCATTAGTAAAGTAAGCCCGTGGGCCAGAGAGGGGGTGATCGGGATTGTTTGGGTCTGAGGGGCCATATGGATAGCCCAGCATTTGGTCTGGATATCCCTCTTTTCCACAATCTATAGGAATATCAAATATAGGCCTATAAGAAGTTACAGGCTCACCATCTATTATCTGCGTTACCGTAACGGTGAAGTCTCTAAGGGGATCAAGAGTATTAATATTAGCCAAGGGGTCCGCAGACGCCCCAGAAACTACTTGGTGTCCTGATAGAATAGGGGAACCAATGCCTTCTGTGGTGCTATAGCCGCCATAAACACTGCCATCAGGCCCATTTATTGTTGGCACCATCCTCTCCCAGACCCCAAACACGGGATATATTTGCTGGTTTCCGGGTGGTCCAATCCGGGCTTCATCCATGTCGGAATATGGAAGAGTTTGAAAAGAAAGAAGGCTGGGATGGTTTTGATATGTGTAGATACCCGGAGAACCACACTGATTGTAAAAAGTAGAATGTATTCCTACCATTCTTGTGGTTGGGCCACCCAAAACCATTTTCGCGGTTGGGTTATTAACCAAGGATGCCCCAAGCCTGTTACTAACAATCGTATTGGGGCCTGCTGATTTTTCTTCGGTTAAAACAGCGTCTTTGATGACAAAGCTTTGGGGGTTTTGGTGGCGTTTAATAACATTTATTTTTATAGTCCCGTAAACACCACGACTATATTGAGCTTGATCCGGTTGCTCTAGACTAACAAAAAAGTCGCAACTAGAAGCAGAGCACACGTCAGAAATTAAAGCCATCAGAGACATGCTGGCGGCCCCAACTCTATAATGTCTAGGAATGCCTATGCCTTTATCCACCCTTAAATCGCTTAGGTCTATTTCATACTTATAACTAACGCCGTTTACAGACGCGCTGCTCGCTTGAGATTTTTCTGGGTGTTGTTGATAAACTAACGGACCACCGAACACATTGTTTGGTATTCTTGTATGCCAATTATTTAATATATCATCAATAGCGACCAAGACCCCGCCATTTCTGGTTGGGTCATGCCAAATCATACCGGCTTCATTTCTACCAGAATTTCCAAAGCCCCCACCATAATTCCAATGTTCATAGTATCCAAAAGCATTAATGACATTATAAGAACCAATACCGCATGCTATTCCATTTTCATAAGGGCTTTGGGGAGCGGTAGTTCCATAATAGTCACCAAGTATTACTTGAGTGCCCTCAAGAATCTTAACTGGAGATTCTAACTGGACTTGAAATCTTTCCCCTCCTCCAGACATCTCTCTCTGATAATTAATACACAGCCCATTAAATTTCCAGCCAATAGTGCCGTCAAGCTGCTGCCGATCTCCAAAGGTAAAATAACAAGGAGCACCTAAAGACGGACCCCAGAAAAAGTCTCCTTGCGTATATAAACTTCTTCCAGCCCTAGTAGGCTTGCCCTCTAATCGTCTCGCCACGTCTACCATTCTTACGCCGTATCCATCAGGATCTGGATTGCTCCCATCTCCAGTAGTGGATGGGCCTTCAGCAATGTATCTCCCTGCTTGCAGGGCCAAGGGAGCATCTACGTTGCCACCAACAATAGGAGCATATCCCTCTACCCTAGCGTCAAAAGGTCTAACAAATTGATCGTCTTCTATTAAATTAACCTGCAATGTGGACGCAGCGCTGCCCCACCCAACAGAGGCATTAAAGTCTACCACGGAAGCCCCACAAAACGGTGTTTGTTGTGGTGGAGAATCAAGCCCAACAGATTCTGGACTAAAGGGGCCGGGTCTTTGCGCCATATTAAACTACTCCGCTACTACTGTGTCCGGGGAATACAATCTGTGTGCCTCCGCTAGGAGAAACAAACGCCTGCAAACCGCCAGTTTGGGTTGTTCCAAAATTGACCGCTGTGCTACTATATTTTGCTTTCATACGTCTGAGAGTCTTATGTATATCATTATTTTTTTTGTCGGATTCGGATAATGGATGAAATTTAGATATTGGAATTCCAAAAGGAACTACTTCTCCTGTATCCTTATCAGCAACCCCAGTATGATCTTCATATAATTCGCCGTGAGACACCAAAGGCATACCTAATTCCCATTTACCAAATGTTCCTCCACGAGCCTCTCGCTCGGCTGCTGTCAGATTCAATTCTGGTAAGCTAATTTTTGGAACAATTTCTGTAGCGCCATTTGACACACCTTCCGCGCCAAGACCCAAATGCGCCCCTGTCCCTTGGCGAAAAGGCCCACCGGGAAAAGGCGTATCACTAGTTCCAGAAGCTGAACCGTTGCTAAGAAATGACCAAACCATTAGTAAACCTAGTAATATTTAGACTGATTAAGTTCATAGTTCCATGTAATATTATACGTGTATTTTCCATTTTTAGGATCCCAATTTTCAGTTGGTGAAGGAGTAGTATAAGCCTTCGTGACTCCGGGTTTGCCATGAGGAGCAGCGCCTTCAACAATAGCCTCGATAGCAGATTTTTGATTATAAGGAGAGGTTCGGTTTGAGGGCTTCATATCTGTTAACCACACGCCAATAGAGCCTGCACCACAATTGGCAGGAGCTATCCCAGAAACAGTAAGATCTATGGTTAGTGATCTAGCCCAAGCTGGCCCTTGGGTGCCTACATTTTGCATAACCGGACCAAGAATTCTACCTATGACAGGCGTTGTTGCTATTGTTTGACCGGGGGCAACATCGTTTACGGTAATAGTCTCAGAAAGAGTTCCGGGGACACAATTCTCTGGCCTAGTATTGAATGAATAGTCAAAAGCAATACTTCCCTGACTAGGATTTCTAGCAACGCTTGTTGTTAATGGTAGAGGATGTAAATTACCGCTAAAACCTTTGTTCGACGAATTTTTTGCTAAAGCCAGAGCCATGTTATATATGTTAGGCTCTACATTATTTTCCCACTCTTCTTTAACCACATCCCAGTTATTGACTGCGTGATCATCTATAGTAAACGGAGTCGGATATTTTTCTCCATTATAGGCTTGCAAACTACCATTAATACTAATTGTTGTTAATCCGCTGTCGTTTGACGTAGAGACAGAAACATTAGTGTCTTCAGATACGGCGTTTGTTCCTGTTCCACTTGCGAAAATCCACTCCTCTACTATGGCAAAACTACCAGCGGATCTATCTATTTGAACATTACGTTTATGGTTGTATACTTTATAATAGTCTGGAAGACCCAAAAAAGCCAACGGTATTGGGAGATCGTCTGTAGGATAATTTTTAATATCCTGACCATCGGCCAAATTAGCTCTAGTATATCCCAACCCATACTTAGTCAAGACATACCCACTAGCTTGCTGCCAAGCTTCACCACCGTCTAATAGAGGGCTTGGAGTGCCCGGACCCGCACCGCTGTCATCATATCGTTTCTTTCCCGTGGCGGTTATATTTCTAGAAAACCTAAAAATTTTACCAACGGTCTGTAAGTCTGTTCTACCGGCATTCCAACTGTATTGATATGAGCCATCCTGTTCTCCAAAATCAAATGTTTCTTGAGCGCCAGAAATCGCCCAATCGAAATCGTCTTCATTGGTAGACCAAGAGCCGTCGACATAATCTGCTTCTAAAGTAATTGTATAATCACATACATTAAACCATGAAACAGGATCTCTATCTGGAAAGTCAATAGACACAAGCCTAGGTTTACATGTTATTTGGCTAGAAGAACCGTCCCAAGGAGTGACTTCAAGCTGGCCACCTTCATCGGCAAAAAGATCTCGAAGTGCTTTTTGCGAACTCTGAATTGCCGCTTGGTATCCATTAGTGTCTCCAGCACTAGCTTTTCCTCCGGGGGATCCTTTAAAAGCCAAGATTTTTCCCGTTAGGGTTATCTCGTGTCTAACTCCAACTATCGTGCCATCACCAAGCCTATCGTATTGCTTATTAACGGAAGCCATTGGGGCGGGAACAATCTGTGTGGTTCCCGCTGTATTTGTATATTGAACTGGCATATTTCACCTAGCTTGAACTTGTATAACCTTTAGTGACAAGGGGGGTTGTACTGTGTGTTAGTTTTCCTAGCCCGCTAGCATATAAAGATATACTGGAGGACTTAATAGTATGCCCTACATTAAATAAGGAGATTGTCCCTGATGGATATGGCCCCTTCAAGAATAACTCGATCTGATTAAATTCTCCCGACTTCCTTAACAGATACAAATTCAAAGTTCCGCTTTTGGTTCCCGCTTGGTCTGTCTTTGCATACAAAGGAATATCATTGGTCAGAGCAACCGCCTCATTTTTGGCATAGAGGCTGATTTCATTACTGGAGAACGTTGAGTCGGCGCCACGGCTGCTTGTTGGAGAGGGTACGTATAATTCTAACGTTTTAGTAAGAGGTGCTTTACTCGGCCCTTTCTGGAACAAGTTCATCGTTCCAGAAGGAGAGAAAAATCCAGAAGCTGGTGGAACTGGATCGGCAACATCTAAGAAAAGATCGACCCACTTCCTAACACCGCTTGTTCCATACTGTGAAGGCCACAAAAACAAATCTATTGAAGCAGTGTCAATACCTGAAGCGCCCGGACCCGGAACACTCTTAGTAAAGAGGTTCAAGCTATTTAGCTTCAAATCATCGGATAAACCTGCTTTGGTATATAAAGTTGCGGTCTTGTTTGTAGAAACCAAAGGAGCAGAAGAAAGCAGGCCGCTACCTTGAAGCTTAGTAATTTCATGTTGCAAATATAAGTCTATATTACCGACAATATTTTTAGCATCTAAATATAGGTCAATATTAGCAGTTTTAGAAGACGCCGTATCTCCAGAGGTATATAGATCTAATTCTTCTGTGCCAGTAGACGGTATCACAAAAGCGTCAACATTTACTTTGGCTGAGTATACCTTAAAGCTACTTTGGAATGGTTTATTGCGACGAAACTGTGTTTCTGTAGCTTCTGAAGTTCCACTGGGATAAGACAAGGAAATGTTTAATTCGTGCAAATTAAAATCTGTTCTGGACTCCCTTTTTCCGTCTTGGTGAAATACATTGTTTCCACCAGAGTAAGGATGGGTTTGATCTAGGGCGCCACTAAATCTAATATTTTGAAATCTCTTAACGCTCGACGGCAAAAAGACTGTTGTTCCCTTCCAGTCAATATTCTGATAGTGTGTATCGTGCGGTTTTTGTATTTGAATAGTTGGCTGAAGATATCCACCGCTAAAATGGTTAGTATCATGTTTAATCCACATATCAACATAAATATTATCAGTTACCTGATAGGCATCACTCCTGAGATCGTCCATCCCAAAATAAATATTAGAAGAAACAGAATAAAGATTGTTTCCCCATAGAGACTTATCAAACGCTCCCCCCACCTGACCTTGAGAATTTCCAGAATCAACCATGAACTCAATATAGTTTGTGTCCATTGCGTCAAAAGCTTGACTGAAGCTAAAGTTATATGCCCCGCTAGCTCCCAAGTTTTCATTAATAAAGTCGGGCAAAGCAAAGGTGTTATCATACAGCCTTTGAACAGAAGACGGAGATATCACATAATTAGCAACACCAACTTCGTCAATCCAACCCCTATAACCATCGCCGTCGCCAGCCTCTCCTTCACCGACCCTAATATCATCGGCCCGCCTGTCTTCTGGAGAGCTTCTGCTAAATCTTGCAGATACATCCTGTTGTAATTTTCCGTTTACATAAAGCGCGAGAGAGTTTTTTATATCGGCCCCTGTGCCTTCGCTTGTGTAACCAAAGACACCAACTACCTGAGTGGGAAACTCGTATAGCGAATATTCTTTGTCGCTCTTGGCATAATAGGCTACATTGCCTCCATCATCGTCTTCTCCGTCAGCCCTGATATAGTACAGGCCTTGGGGATCAGTTCCGAGCACCATTTGTGCGGGGTTTATACTATGTTTAGATATAATCCTAGTGTGAAGTTGCTCGCCACTGGGCATTAATTTAGCATAGACGGTAAATTTATTTGCATATCCTAAAGTATTACCACTTCCAACATTAATATAATCGCCTTCATTTAGATAAATAGACCTAGGGACAAAATTGAGATCCTTCGTGCCCATGGCCCCTTGTGGGATACCGTCTTCCCCCCCTTTTGCCCAATGGCCGCCAGAAGCTATGATATTTGTGTTATTAACCCTATCAAAAACCTCTGGCTTATTACTCCTCTTTACCCCTGTTCCATCAAACGGTAGGTATATCTGGTTAAATATACCAGACTTGGATGTGAGAGAATCGTCTTTCCAGCTTCGCCAATACCCAAAGTCGATATTGTCTCCCGATGGGAATAGCTTGTTCCCCAGCTTTGGATCAACGGCCCCAAAGATCGTTAATCCTATATTAATTCCAGATACTGCGACTACCATGAGTTATTAACCCGGCCTTGTAGTTATTTTTCCAGTAGCGTCTTGTGATGAGTTATTTATTAATTGCGTAGTAATATTTTTTATCAAACCTACAATTTGTGGTAGAATTTGCTGAATTATAGCGCTTCCAATTCCATCACCACCAGTAACATTCAAACCTTGATGGTTTATATTGTGCTCAACATTTACACCTTGGAACTGAGCCATAACTGGTCCCAAGGCATCTTGAACCTGAGTCGCAATTCCAGAAACATTCACTTCCCTGCCGAAACCCTGCTGCGGTGCTGGAACACTGAACTGCGCGCCACCGCCACCAAGACCTTGCCCTCGCGAGCCACCGCCAGCACCCAAGCGCGGATCAATCACCCCTCTATCGGGGTATCCAGCTTCCTTTTCGTACTTATCGTCGATGCGCCGTTGACGGCGTCCGCCGTATCTCGGCATGCGCCTTCTCACACCCCCACGGCCTCTCGCCCCGAGGCCCGGATCTCCGCGCCCCTGTTGATGCACGTAAGCTCTTCGTTTCTCTCTGAGGTGGAACGATCTCGCCTCTGCACTTCTATAACCTTCATGTTGTGCTTTCTTCCTTGCTCGTTCATGGAAAGTCTTACTGTCCTTTTTCCATTTTGCCTTCAAATTAACAGGTGTAACCGACCCCGGCTTCAGCGCGGTGTGCCCGGTAGGAGTACCGCGCTTGCGGCCCGTGACCTCTTCTCTCTTAGCTAGCCACGCCTCTTGCTTCGCCTTCGCCGCAGCCCTACGCCTGTCAGCACTGCCTCTAAATCTTTCAGACTTCCTCTGAAGTCTGCCCTTCTTGCCTAACACCGGTGCGGGGATGTCAGGCAAAGGTACGCTGGAATCACGGAAACTATCTATCCCCATCTTGGCATCAAAATCTCTTTGTCTTTGCTGCCATGTTCGACCAACATCTTCCCCTAGCGGAGCCATTGAGGGGTGTTCTTCGTTAAGACGTTTTCTAAGTCCGGCTGTATGTTTTGCCTGAGCCTCCTCCTCAGGGAGATTCTCGTAGGGCCGAGGCTGATCTTTAAAAAACTTTGGTGAGGTACTACTCTGCCCTGCAACTCGTTTGTTATAAGCCGCCACCGTATCCTTTGAGGTCTGTGCGGTAATACCTTGCTGTGCCAAATAGGCTTTGTTTTCCATCGCTTCTTGGGCGTATCTCTTGTCCCTTTGCTCGGCGGTTTCGGTGACGGAGTGGCGGTCTCCGTCTCCGTAACCCGGTCTATCCATACCCGATCTCTTTCTCTCTGCTGCTACTCTATCCGCTCTCTCCTTATCGAGTCGCGCTGTCTTTGCCGCTGCGTCCTCCTTCTCCTGCCTTCTCCTTTCGTTTAAGTTATAGATAGCGGCGCGACCGTGCTCTTCCTCAAGCAATTTGTCATTGTCCGCAGCAACTTCCTTTCGGGTCATTCCGAGTTGCCGCTTCTCAATCATCTTCCTGCGTTTAAGTTGCGGGACCGTTATCCCCTCTCTCTTAGCCTCGTCTATTAAGCCTAGTTGCGAGATCGTGGATGAAGATCCGAGGCTCCTAGCCCCCTGCTGCATACTTGAGTCTAGAGCGTTAATGCCGCCTCTCCACGTTACGCCGAGGGCGGTGTCCTTGTATGCGTCTCGGCTCCCGCCTATTCCACTCCCTGTTCCGAAAGCAACATCAGCCACGTCTCCTAAAAACGAATTCGACCTTTGGTTGAACGTGTTGGCCTCGTTACTCACAGAATCCGATCTCACATTTCTATTTCTTATCAAGCGCCCGGAGTGTGGGTGTTTGTGAACTTTCCCACCCTGATCATAGCGATTTATAGAATGTAGATTGCCATAACCTATCTTTTGAGCAGAAGATTTCCTGATAACAAACTCACCGGGAGTTAACATTGCGGGAACAGTGTCAGTACCCCGCGCTTGGAATCCTCCTTGGGCGTATATTACGCCACCGGCAGCCCTGTAGCCACCGGGACCGGGATTCCCTTCTCTAAGGTTTCGAAAGTGAGCATCAACCGGACTCTCACCCGGTCTCCGTTGTCGCTGTCTGGCCCGAACTGCATCATACGTATTTGCCGCCGCTCTCTGTCTCGCTGCCTCCACCGAAACAGCCAGATCGCGGTCGGCTTTCTCTTTTGCTTTATCCGCCGCATCTTTACGCTCATCCGCCGCCTTCTTTTCGGCTGCGGCTTTATCAGCCTCTTCTTGTGCCGCTCTAGCATTAGCACGGGCTTGGTTTGCCTGAATTCGTCCCGCTCGCTGCCCGGCCGTTCCCCCTCCGGCCACACCCTGCCCACCAACCACAGGAACCCATGCTCCACCCGCGCCGACGGGAGCGCCGCCGGGAAACTGACGGCCAGCGTTAACATTACCACGAGCACCAGCAGCACCACCGCCCTGAATCTGCTGTAAAACTTGCGTAAGCTTGTTAACAAAATCCATATGCAATTTCTGAATATCATTAGTCAGCACTATGTGCATATCCTTCTGAGTCTTCATAAGTTCCATTCTAGCTGCTGATTCTGCCATAAATAATTGACCAAGCATGGCAATAAGCATCTCTTCTTCTCGACCGCGCATCAAGATTCGCTGGATTTGTTGCGGACTGGCCCCCATCTTCTGGGCTTGTCTGGCCATCAACTGGTTTTTAACTTCCTCTCCAGTCCTACCCCCAGAGCCGGGAATAAGAGTGTCTTTAAACCTGTCTAGAGTTTTTAGAACAGTGCCGCGCAGTTTACCCGGAATCTTATCCATGTCACCAACAGCAGCAGCAAACTGGGTTACCTTGAGGTCTTTCGCCAGTTTTCCTCTTTCTTTTCCAGAACCAAACGTAAATTCTTCAAGCAAGCCTTTTCTGGTCTCCCTTTCTGCCTTAGCCTTGGCTATTTTCTCTTCAATCACCGCCCTTTGACCAGCCATATTGCCAGCGTGCTTAAGAGCTTTGGTCAAAGTCTCAGACTCATTTTTAAGTCTGGCTAAGTTATCAGCAGCTAATCCCGCTTTAGTCGGATCTCCTACCATGCCCTCCAAGCTTTTTTCAGCCGCAACTATCTTTTTGTTGGTATTTCGTAAATGATTTCCCATTACCGCAATATTGCCACCCAAACCCCCAAGCCCCGCCTGACCCAAGATAGCCTGCTGCTCGGCTGCATGTTGTCCCTGCGCAAGCGCCAGACTACTTTCCATCCCCATGTGTTTTCTCATAACAGCCATGGCTTTGAATCCGTGACTGACCCAGTCCTTCTGGCTTTTTGCCATAGCTCCCAATAATTTTCTCTGTTTGTCGTAAGCAGAATTTAATCTATTCACATGATCAAGTTGCAACTTGTATAGTTCCATCGCCTGTTTCTTCACAGGGTCAAGATAACCTTCAGCTTCCTTTAGCGCTTCTTTAATCTTTTGTGGCGTTTTCGGCCCTTCGATATCTTTGATAGATGTTAGGATCTTTTCCTTAAGCGCTGCTGGGACATTCCCAAGGTGTTTTTTCAACTTCCCCTCCCAGCCCTTCATCATTTGTCCCGTCTTTGCGTCAGTGTGTTGCACCACAAATTCTGACGCTCCAGAAAAAGCATCCTGTGCTTGGGTCAGTTCTTTGCCAATAGTAGCCCCCAGTTGACCTAATGGCGCAAACAACTGATTCAGCAAATTTGCATATTCCGCTGTATCGGCATCAGCAAGATTCCCACTAAGCATTTTTCCTCGCGTTCCTTTGAGTTTGGTCGCTCCCACTTTGCCCATTCCCAATGAAGCCGCCGCAGAAATCCCCCTCATGGTGTCGGCAGCTTCCATTGTTGCAACACTCAGCGCCGTCATAACAGTTCCCAAATCATTTACAATTCTTGCCTGATGAAGGAACAGCGCTGTATTGGCCTTTAGGGCCTCCGTATGTCTTTTCTGCTGCTCGAAATCTGCTTTCATCTGGGCCTTTATGTCCTTCTCGGCGTCAAACCTAATCATAGCCGCCTTTACGTCCATATCTGAAGCCCTCTTAAGGGCCGCATTTTGCGCTTTCCTCTCCTTTGCGGTTCCCGATGGCATAGCTATGGCCGATGCTCTAAGTTGCGCTGCTGCAAGAGCCATGACTGCGGACTTCGCCGTTCCGTGAGCTTGTATCAGTTCTTTGTTCGACCCAATAACAAGCCCAATATCTCCGCCCGCTTTAGCTGCTTCCACTGCAAGTCTAGACAAATGTGTTGCCGTTGCGGCTCCCGCATCAGACATTCTGTCGGTCATCGTGGATAACTCTTCGCTATCAAGACTCATTCCAGAACGCTTAGCTTTCTCTATCGCTTTCGATAGCTCCGTAACTTCGGTAACAAATCCTGCTGACGCCGCAGCTAAATTACCAGATTTAATCTGTTTCTCAATATTCCTCATGCCCTCGGCAAACTTCTTTGTGGCATCAATAGCGTCCATTCTTGCGATCACCATTTTCTTAGCCGCTTCTGCCTCTGCGTCAGCCAAGGTTTTGCCTAATTCTACTCCACCAAAAGCAGCAGCAAGTCCGGCAGCTATCAGACCAATAATCACAACGGGCCAACCAACTATAGCCGCCGCCGCTACGATAAGCCCCTTGCCCAAGAGTGCCAATGCCGTGAATACCACCCCAACCACCGCCCCCATTTTTTTGCCCTCCGCAGCCCTAGCTTCTTCCTCTGCTTTTGCCATAGCCACTGAGCGATTACCACTTTTAATAGCCGCCTCCTTGGCTCTTGCGGCAGCCTTTTCTTGCGAGTGCGCCCATGCGACAGCGGCAGCAGTAATCAGAAGACCACCCGCTGCTATTCCACCGCCAGCCGTCATTAGTTTATCCCCAAACAACATCAAGCCCATGGTGGCACCCATCATAATGCCACTAAAGTCTTGAACCTGCTGAGTGGTTTCCTCGGTGGCTCCCCCTAGCTCTGTTAGTTGTGGTATCAACGCTGGTATCATCGTCAGCATCATCATCATACCCATGCCGCCCATACCGCCACCGCCACCGCCACTGCCGGTTCCGGGTCCGGCTGGTGATGTGGGGGGGAGAGGCGGCGCTGGGCCGCCGGGCATCACGCCGTAATTATGCCTACCGCTTGTAACGACACCACCAGCAGCATAGCGATTCATACTGCTCAAAGTGCCTAATCCAATTCTACTAGCAGACTTTTTATTAATCACAAACTCGCCGGGTGTGAGAAGGGCGGGGACTGTGTCACTTCCACTTCCAACAGAACCACCAGTAGCCGCCAGCATGAATGGAGCAGTATTCTTCCCAAAATCGCCGGGACCGGGTGTAAACTGCAAGTTCAAACCTGATACTTTCCCCATAGAAGCAAAAGTATTCATAGCCTTTTTAACAAGAGACGAAACAGCGGTCCCGCCCTTTGTTCTTTTTGCGTCTAAAGCAGAAAACCCCTTCAGTTGCGTTCCCATAGGATCGCCAAACAGTGATGCCAAATCCTGAGTAATCATACCTTTCAAAAAATCAAAATCTTCAGAAGAATCGGTAGAGATCGCCCCCTGCCCTGATTTAGCCAATAAATACGCCTCAAACATGTGTCCTTCGACCGACTTGCCACCAGCCCTCTGTTTAATATTTTCTACCAACGCGGGTGGGAGGGTATTTTTAGCAAAGTCTTGAAGCATTTGGTCCGTATGTAGCTTATACTTATCCGCAAAGTCCTTCCTTGTAACAGAACTAACCCCAAACAGGAACGGATCACCCATCATCTTCACTACGCCACTTGTTAAATCGGCTGGCGTAACCTGCCCCTGTTTGTTTTTGACTTTTGATCTCTCCGCTAACGTCCCTGAATGAGCACCCCCGGTAAAAAGACCGGCTCGCTGCATAGATAATGCTATCTGTTTCTTTCCGAAGCCAAACTTTCCAAGCGCGCCTCCACTCATGCCGGTTAAGGGGGCCGCTTTTGCAACCGCTGCCAAGCTCGAACCAGCCTTTATTCCCCTATTGGTCAACAGAGCAGCATAAGCCTCGGGATTGTGTCGCGACAAGCTCCTAAGCATCTGCTCCTGACCACCACCCGGAAACTCCAGTCGCTGTTTTGCTCCCAGCGCGGCCCCGACTTGAGTAGCGCGACCTTTTCCTTGTTTACGAATCGCGCCAGCATTAATTTTATTAGCTAGAGCAGGCGCCCCTCTTAGCGGCCCCGCATACGAGGCCCCCTTTGCAGGCGTATCTTCCATGAGGTGTGGATCAATAAACATCCCACCAAATTTACCAGTCGCATGAATTACGCCGCCCTTGGCATACTTGTTCATACCTGAAAGATTATCATACCCGAGCTTTTTAGCAGAACTCTTCTTGATAACAAATTCACCGGGAGTTAAAACTGCTGGAACAGTGTCTCTATTTCCCACACCGGGAACAACACCACCCTTAGCCATTCCCCCAACCCTCATTCGCCCTATTCCACCCATGGCCATGCCGCCAAGTTTTATAGCGGATAAGGCCATGAGCATGGGGAGTACAGGCTCAAGACTTTCAACCAGCTTGATCATGGCGGATGCAAGCTTCAAGGTCATCGAAATCATCGCCTTGAAACCTTCGCTGGCCAACATCTTGCGCATCATATCGTGGAACTCTTCCTTAACTTTTTCCACCTGAACAAGCAAGGCTTTTTGTGCTTTTGCCGCATCTATGGTTAGCGAATTCGCCCCACCCTGAGCAACAGCCAAAGCTTTAACCGCTGTTTCGTGCTTTGTAATCATTGGAATTACTTTGCCAACCTGACGAAAGCCACCAAGCTGTTCAATGATTCTTCCAAACTGTAGATCTGTAGTTTCCATGCCTCTTAGAGAAACACTCAGTCTACGTATTGCCTCCATGGGGCCAACAAATTTACCTTGCAAGTCAGTAAGTTCAATACCAAACTGCCTCAAGAATTTAATGGTTTTGGGGCGTTGAATTCTGGTAAAGATAGTACGCAGACCAGTAGCGATGGTCTCTGCGGTTTCACGAGTGGTGGCGCGAACAGAGGTAAAGATAGCTATAAGCTCGTTTATCTGCCCACCGGCAGCCTGAAATACACCACCCGTCCGTCTAATAGCTGTAATAATATCATCAGATTCAACAGCAAACCGCTTTGAAACAGCGTTAATAGCGCCAAGAGTAGCCTCAAGATCTTTGGCTTCTATATTAAACTGGCGCATGGCGGCGATAGCGCCTTCAGCAGTCTTTTTTATATCAGAAAACGTGGGGGCTAGCTCTGTTTTTGCTATAGCTTTCAAGGCAATGGCGGTGTCTTTAGCGCTCATTCCTGTTTGGGCTAATATTCTACTCATCTCGACCATTTTTAAGGAAGAGACTCCTAGACTTTCACTTAGATTTGTAATCTCCCTGACAAGCGGTTTTAATCCTTGGGCGCTTTTACCGGTTACCTGAGTTAATCTGACTATTTCTCTATCAAACTCAGCGGCTTGTTTAAACCCCTCTCTAAAGGCCATGGACAACTTAATCATGACCGAAGCAGCAAGAGTGAAGGCCATGAAGCGCGTAGCGGCGAGTTTAACCGAATTGGCAAACCCAGCCATGCCAGCCTGAGCTTTTCTTGCGGACGCATCAACTGTCCCCAGTTCGGTCGCCAGCCTCCTCAAGCGGGCATCATCCACCACGACTTTTAACTCAATCGGTCTAGCCGCCATCTCTCTTCTTATCCGATTGACGACCCTCGTGAGAGAACCGGTATCAAGGGCGGTCTGAATTCTAGCCGTTAAAACGAAGGGAGTGGCCATTGCTACCTCTATTAAAAAATGGGTGTACCGGTAGTGCAAAAGATAACACTATCCAGCAACCCACTTATCCGTTACTTACGAAGCACTAGTTTCTTGTGTTTTTTTTGAAGTCCTTTTTTTCTTTGTTTTTTCCTCCACAACCAACACGTTGCCGTCGTCATCCAAAAACGGCTGTTCGTCAACTATATACTCACCGTCTTCGCTGACGGGATTTCCTTCTATATCTATAAAGTCACCATCTTTGTTAATAAACCTACCATCCTTGTTAACCAGTCTTCCTTCTGTGTCTACTAGCTGGCCTTCTTCATTAACCAATTTTAGATCATCGTTCACAAAATTAAACTTCTTGAGAAACTTATTTTCTGGAAGGTTGGCTTCATAATCATCGTCCAGACCGTACATCATTTCTGCCAGCTTGCTAGCAGCATCGGCAATGTACTCATTATCAGCAGATTCTTCATAAGCTTCAAGACTGGGGTTGCCATCTTCGTCAGCAAAAATAGGCTTCCCAGTGTCTGGATCAACAATACAACACGCCATCAAATAATTAAACCTAGTATTGTCGGCTTGGCCTTCAGCCGTATTGGCGTCCATCATTGTTTTTTCAGAGATTAGATCTCTCAGAGCCACTCTATCTTCGGCCATTTGAATAGCCATATCCTTGGCCTCAGACAGCTTGATCCCGCCCTTCTTTAGGGTCTTTTCTTTATCTAGAATGGCCGTAAGCGTTTTATCGTACTCTTTTTGCTTGTCGTCATTCCACAGACCCTGCTCTTCCATATAAGAGCCTAGCTTTTGTCTCAACAGTGCTCCAGACTCTAGGGCGTCTCTAAACACTCTGTTATAGACCTTTTGACTTTCTCTGGTGTGTGTGGGTCTTGGCTTTATAACAGCAACGGTTTGCTTCTTACCGTCGTTATCCTTGCCTGTAACCAACTGTTTATTAATCTTCGCCATTGGTGGCTTCCTCCTTTAGATCCATCGACATTAATGGTAAATTCATATGGTATCTTAACCATTTGATTTCGTAATGAGACATCTCAGATTCCAAGTTTCTTATTTGGCTGTTTCCTTTATCCAATATTTCAGATCTTATCATATCATAGATAGATTTAATATGCTGTTCTTCAGGACTAAGATCTTCTTGAGAATCGTGACCCCATAAAAATCCTAAGTGTTTTTCGACGGTGCTTAAAGCCCCTATCATAGTAGTTTCTATTTTTTTCTTAGCGATTTTATAAAGCTTCTCTTTCGAGCTTTCTTTGTATTTATCTTCTTTATTTGTTTTATATGTCCGAGACGATCTTATTAAATCGTCATAGTTGTATTCCGACTGTGTCATTCCTATCCCCTTACGTTATTTTTGTATTGCTCGTTAGCCTGTACTTGCAAATCTCTTCTTACATCAGTCAGATCACCATGCTTAAGGGACTCACCTTCTTGAATTTGATTGTGTCTTTGTTTTATCACCATCTGGGATGTTGGATCATTCAAGCCATCAACTCGGTTTTGATCTTCGCTTGTTTCTACTGGAATAAACACTTCGTCTGCATCCATGTCGTATGCTTCCGCGCTATTTTTATTTTTTTCAGTTTCTCTTTTTCGACGCTCGTGGATTAACCATCCGTCAAAAAGGTCGTCGTCTTGTACAACATCGTCCGAAGGGCAATCTGGATTTTCATGTATTCCATCGTATAATTTTGACCACAGTATTAAGCCTTTTTGGACATCTGTAAGTTCGACCCCTCTTTGGCTAAATGTTTTCTCCTTAGAGGCTCCCCAGCAAGTTCTAAAGGGGTCCGTTTTGGCTATCTCCCTGATTTGTTCTTCCGATGGGCGTGATTGTTGTGCAAAACTCATAACTTCGGCCAGACCAACATCTTTCCAATTATAGACAACTCCACCTTCCAATCTCGTGCAATGTTCTACTATCCAGCATGCTCTTGCGTATGAAGCGTATCCTGAACAGGTGTAAAGATCATAGGCATGTTTTTTATTAATAGTCTCTTCAAATTGTTTTTTAGCTTTTGTTAGATGTCCTCTAAGACTTTCTCGTGTTTTTGTTTTCATCAAATTTTCAAACATTTTGACTTTAAAGTCTTCAATCTCTTTCGGCAGTCCTTTAAGAATAGTCTCGTCTTTGTCGCTCCACAATTCATTTTTTCTTAGAACGTCCAACATCTCTTCAGTGGTATAGACTCGCTCAAACTCGGCCTCTTCATACGCTTGATTATAAACTTCTTGAGCGCTGTAACATTCGTCCAAATTTGGTTCATGTATATACAAAACTAGATTTTCAGTGCGATATTTAATATATCCTGCGCTTATCTGGTATACAAAAAATTCCCGGTCTCGTAATTCCATTGCATTACAATGCCCTATGAAATTCAAGCGGGAATATTCTGTCCGTATACATACCGTCTCCTAATATAAGTTCCCAAAAAGTCAGCGTCGTTTACTTGCCTTTTTAATTATCCTATGTGACTGCAACGCAGTGGCTATCGCAAAATAACGCTGACACAAGGGGGCGCCAAAGCGCCCCCCGATGTCTGCTAATAACTAGTTCGTTGGATTACGAACTTGGAATACTGTCAAATCGTTAAATGTGGAGTAAGAGAATGAGGTAGTGGCATTTCCACCACCGGTATCCGCACCACTGTATGAAACACTCGTTAACTTGTTCTTGGAACCAAGATCCAAAACCACACCAGCGCCACCACCGGCGCTTGCAACACCAGAAAGATTAATTCTGATTGTTTGATCTGCTAGATTAGTTGCATGCGGCTGAGCATTAACAAAGTCGCCAGAACCAGTTACGATTTCAAATTCACAGGTAACTTCTACAGGCCAACTCACAAATCTATGATACGGATCTTTGTGGCCTAGCTCGCTAATGGCTTCTCTACCAAGGTCGGCACTTACCGTAAGGTTCTGAATGTGAGCAAAGGGTTTATTTTGAATATCCCCATCATAGCTATCCATCTGACCATCAGAACCTACACCGGGAATGTCCGTTGGTAGCTTACTCGCGGTCAAATTGATGTGCTGGCGCCTTGTAGTGCCAGACGGTGCAGACTCTGAACCAAAGCCTAAATCAGCGTTATCAATAGCACCGGCAGCAGCAGAATACCACTGCTTGTGGTTTCCAACCAAAGTACACGATTCAGTAGCGTTTCCGTCTACTGGAACAGTGTAGCTGATTGAAGACACATACATGCCAGAACAATAAACTTCTGACTGGGGGTTGACAGCGCCCGCTTTGCTGGCGGTGTCTGAATAAACACCCATGCGCAAGTCGCATCGCTCTGTTGATCTACCAACTAATGTATCAGTACCAGTGGCAACACTGGGGTTACTGGTGGCCAAGTGGTAAAGCAAGGGGTAGCCGTCAAGAACCTTTTCAAGGGTGACTTCAACGTCGGGAACCTCTTCAAGGTTTTCGTATAAGGACAACTGGCCCATTTCAAAGACTTGTTCAAGGTTAAAGGTGGTGGTAATACCAACACTCTGTAACCCCTTGACGGGATTCAACTTGGTTTTGTCATTATAAGGCCATGTAGTATTAATGGTGTTTTCACCCATCTCACCAATTACTACACCTTGTACGGCCCAAAATACTCTTCTATTATTTGGCATTTGAAAATTTCTCCTTAGTGTCTTTCTGAATATCCAGAAATGCTAGCTATACTATTATACACCAAAAAAGCTAGATTCCCGGCATAATTACTTCTGCTCCACAGCGAACTAATCCACTATACAACGATGGATTAAGCATACTCATCTCTTGACTTCTTGTATTGGTAAATCTAAGTCTGTCCGGTTTATTTGTGTTTCTACCGGGTCTAAATCCAGCATTAAAAGTCCCGTCCCCATAAGAAGATCCGCTGGGCCTCACTAGATCCGGGTATGTTAAAGCTCCTGAAGCCTTAGCCCCCCGATAGTCAAGAGGAAATCTGCTGTCTGTTGTCATCCTGTTGGTGTCAAACATGTATATTGTTTTGTCGTCCTGTAGCGAAACTATATCAACCAGCTTATCTCTTGTGTATTCATCTTCCGCATAAATATGAAATAAAACATCTGTAGTTACATATTGACCACCCCCCAATTGATACGGCTTAAATGTTCTACGGGGAACCATTTCAACCGCTATGGCCGGTAGCTGAAATCTAGAACCGGCCAGTTGCGACCAATCACCAGATGCATCTTGTAGAAAATGCGAGCTATCTACACGCATCGATCTTGACTGCAATTCTCTAAACCACGGAACACTGTTGGCATAAGTAACATTTACCCACTTATGGCTATACTCCATAGTAACAGTACTGCTGGTAGAAATAGCACTATCAAATACCACCCTGCCCCAAGGATAGTTTACATGATGGGAGTAAGTACCAGCGCTAGTCTTGGAGTGAAACGTTCCGTTAACATGAACCCCAGATATATTAACGGGGGCGTTGACTTGATCAATCCCGCTCTGCCAAACCCAATTAGATCTATAAGACTCCCACACCTGTCCCTTGGTATAGTTTGGGTCGTCTACTAGACGCAACCTGTGTTTATCCCCACCGTACTGCCCAGAAGTGGGTATAGTTATGTTAAAATAATTACCCTTGTTCAAAAGCCCCCAGTCAAAAAACTCAATGACATTGTCTTGAATTGTGGAAGTGAGAGTGTTGTCACCTATTTGAGTAAAGCCTTTTAGCTCTGTATAGTCAGGCATTATCTAACCCTTCTCAAGCTGCTAGCTAAAATGTTTGCTATTTCCATTTCCTTGCCGTCTAAAGCTCTAGTTACGAAATTGTCATCCTCTGTTCCACTAAAGGACGGATTAACTCTACTAACCTTATAGTTACCGCCGGGTTTCATGGTTGCCATTCCGGTTCTACCATGATCGCCCTCTACAACATGATAATCCGAAATAATAATATCGTCACCCCTCTTTAATAGCCATTCTATCCAAGGTAGCGATTCGCCTTTCTCTGTTACCACCGGGGGAATGATACCTAGAATATTTGAGAGGTTTTTAGGCTGTATCCGTATAGACAAAACTGTGCCAGCCAAACTCGGGGTCAAGGCGCGATATTCAATGTCTACCGATTCTGAAACAGACTGAATTATTGCGCTGACTGGCCCGGAAGGACTAACAATGCCAAAATCGCCCCTTAATGACCCGGTTAGTATAGACTGTAGCTCTGGAGAATTTGATAACCACTTCGCCACTTCTATTTTCAGAGCATTTTGTATCACCGGCTGGGCTTTTCGAAACTTTTTCGTCACATCTGCATACATGGCCTGCTTAATTCTCTTACTAATCACCGCGTCTGATTCTTGAATAGCCACAATTAGTCTTGTGTTAATTATAGACATTAAGACCGTCTCCAATGGGTGATGATATATCTATTGTGTTGCAGTCCGTTTGTAACAGACTCCCCCATCTTAACATATCTCAAAGTTTCATGACCCTCTATATTTTTATTAATCAACACCTCTTTGGCTTTATTGATTTTTGGGAGGTGTTTTAAATAAGTAATCGTTTGGACGACATCATTGGGGGCATCCATCTGAATGCCCGTCTTAATCCAATTTTGTTTCTTCCAGTAGACCCTCATTGTTATTTCGTCGGTGTTCTCAGTAGACTTAAAGCCTGACCCGTGACAAAGAGGACAGATCATCCCCCTAGCAAAAGGAATGGGGCCGCCGGTTCTATACCTATTTCCAGACTTTCTACCTATAGTGTCTGTAATGCAGTTACTGCAAGCAACCTGTTTTTCTGGATAGACCAAAGTACAAACAATACCAAATTCAGTAATCATCGTATCAACGACTTCGTTAAACTTGGTATAAATACTCTCTGGAATATTAATAGCCATTATTTCTCCAATTTACACTAACCGGCTGCGTCACCTTTATAGTGTCTAATGTCATCGTTTCTATCTCCAAGCTTACCAAAATACGTAGCATCTACTCCCGAAGCAACGTAATAATCTCGTAGTGTCTTTTTATTACCGTGAACATCTACGCCAGTGGTGGCGCCAATCTGTCCTCTTTCTCCAGACTTCGGTATAAAAATTACATCGTCAGCCATGATTGAATCATCCTTTTATAAGTCCTACGTAACAGCGTCGCCGGTATAGTATCTGGGATTGTCAAACCTATCATTATATAATGCCTGCAAAGCTCCAGAACTATGGACATTTAACCATTGAAAATGAGTCTGCCCATCAGTACCAAGCCCATACCCTTTAGACATGCTAGTATAGGTTGCCGTAACCTTGCCACTAAATGGATCAATTGTGTTGGAATTTCCAAGAGGATCAACTCCGGTCACCACTGTTCCATTTTTTATAGCATTAGCTAATATTACTTTCTTAACAATAGCCATTTTATTCTCCGTCTATATCTTGTGTAAATATAAATTGTTTACCAGTCAAATCTTCAATCTCTCTAATAGCCCCGTAAACATCTACATTGATTTCTTTTCCAACGATATGATTAATACCATAGTAAGACCAAGCCATCGGGTCTGGCTGTTGGAACATCTTAAAAACGTGAGGACTAATTGCGTTTTGGTTTCCGCCTTCGTCAAAAGCGTACAGCTTAACGACCCCACCGGTATCTTTAGCAAAAAGACCGGCGGTGTTGAGGTTTGTAGCCAATACGTTTTGTCCGTTATCTCCAAGCACCAAAGCCTTCGTCGCCGTTCCTTTAATGGTTTGTGGTATTTCACCAATTCCGACGTTTCCTGAAGCATCTATAGCAAATCTTGTCTTACTGGCTGTTGAGTCTTGAACTACAAAACAACCACTGGCTTTGTTGGCTGGGGTTTCTAATGCGGTAGACGCGCCGTGGGTACTTAACAGGGTCCATCTTCTGCCACCCGCCCCAGTGTTGGTCAGGTTCAAACCAGAATGACCAACTCCACCATGCGAAATTTCCACTATCCCATGGGGTGTTCTAGTGCCAAATCCAACGTGTGTCGAATTGCTACTACTATTTGACTGCACCGCAATAATGTTTCTCTTTGCTGGATATCTAGTGTCTAGAGTTAGATAGGTGTTGTTTGATTCGGTTGCTGGTTTTGAAAGCTTCCAATCAAAATATGTGGTAGACTCCACAGTGCCTAATGACAGTGCCACCCCGCTAGCTCCGCTATACATTCCCCCGGCAGTAATGTGAAGTTTTCCACTAGGGGCCGTATTACCAACGCCAATATTTCCTGACGGATCGATATATAGTCTATAAGGTTGGCTTGGAGCATACAAATCCTGAACAAAGAAATTGTTTTTGGCTATTGAACTATTGCTATCAGACTTTATGTCTGTTCCAAGAGTATATATTGACTGGGGATTAGACTTAGCAGCATCTTTATAGCCCTTAAAAATGATGCGGGATCCAAGTCCCATATTGTTATTATTTGCTGAGTTTCTGTTGTTTCTATTCTCCAAGTGTAATTCGGCCCACCCAGAGCTATGAACACTATCCCCTCCTTCTCTGGTGATAACCACTTCTCCAGAACCCTTTATAGAAAGGCTGGGAGAAAATACAGTGTTTGTAGAGTTGTAGTGGCCAATCCCCATGTTTTGACTCCATGGAGCGGCTAAGTGATTGCCGTGTATATGGTCTATTAATACTCCAACGCCGCTATGTTGAACCCTGTTATAATGAAGGCCAACATGTCCTAGCCCACTTCCAATAATCTCCAAACGGCCATCTTCTTTAATCTGCATCCTCTTATGCATTTGGCGAGGCCATTCCGCTCCTGATGGATTAGGATTGCCAGAAGCGGCTGTGTAAAAAGCAATTGCTCCTGTGCTGGAAGAAGTAGACCCAGACCTAAACTTAATTGCAGCGACATTGTTGCCGTCCCACTGTCCATTAAGACTAGCGATCATTCTGTTAGGAAGTATATCCCCACTAGCTCTAAAATCTACGCTAGTACCGGCATCTCGATAGTGATTTTGAAAATAAATATCGGTGCCGCTAGCCATAATTGTAACAACAGAGTCTGCCGTATTGGTAAAAGCATCCCTTACGTCCTTGGCGGATATAGACCCGACATCGTTGTCGGCTACATTGGTTGTGTATTCCAACTTAAGATCGGTTAGATTTTTTTGTGTCATTTATCCATTCCTATTCGAAATATCCAGTTCTTGTATTGTGCCCCTCCCCGTGAACAATCGGGAAGTTTGGAGATTCATAAGGTGAAAGAATTGCTTTACCAGCCACACTATTACCAGCCTTGTATTGTATTTTAGCATTTTCATAGCGCTGACATAGATCTTTACTAAGAATCTCAAAACCTCTGAGAATTCCACCGGCGTCTATAGAAGATGATCCATCAGAGACCCTGATAGCGTCCAACCCTTTAGTTCTAAGCTCACTCGAAGCGATTAAGCACGCCGACTTCAAAGAAACCAAATTAATAAATGCGTCATCTTTGGTGGCGGCTGTTGGGTCTGGGCTGATACCAGACGTGCTAATTGTTACGGTGTAAGTTTTATCAAAATCTATCTCGTTTAAAACTAACTGAGCCGCAACAACAATTGTCTGTTTTACTCGTCCGTTAGAATATGCATAGTTTGTAGAATCAAGATCGTTTATTAAGTACCTAACTATAGTAGGCATGTCATCGGTCCAAGCCATTTGATAGCCTTTCTAAAAAATATCTATTTCTAAATCACCAATATTAAACGAAAATGTTTCGCCTACATCAATCGTAGTAGCTCTGGCTAACTTCCCGTGCATCAACATCTGGCCTGTGCCTATTCCAGATTTATTACAGATGGCCACGCCGGATATAAGACCCCAAGAGGTGTTGCTACACGTCGGAAAACTCAACTTGCTCAAGTTATTAGTAAACCCACTACTGTTAACTTGTCTCCATGTAATATCGCCCGAGCCGCGAGGAGAGTTTAGATTGTATCTTTTATATCCATTAGATACCCCAGCAACGCCACTGGCTATTTCTGGTATGGTTGCTCCAGTTTGATGGTCTTGTGGTACACCGGAGCATAGCGCTAGAGATAGATTGCCGGGAGCGGCAAAACTATTAGTGTTACTTCTGAATATAAAATTTATGATGCCCGATTCTAAATAGTCGGATATTCCGGTCATATCTACCTCCTGAATAGCACATACCCACTATATTATACACCATATTCTAATAAAAAAACCGCCCCGCGCTACTGAGAGCGCGAAGCGGTTCTCTTTTCTCTTTAGTCGCAAGCGACTAGAAGGAGCCTAGGAGGACTCGGCGGTTATCTAGAACCGCAAAACCAAGCTCTGCCCAGCCATAAAGGCCAGCCTTCTGATGACGATGAAGGTTATCGTCTTCGAAGATCTGAACTTCCTGCTTGACTGGCATAATAAAGGAATCTCTATTACTTAGGTCAAGACCAACAACCAACTCAAGGTCACTGCCCTGAAGACTACCGCTAAGCTGGTTAGTGAAGAAGTTTTGGTACTCTTGGCTTTCTCCAAGTTCGTCGATATCATGGAGGTTTACTTGGAATAGACGAGTAATACCACCATCAGCAGCCGTAAAGATCTCGCGGCGGGTGATCTCATCAATTTGATCCACCTGCCAGTTGCGAATATCTTCTAGGGCTTCTGGACTGAGATAAAGATCGCTCAGTCTACTGCGAACCAAAGAACCTGAGTTGCCACCGCCGTTACGACGCATGACAGTCTTCATCAAGGAAACAAGACGCTTGGTGAACTGGCCAGCAGTTGCATCAGCATCATAAACCATGATGTTACGGTCAACGCCAGCGGCGAGGACAGTGTGCCAGCCATCATCGTTAATCTTCTTAACGAATGAAGCTTCTAGCACCTGCATGGCACGACCAACAATATCCCAGCGAGCTTCACGAGCATAGCGCAACAACCAATCGATGGAGGCTGTAATGCTATAGGTCGGGACCATTACATAATCGCCTTCGACCTGACGCTCAGGAATTCGGCCATGGCCGGGGTTGGTATAGGCGACGAATTCGTCTTCTTCGCCCGGAGCAAGTAGATCAAGCGGGAACTCAGAAGTCGTACCCGGCTCCATCACTACGCTTTCGAAAATATTGCCAAGAATATCGCCAACGAGGACGCCCTGACGAAGCGGCTCTTGTAGAGCCTTGGCAATCTCATGCTGCGCTTCTAGAGCAACAGCCTTATCGGGACTGCCAGACTGTTTTAGCAGTGAAAGAAACTGCTCGTCTGGTCTTTGAAAAGTATTAGCCATTTTTATATATCTCCTATTTAAAGGCTACTGGTGCGTTTGGTTAGGAAGGTTAATCGAGACCTTAGCATAGCCATCTTCATCCTTCTTGGAGATGAAACGACCAACGGCGAGGTTGGTTGGCATGCTTCTGTCAAATTGACCCTTGGCGGCAGTAATAACGCTTGAAATGTAACCACTGTGGTGTACATAAGCTACGTTGCCTACAGCAGGCGTGTCGCCGGGGTAAATTCTATCAGTGACAACCCAACCCTGCGTAAGCAGAGTAACCTTGCCACCCTTCTGAACCTCATCCTTATGCCAGTTAATATGCTGGCGAGTCTGGTCAATGTTGACCATATCATTAAGAAGTAGGCCAGCGGGGACTGAACCTGAAGGCATTGCCTTATAGGTTACAAGAGCCTTGTTACTATCCATCGCTGCGCCTGAGCCAGCGGTTGAAAAAACGGCAACACCGCCTCTAGACGCTACTTCATTCATGAAGAAAGAGATGTCGGTTTGCAGTTCGTGACGATCAGCTTTAAGTGCCATTGTATGTTCTCCTAATTGAGACTTAAATTAATTTACTTATGTGAATCTGCTGTGGTCTTTAGAATGCTGGACTTAAGCCATTCACTAGCAACAGTTCGCGCACTCTTGATAGAGTCAGTTTCACCAGCGTCGGCCAAACTGGCCTCTACTGTATCTTCCACTTCGTCTAAGACATCGGCATCAGCTTCGTCTTCAGCTTCGTCTGACGCAATATCTTCATCAGCATCAGCAGATTCTTCAACTTCTGCATCAGCCTCTTCGGGAACACACTTCCCGTCTTCAGCCACAAAGCCGTCTTTACAGTTGGGTGGATACCCAGCCTTGTCAGCGGCTGAAAGCAACTCAACGATCTCAGCAAAGATCTCGTCGCTCGCATCAGCGAACTTCTCTAGCTTCTCTGCGGCAGCTTCTTCATCAAGACCAGCCTGAACGAGAGCGGCTAATCTAGCAGCTTTGTGGGCTTCTGCCTTAATGGTGTCAACTTCTGACTTAAGGGCGTCAAGTGCTTCTTGAGCCTTGGCCAAAGTTTCTGTCAATTCAGTCTTTTCAGCATCAAAAGATGCGGCGGCTTCTGACATAGAAGCAATAGTTTCGTCTTTGGTCTGGATTTCAGCTTCTAGAGCTTCGACCTTCTCCGTGAAAGCCTTCTCATCCAGTTCCTTTAATCGAGCCTCTAGACTCTCTTCACGCTTCTTGGCTTCAGCCAAGTCAGCCTTAAGAGTATCTAACTGCTGTTGCATGGCAGTATCATTAGACATTTTATTTGTCTCCCTTAGAGTGGTTTCTTCTATTACGCATGCTTGAGTAGACTTAAAGGGATCGTTCTCTTTAAGAATTACGCTATTGGGATTGGCTGGGTTATTAACCAAGCCCTTACCAGAAAATGAAATATTTCTTAGAAGTCTTCCTACTTTATGTCCCTCGTACTCTCCTTCTCCTCCATATGATCTTAAGTGTTTAGTTAGAAAGGCAGACGTTTCATTTCTAGTTACAATGTTGTGCGTTCCGTCAGGAGAGACTACAGCGTAATCAAACCCTTTGAACAAACATTCCATAGAAACAAACCATTTACCATCTTCTATTTCTGCAATTACCTGATCAATCCTAGATCTCTTTTCTGGATCTGACCAACTTTTATAAATTACAGCGCTAGTCACAATATCAAAGAGATCCGGCATATCCTGATCATCAGCAATGACTTTTCCATTAGATAAAACACAGTTGCCTGTAATATGCCCGATGATATCATTTTCATCATGCATAAAATTAAACTGCTTATCTTCAGGAGTGTCTTTAGCAGCCCAAACTTCTTTCGGATCGAACACGTCGTCGTTTTTATTCCACCCGACAGAAACAAGAACAGAATTTAGATAATATAAATCAATCTGCTCGGGGTTGCTTAAAGCTTTAGTGTTAAAAACAAAAAGCTTTTCTTTTTCCTCTTCAACCTCGCTAGGCTTGTGCGGCGCGGCCAAAGCGGAATATGCAATGCTAGCGTTAGACCTAATAAGGTCTGAAAGGCCAGCATCTATTTCGGATTGAAAGATCGGTATATTCATATTGTCTTACCTCATAAGAATTATACACCAAAACCACCATGCAAATCAAAAATCCAATTTATAGATCTGATAATGCGCGCATAGCATACGCAGAAGACTGAATATTGCGCATCTCATCAACTGTAGGCTGCCTACTGTTTTTATCGACAAATTCAGAAACAATTGTTTTTCTAGCTTCCATAAGTTCTGCACAACTAAAAGAACTGGACTGTTCAAGTAGTGTTTGCACCATCTCAACGTCTATCTCCACATAGGGTTTAATGTCACAGAGTAGACAGAACTTAATATATTCAAGATCATCCATCTGGCTTTTAGTTAAACTTCTAACGTTTTTCTTCTCGTAGTGGGCTAGCAGTGCGGGGTGAGCAATCTCTGCTATTTGTTTTTGGGCGTCATTAGCCCACAAAAACAGATTAGTAAAATCGTTAGCAGTGCTTCTAGGAACTACGCGCTTTTGTTTTCTCTTCTTCTCATCTTTAGCGTTCTTTGGCCTACCGTCTTCAGGCCTGCCAGTAGGACTAAAATCTTTTTGTTGTTGGGGCTGAGAACCATTCTTGTGGTTCATTTTTTTAACCTCTCTCTCATCCTGCTTGTCTTTCTTCTCCTCTTTCTTCTCCTCTAGGACTGTAGCGTCACGCCTGTCGCTAGGCTTGGTGAGAGGATGGCTTCCAGTCTCTTCAGACGGAACCAAGCCCAAGTCTTCTGCCTCCATCAAATCCTTGCCAAGAGCAATTTTCTCTAGGTCGTTTCTATGCTGTGGATTATGATAAGGGCTAGCTTTCTGAGGCATATTTTCGTTTTCCCTGTCTTTGGTCTCTCTCCTGATTCTAATTCTTTCAATCTCTGGTAATTCTCCAAATCTAGCTTGTACAGTTTCTGCGCTAATAAGATCACGATCAACAAGCTGAATCAATAAATTCTTCTCGGCGGCTTCGTCAGATAAAATCATTTGTTCAAAATGAATCTTAGCAGGAAATCTAAAACCCATAGCCTTTTGAACAGTCTCTATCTCAGCGTTCCAAAATTCTACAAGCAAATCTCTACCGTACTCCAATCTTTCGATCAGAGTCTTAAGAGAAACAAAATTATTGGTGAATCCACCGCCAGAAGAATTAGAAGCCCCGGTGAGAGTGGGTGGAATACCTAAACCAGCGTAGATGCTTGTCAAAACCGGCTGATATTTTTCGGCGCCCAAGAACTTATGCACTTCTGTGGCAGACTCTTTAAAGTCAAGCTCTGGACCCCATACCAAATCCATAGTACCACCGCCAACATTACTGGCCAAAATGTTTCTTAGTTTGTTGACACCAGTCTTAGTTGGCAAAATCTTGTTGTCTAGATCCCCCAATCTCCATAACCGTATATTAGAAATAGCACCGTCCAGAGCAGACATGTCTGCTAGCTTCATTTTTTCAAGCATGATAACATCGTCCAAGACAGACAATATCATAGGGTTGGCCCACAACTGCCAATCGTCTTTTTTATAGTAATAGATGGATGTTTTTTCAGGATCTAGAGGAATTACGCTCTTGCCATCTTTAACGGCTTTAACTAGATCTTTAGGAAGCTTGGCAACTATCTCTGGATAATCATTTCCAGATATAATCATTCTCTTAATAGTAGCAGAAACTTTAAGTCCTAGCTGGGGATTGCCCGCGAAGATAGCTAGTTGACCGCCGATAATCTCTACCGTAAGAGGGTTTAGAAAGTCATACTTCCAAGGAATCTCTCTTTTTGATATTTTAGGAATAACGATTTCTATGTCTGCGGCTGAACTTTTAGTAAGCTCCCTTTCCAGCTTTTTAGATAGTTTAGCGTTCTGCCTCTTGACAACAACATTGCCACATCTATATAGAGTGTTAAGGAATCTTTCCGAGCGCTCTTTACCAGAAACTTTATCAAACCATTTCTGGAAGAATTTTTCAATCCTCTTGTTGGGATGAACGATGGTGATTCCCTGAGTAGCAAAGTCACCCATTAAATCAATAACGTTTCTGATAATCCCAACTCTATCATACGCATCCATACAGTTAGAAATAATCTTTTTTTGTTGTCTAGGAACGGCTTCTCTAGATCTAAATCTATTATAGTCATCTCTCTGATAACCAGTTCTAACAGAAATATTAGTCTCAACATCTAGAAAAGATCTATGTGACGCAGTAGCGCTGCCGATACCATCATAAGCCTCTACGGCAGAAGAAGAAGACGATATGGCCTCTACTTTTTCTTCATGGGTGTCCCACGTCACAAAAGCCGGTTCTGGTACATAATTTTTGATTGGGCTATCTTGTTTTTCAGAATTCGCCATGCTAACACCTGTAATAGAATTGTAATGGTATTGAATACCTATTCACAGTATTATACACCATTGGGCTTTAATAAATATCCTTCATACCCTCTGTAAACCACGCAGGCCCTATAAAATCCGGCCCATCCAGAGAATCCCCCCTTGCAGCAAAGCCACCCGTAAATTCGTGAGTAGGAGGAATCGGGGTTCTCTGCATGGTTCTACCGGCCATATTAGCCATCAATAGGGCACTATACCTGTCTTTTCTTAGACGACTTTTTCTACCGCCCGGAAGTTTAACTTCTGGTGTGTCCCATTTATCTCTGCCGGATGCAGTTTGACTCATCACAATCATAGACAACTCGTCTTTAAGCTCTTCAATCTCCATAACACAGTCTTCTAAAGTGTCATACTTTCTCTTTTCAATCTTATCTTCGGAAGCGGCAATACCCAAAGAGACAGCGTCGAAAAACGGAAACAGTAAAACCTTGTCCTCAAAATCTTTTCTCATGCCATGATTTCCTTCTGCCAACCAATCAGACTTAGCAAATTGACACATTTCCAAAATATGCAAACCCGGATTTCCATCAGTGTCTTTTTCCTTGTTGTCGTCTATGATTTCCCATATCGGAAGCTCGCCCTCCTCTATTTTATCTCCGTCGTGCAAAGCCTCCATAACCGCGATGCCTCCCCCTTGAGCATCCATAGCAATTCTTTCGCACGGAAAGGTCTTCATCAAGTCGCGAATTTTACGAGCGCAATATGAGTAAAAATCGGTTTCTTTAACAATGCCCATCTTAACTTTAATCTTGTGGTCTGCTCTGGTGGTGGTCCAACAATGAACAACACGACGGTGATCTTCATGTAGCTCGATAACAACAATGCTGAAGTTGTCTACTTCTGAAGCGGGGTCCACGCCATATATATATCTACAATTAGGATTTCCTTTTAAAACCGCCTCAAAAGCAACCTCTCCGCTAGGCAGCGAAATGTTATTTTGATAAGAAGCGACACAAGTCTCTATAAGAGATCTTTTAAAGAAGCCTTGACTATCCGTACTAAAACAAGCTCCAAATTCCATCTCATAAATGCCAGAATGAACAGTGGCTCTAGATCTGGCTACCTGAGCATCATCCATAAACCCCTCTGGAACAAGCTCAAAGGGAATTCTGATGATACTGTACTGGCGCCAATCAAACCCGTTGGGAATTTTATCATCACCAAAGATTTCTTGAAGATGCTTTTTCCTCCCCCTGCTTTTTATTATAGACTTCCACTTTTTCCAATACTCTGAGAAATGATTAAAATCATAATAAGCAGTACCAGAGAGAATAATTTGGTTTGAAATATTAGTCAAAACTTCTTCTTCATCCTCGATCTCATTTCCTAGCTCAAGAGCCTTCTTCTGGGCCGCTACTCTCTTTACGTTTTCTATAGGGGATGAACTTACAGCAGCAAATCCCGCAACAACATTTTCGAATATTTCGCGAGGAATAGACGCAAATTCGTCTGCGATAATATCATTAGCCCGCTGGCCTCTAATCTTTGATCCATCACCCAGCGGTAAGCATATAATAGTGCTGTCACCAATGGTCATTTGGCATCTGTCTACATCGCGTCTTGGAGTGCAAGTTATCATGTCTCGAAGTATGGGGGCGTTTTTATAGATTGTCTCCATATATTCAAACAGAACTTTTGATTGGCGAAAAGCAGCGCCGACAATAACAACTTTACGCGGAGATAAAAGAACGGCCCTCATCATAGCGTACAGAGACAAAATGAACGATTTGCCAAAACCTCTGGACGCTATAAGCATGGGGAACTTGCGATTCCACATCTCCTTTAGCATTAATGCTTGAACAGGCAAAAGGTCAATGTTAAAAATATTCTTAACTATAAAGCTAAAATACTCAGGATTGCTCATGAACCAAGCTAGATGCATCTGAAATTTATCTGGATCTTCAGACGAAAGAATTGACAGCGGATTGAAAAGACTCTTCTCATCTATGTCTATATTTAACCAAGCATCTTCAATGGTTTTTAGATCACTCATGTTGTCTGACTATCTCTTGAAATATATCTATCACTTTGCTTTCAGCCTCTTCTTTTCCATCGCAAAATATAACAGAAACCCCATAGTCTTCTTCGTACTTATAAAGCTGTTTTCTCATGAACTTGCCGTTCATCCTGATATATTTAATAATACGCTTGGGGATGGAAGAGTTCAAAGGGAACTGCAATAAATCGCTTTCTGTAAATTCGCAAACGATATACTTATGATCAAACTTAGACAAGCGCTCCATTTCTCTCTCAAATCTATCTTTGTGCTTGCCAAGGTTAGTAGCTAGTTCAGAAGTGCTTTTCTTTCTTTCTATAGCTATAACTTCTTCGTATCCCTGAAGCGTATAATCTCCAGTCTTAAGCGTAGCTATTGTAGTTTCGCAATCATAAAAAGCAAAACTAAATGGGTTTTGTTCTCTAGTGTCCTGAATTATTATCATTCATAGCACTTATTATATTGTTAAAAAGCGGTTCATAGTATAGCTCCTTGTCTGTAACCATTTTGTGACAAAAGTTACAAAGCGTTATACCATTAGAGTCCTCGTATCTAAGAGAAGGATAATCCGACCACCTCTTGATGTGGTGTACCTGAGTATACCTTCCTCCCCTAGAACACCCCGGCATCTTGCACGAATATTTGTCCCTCTTTTTTATACGGCGTCTCCATTCTTTATATAAGGGATCGCTAAAATCTCTTTTATGCACATTACACCCGCTGAATCTTAATAATTTTCATCTTCTTCTTGACAATTTCCGCCGCCTCTTTATAGCGGGGATTTTTACGCTGTTTAGATATCATCTTGTAAACTTTTTCATGAGCTTCTGCGCATGCGTCGTCTGGATCTTCAGAGTTGGTAGTAACCCAAAAGATGGCCTTTGTTTCACTTAGGCCCAGCTTCTCCAACTCCTTCAGCGCTTTGCTTATGTCTACTTTTATCTTGTATTTTTTTTTGGGCATTTAATTTTTCCCGATCTTTTTGTTCAGCACACTCTGGGCAAGCCCACATATCGTGCTTGTGAGGTTTGGCGTAATGTAAGATCCTAACCTCCGTATCCATAATCGTATACAGCCTTGCGCTGTCACTCTTCATAAGAAAATAAATATCCTCGGCGTGTCCGTTGGCTTCCTCTCTCAAAGAGAAAACCTCACTACGAAGCAGAGAAGTATGATAAACCAACACTGCTAACGTAAGAGTAGCCACTGTGGCTAGAAACGTAGTTTTTTTACTCATCCTATCATCTCCTGTTCCTTGAATTGTTGGATATCGTATGATACCATCCTAGAAACTAATCCGTCAAATCCCACCTGCGGATCCCATCCCAGCACTACTTTTGCCTTGGAGTAGCACCCCTTTAAATACGGGACTTCGGATGGCCTCATAAATCTTGGATCTTGAACTACAAAATCCATGTAATCTTCTATATCAATTTTACTAAACGCGGCTTCCAGAAAATCCCTAACGGAATGTGTGGTTCCGGTAGCAATCACATAATCGTCTGGTTTATCTTCCTGTAATATCATCCACATGGCGCGCACATAATCTTCAGCGTGCCCCCAGTCCCTTTTTGCGTCTAAGTTTCCTAAATGCAGCTTTGGTGCAGATTCTAGATTTCCGCCCCCTTCAAGGTAGTGATGTAGCTTCGCTATATACTTGGTGATCTTTTTTGTAACAAACCGGCCACCTCTTCTCTCGCTTTCGTGATTAAAGAGAATGCCGCAACTAGCGTGTAATCCATAAGAGTTTCTATATAATCTAGTGGCATGATGAGCGGCGAGCTTAGCTATAGCATACGGAGATTGAGGTCTAAATAAAGTGTTCTCGTCCTGAAACTTGTCGCCTCCTCTTTGTGTTAAAGCATCTCCGAACATTTCACTGGAAGACGCTTGATAAAACCTTGTGTAGGGACTATGCTCCCTAAGCACTTCTAGGATATTTAGGCATCCTTTTCCAGTGACATCAAATGAAAGCAGGGGTTGGTCAAAAGATGTGCCAACATGGCTCATCGCTGCAAGATTATACACCTCTTTTGGCTCGTATTCTTCGATAGTGCGCAGTATGCTGCTATAGTCAGTTAAGTCGCCCTCTACTAAACGCAAGTGTGGACAGTCCATGAGGTGTGCAATCCGGCCCGTGTTGCCTGTGCTAACCCTTCGAGTTACTCCGATTACATTGTAATCCTTGCTCAGTAATAGTTCCGCTAGGTATGAACCGTCTTGACCAGTTATACCAAATACCACGGCGTTTTTATTCATTAATTTTTCTCCGGTAATTTAGACGGTGGTAGCTCATGAAAGATAATCTCGGGACTATCACTGAGGCTACCGTCGCCAGTTCCATTTCCTTGTCCTTGCCCCTTTTTGCCGTCTCCCTCTCCTTCGCCCTCTCCCTCGCCCTCTCCTTCACCCTCAGAACCCCCGCGACTACCCGCGACAGGCTTTCCCTCCATAATCATTCCGATGGCTTTCTGGGCGTCCTCGTGTTTCTCGCGACTGTATTCAGACCTGTAGGCACGAGGCTGTTTCCCGTCACCGGCCAGATCCGTTACCCACAGATATATCCCGCCCTTTTTATTATGATCCGTTTTGCTTGGCTCCTTGATAACTATCCAATGCACTCTGAACTTATTTGGAAGCTCATCGTCCGTAGGCCACCCCCGCACGTCTTCCATGGTCTGTGACAGGAATAGGCTAAAACACACCGTCATGGTGATGAGAATCATTTTAAGCGACCAGTACCCTTTAGTTCCTATTACGAACCAGAGTATTAATCCCCCAAGCAGGATAAAGGTGGGAATGATGTTCATAGAGGAGGTGCTCGATTTGCGTGGGCTAAGTCTTTGGGTAATTCATTTACGTCAATCACGTCGCCATTTTGATTCACAGTGAAGCGAAAGGCTGTTTTCTCTTCTTCTTTAATTACTAAGGTGACTTCTTTGAGGGCGGCAGTCTTGAAAGGGTTAATTTTATCAAGTTGGATGGTGACGGGACAATTCTCGACGGAGTTTTTATGATACATATGTACGTTTACGATATATTCACCGGGAAGTATGCCGCGAATGGAAACAATCTCCCTGTTTTCATTATACGTGATGGGGCCGTCTGGCGTCTGGATAGTATCGTTTCTATGTCCCAAGTCGTCACGGTCTAGATGCATAAGGCCGTCTTCTCGACGGGAGAAAGAAACAAGGTGGCCTTCCGGGTCTTCAACGTATACGTCAACGTCGTTATCCTGTTCGTGTGGCCAAGTTACGGTAATAATGAACTCCGCTTTTGACTCCGTGTTAGCGTTCTCTCTAGATGGGTTAATCATTACGAAAGAAAGAGTAAAGAGGGCGGCGAAACACAGGAGGGTGTTAAACAACAGATCTAGAAATGCTACATTTGTATCGTATGTGCGTTTTCTCATGACATCTTAGCCAATATGCGAGAGATACCTTGGTTAAGATTGAAATACTGTACCTTTAACAAAGCAGAACAAACAAGTCCAACTAGGGTTGTGTAGAGGGCGACAGACATACCGGAGCCTAGATCTTTGATAAGATTTTGGAGAGTGGCGGTGTCTGAGAAGTCAACGGTAAAGAAGCCGCCGAGCATCATGATAAAGCCAACCACGGTTCCGATCATACCGATGCTTAGGCACAGGTCGGATACGAACCAACCGACTTCGGTTAGGTGTTCGATTCTCTCTACGACTACAGAGTTGTTTTCTTTGTCTGGATCGTATGTGTCTAGGAACTGGCTAAGTTGCCACGTTTTGACTCCGCACCAAATAGACATGTAAGTAAAGAGGGCGGCGAGAACGACACTTAGCTTGGTGAAGTCAGCTTCATATACTTCAGTAAACACGCCGTTCCTGTAGCCAAATATAGAGGCGATAAGAACGATGCTCATAAAGAGCCACCATTTTAGAAAAATTGTATGTTTAATCATCATCTTTAGCCGTTTCTGGGGTTAAGAATGGCTGGTCTAAGCCGCCATCCTCGTATTGGTGGTACTCAGAAAGCCTAGCTTCTTCTTTCTGATAAGCCATTCGCATCTTTTCCATGTCGAGGCCGATTTCTCTGGTATATATTGGATCTTCTACGAGTTTTTTAATCCACCCCGTGAATGTCTGTTTTGAATCTTCCAGTTTCTTAATGCGTTGCTCCCGAGTGGCTTTTAAATCGCGGAGCATCACTCCCTTTTTTTGTTGCAAATCCTTATAATCTTTGTTCAGGCTCTCTTGAGAGGCGCGTAGGACGGCTATCTGTCTTTCAAGATTAAAAATTCGATCCATGTCCCTGTCTTCGATAGAAACCTGTTTTTCCTTCGTCACCCAGTCTTCCAAGTCTTCGATATCTCGCATGCTCTTTTGTTGCTCTTTCAATGCGCGGTTCATGAGAATCTCCAACTTGATCGTGTCAAGAACTTGAAGTTCTTCCGTAGGCAGAACATCATCTCTGAACTGCCCAATCATGCGACCCCAATGGAATAAAATCATCTCCAATTCGTCTTTACTGAACTGGTCTTTGAGATCTTTCCAGTAGAGACGCTGTTTAAGGTTGTATTCAGCCTGTACCGCACGTTCTTCTGTAGACGAGACGTTTTTGCCTAGTTTTTCTTTGATGAACTTCTCGACGCTCTCAGGGTCTCTATCGAGCCGCGTGCCTATTTCTTCATAAGAAAGGTGTTCGAAGCTCTTTTTTATGAAAACGATCTCTTCTTTGGAGAATCTACCTTTTTTCATCGGTGTGCTCCACAACAATAGTAACAATGGTATTAATAATTTGTTTTCTGCGAGTCTTGGGAACGTACACCCCGTGTAGCATTCGTAAGTAATCGGATCTCATTGAAACCTCCAGCTTCCTGTCGATAATATCAATAAGTTCCTGTTGCTCCACGCCATCGATGAAGTCGTTTCCAATTTTCATGTTGGACTCCCTTTCATCGCGTACATCAGCTATATCAAGAGGCTCCATTAAAAACCTCTTGGTGTTATTACGCAACTCCCACGAGGCTTTATTGTCGCCGCTGGGAGATATGGATTCTTGACGACAGAAGTTGTCACGCTTGAAATTTTTCAGTCGATTGGATACATGAACAGCTAAGAAATTCTCTAATGGATGGCGTCCGTCGTAACGATTCAAGCCCTCTATGGCAATTATCGTGCCCTCTTGACAGATGTCATCATAGTCGTAGTAACCAAACTTGAATTTATGCGCTATTCTGCGAACCACTTTCTGGATCGTCTGAAGAACCTGTTCCTCCGTCATTCCCTTCGGTACTTTCATTGGTTTCGCCTGATAGAATAGCTTTTGCCGTGTTTTCATCTGGGTCTTCAACCTTAAGATCGTTTTGAACATCAACTTCTAGATCAGCAGTCGCCTTGATGTACATTTGCAATGGAATCGCATTGTCCGATGGTTTAAATTCACTCATGGTTTTGTTTTACCGCTAAAATGTGTGGGGTTCCTATACACTCATAGTATTATACACTGAACGGAGGGAAAAAGCATGGGTTTTAGCAAAGCAGAGAAAAGCTTCATCGAAAAGCTGGCTAATATGCATACCGACGAGTGGATTAAGGATGAGATCAATAGGATTAGGTGGGAATGTGGGCAGGAAGGGCGCGTGAGTAGGGATGCGGTTCAAAAGTACCGGGCGAGACAGGGTATTAAGAAATATAGAGGGGGCAAAGGGGGGAAGATTAGCTAGTACATATTGAATATTGTTGGCTTATTTTGTTTGAACCCCCCGGCAATGTGGGGGGAAAGGGTGGTGTAAGGG